GAAGGAAAGTTCTAATGGCAATATTAGTAGGACAGCTAATTGAAATACTGAAACAATTCGACCCTGATAGAGAAGTGGTAATACACACTCTTAACAGACTTAGACGTAATTCCACGTGACTGATTTGGATAAGAGGTTCTTAACTAATACTGATGAAACTGGTAGGTTTATTGTTAAATCACTAACTACTGGTAAGAAGTATTATATTGAACCTATAGGTAATGGACACCCAGCAGATTGGGGTGATATTAACCCAGCTACTAAGAAAGTAGAGGGAGATTACGGTCAGAAATACACTGGCTGTGTATCTGAGAAGGAATCATTAATAACTCCAGAAAATGGTTTCAGACTTATTGAAACCCTTGAGGCAGGTATGAGTCCACTTAGTGTAGTATATCAAAGAGATTTGGAATATGAGAAACTAATGAACAAATCAAATGAAATTCAAGGGTGATATTATCATAACAGACCCATGTTATATAATTAAGAAGGATTCAGAGGACTGGCGTAAGTGTGACTATGGTGATAACATGGCAGCATTGGGTCTTACTAATTATATCTCCGAATCTACTCGTTATGGTGATTGGAGTTGCTCAACTTGGTCTACACCTCGTAAAGATGTAGAAGCACAGTTAGAGGAACTCAATGCTTTAGGAAGAGCAAGATGGGAGCTTATGAAGCAGTATGGAGAGGATTCAGTTCAAGCTAAAATCTATGATGATAAGATAGCTGATGCTTCCTTAAACATTGAGAAGATTGGATACTTCTGTGCTGATGCTGGTATGGTAGCTGTGTTCTTGTTGGATGAAGTGCTAAAGTATAATCCAGACTTTGACTATCATATTAACAGAGAATGGACTACTACACTTATTAAGGATTTTGATGGTGAGATAAACTACTATGTTGATGATGAGGATGATGCTCATATTATCGGAGTAGGTAATGTCAATTTCTTTACTACACAAACAGGATTCTGATTATGAAGTTCGAGCTATATGAGGATGTGAAAGTAACCACATGGTGTAGATACTCTTACGAAGTAGAAGCTGAAACATTGGAGGAAGCTGTTGAGCTGGTTAAAGATGGTGATGTGGACAGTACAGACATGGAGGAGTTCTTTGAAAGCGACGTGTTCCTTACACCACAAGAGAATGGAGGTCAGCCTACTCACGAAATTTATCTAGCTAAAGATGACACATTGTTGTATTCTAATGGAGATAAGTAATGTACAAGTTTAACGGAGGAAATGGTGCTGTAGTCTGTGATGGATGTAGCATCATTATGGAACAGAATATTCCATTTGAGAAATATCGTAAGGAACACAGCGGTTATGACTTCTGTGAACAGTGTTTAAGTAATCTTACCATTGTAGATAACTTTGACATGATAGAAAATATCTTGGAATTTAATAGCCAGGATGAGTTCTATTTCTTACAAATCATTCAACGTAAGAAGGATGGTAATATCACTCAAATTGGGAACAATGGTTATAGAACTATTAAGACTTACTATATCTTTAGTAAAGACCAGTTCTTAACCAAGAAAGAAAAGATTAAAGAGTTATGTCTAAAGAACAACGCTAGAGCGTATATTCATCTTAATAAGAGGAATGCTCAAGAGGTTGCTTTGGCTTCTATTCAGCAATATGCTAAGCTAGTCTCAGAAGGTAACTCATATCAGGGTTATAGAGTATGGGATAGTGCATGTGGTGGAAATAGAGCTAAAGGATATAAACCACTGTGGGTGGTTGATGTTGACTCCAAAGACCCCGAATATTTAAAGACAATTATTACACTAGTCAATGAATGTAGAGGTGTTGAGGAGAACAAAGTAAGGTATCAAATTCCTACACTACATGGTTATCATCTAATAACTATTGGATTTGATGTTCAGCAGTTTAACCAAAAGCTAGCTATTAAGAACATGGACCCGATTGATATTCAGAAAGATAATCCAACTCTGTTGTATTATGCAACTGTTTAAGGCTTAGAAATAAGTACTGTATTAGATTATTCGTTAGGATTTATAAAAGCAAAACACAATGAGTAATTTACCATTAGGAGCAGAGAATGACCCCTTCGCTCCGTATAACGTTCAAGAAGAGACGTTTAAATTCGACTTAGGTGTTAAAGGTATAGCATGGTATGAATACTATGGCTATTTAGACATTGATGAAGCTAGAGAGGCTATTAAACAGCGTCTTATTGCAGCTTTATCACAGCTTGGAGATATTGATATTAATGATGTAGACATAGCTATATATTAATGATATATTTAGTAACCAAGCAACAGTCTCTCTGGGCATCTGATAGATATAAAGTCATCAGTGCCGAGGAGGCTTTAGAATTATTAGCACCTCTCAATGTAGTAGAGCTAGATACTGAAACTATGGGTTTAGACCCGTATACTAAGGAACTATTAACTGTTCAACTTGGTTGTGCAGACTTTCAAGTAGTTATTGATTGTACATCTGTGGACATACACCTATTTAAGGAGTATATGGAAAACCCTCAAAGGATATTCTTAGGTTGGAATATTAAGTTTGACTTGAAATTCCTATATCATCAAAGAATCATTCCTATGAGAGTCTATGATGGTTATTTAGCTGAGAAGTTACTTTGGCTAGGTTATCCAGCAGGTATGCATGAGATGAGTTTGAAAGCTGCTAGTATCAATTATCTAGGAGTAGATATGGATAAGTCTGTACGAGGTAAGATTATACAGACTGGATTAACAGAAGATGTTATTGTGTATGCTGCAGGAGATGTTTCCTATCTGGGAAGGATTAGGGACAAACAGCTTATCGAACTAGAGAAGAAAGGTCTGTTAAAGGCTATTGATTTCGAGAATGAGTTTGTTAAGTGCCTAGCATATATAGAATATTGTGGGGCTAAGTTAGACATTGATAAGTGGAAAATCAAAATGACTACTGACCTTAATAACCTTGAGAGATATGAAGCAGAACTAAATGATTGGGTAGAGCGTTATTGCACAGAATACGGTGATAAGGGCTATACTATCAATCAAGTTATCCATATTGATAAATGGTATAAGTCTGAGGATGTGCTCAAAGAAGAGAGAGCTAAGTTACCTCTAAATGCTGTTAGAGCACCAGAGTTTGATTCTACTGGAGCAAGTCATGACAGTGAGGCTTATGTTATTAAACAAACTGGTAACTTCTGTTCTGTTAATATGCAAGGTGATTTGTTTAGTGGTTTTGATACTAAGCCAAGATGTCATATAAACTGGACTAGTTCCCAACAAGTAATTCCATTATTTGAAGAATTGGGATTGAATCTAAGAGTATTGGATAAGAAGACCAAGCATTATAAGAAGTCTGTGGATATTAAAGTGGTAGAACCACAAGCATCTAAGAGTCCTCTAATTCCAATATATATAAAGTATAAGAAAGCTGCTATCATTGTTAATACCTTTGGTCAGAAGTTCTTAAACTTGATAAATCCTGTAACTGGTAGAATCCATGCTAATTTCAATCAGTTAGGAACTGATACTGGTAGGTTAAGTTCAACAGAACCTAATCTTCAGAATCTACCACACGATGCTCAAACTAGAGCCTGCTTTGTTTCCGATAAAGGTAACAGGTGGATTTCAGCTGACTATAGTGGTCAAGAGTCATATCTAATGGCATCTATGGCTAACGATGAAGCTATGTTGGAAGAGCTAACTAATGGTAGTGGTGACTTACATAGTCTAACCGCCAAGATGGTGTTCCAACAAATTCCAAGGGATATGCCCCTAAAGGATATTAAGAAGAACTTTAAAGACCTAAGGCAGGAAGCTAAAGGTTATGAGTTCTGTTTCAATTATGGTGGTCAAGACAGTACCTTAATAAGGAATTATGGTCTTGATGCCAAGAGAGCTAAAGAAATCTATGAGAACTATATGTCAGGTTTTGCTGGCTTGAAGAGGTATCAGGATTTCCGTAGAGTAGATGTTATGCGTAAAGGTTATATCTTATTAAGTAAGATAACTGGGCATAAGGCATATATCTATGACTATGATGAACTTAAAAGACAGATGGATAAGCAAGAAGACCCTGAGTTCTGGGCATATTATAGAGAAATGAAGCAGGAAGACCCTGACTGTGACACTGTACAAGGTGTTAGACGTTTAGCAAGACGTAAAGCAGAGTCTGAGAAGCAGTCTATTAATTATCCTATTCAGGCTACTGGTGCATTATGTTTTAAGTTAGCATCTATAAAACTATTCAACTGGTTGTTGGAGAATGGTTTGTTATTCAAGGTTAAATATTGTATTCCAGTACATGATGAAATTAATCTTGAAGCTCCAGACGAGATTGCTCAAGAAGTTGCAGATATATTAGTTAAGTGCATGGTAAGTGCAGGTAAACCATTCTGTACAAGAGCACATTTAGGTGCTGATGTAGAGGTTGGTGACCATTGGATTCATTAATATGGCTAAATATATAGACTTAAGTTCAGTAGTTGACGTAGAACCTGAAGTATGTGAGGTACTTCCTCTTATTGAAGATGATGACCTTCAATATGAATTTTGGCAGAGATTAGATGAAGGATTCTTTAAAGACTTTCTTTGTAATCACTGTAATGAGAATGACCTCAATATAATGAAGGAAATTCTCGACGAGATAATAGAAGATTCTAAGGATGCAGACTGAGATTGAGAGAAAGTTCATAACCACTAGCAGCTTGTTTAAGGAGCAGGCTGTTAGGGTTATGAATATACAGCAAGGATACATAGGGACTACAAGTAAAGGAGAAGCTAGAGTATCCATAAGGGATGAGAAAGCATGGATTATAGTCAAATCTAATGAAAGACTGTCAAGGTTGGAGTACGAAATTCCCATTCCTAAGAAGGATGCAGAAGAATTACTTAAAAGAACCTGTGGTAGGATTATTCATAAAACTCGTTATATCATTCCAGCAACATCTGGTATGTTGAAATGGGAAGTAGACGAGTTTCATGGAGAGGATGAAGGCTTAATAATTGCTGAGATAGAGTTACCATCAGAGGATACACAGTTTGATAAACCTCAATGGTTAGGTAAAGAAGTAACACAAGATACTACTTATTATAACTCTACACTCTCTAAGACATCCTGGAAAGCTATTCAGAAGTCATATGCTGAAGCTAAAGCCTGGGATGATTGGAGAGATTCATTAGTAAAAGGATGAAGTATAGGAAGAAACCAGTTATCATTGAAGCTATACAGTTTGAAGATAATTCAGACCGTATTATAGAAATTCATGAGTTTATGGGAGGTGATACTATAAGAGTAAACTACGAAGATAAGGATAATCCTTATTTGAAGATTGAGACTCTTGAAGGTATAATGAAAGCCTCTGTTGGAGATTATATCATTAAAGGAGTGAATGGGGAGTTCTATCCTTGCAAGCCAGATATATTTGAGAAAACTTATGAAAGAGTGATTGATGAGGCTGATTAAACCGTCATTTGAAATAATTGAACAAAAGCCTGGAGTAGATGGGCTGTTACAACATATAGAAAGATGTGGTAGAACTTGTTATAAGTCAGAAGACAAAATAACAGAAGATAGTGCAGAGAAATTTGTCAATATGCTTGTAAATCGTGGTCATACTGCGATGGTTGAACATGGTACAGTATATTTGAAGTATGATATTATCGAGCATGGTTCTATGAACCTTCCCAATAAATATCATTTCAATAAGTATTCTGTAGTGACTGTTGGTAATGAACCCCTACATGGATATGAGACTCCAGAATATAAAGAGAAGTTCGATGGACATACATATGCCTACATAACCACTAACTATAGAGTACTACTTCAAAACGATTGGCTTGATGACCTTAAATATCAATGTGAGCCTTCAGAGCATCACGTTAAACGTGTTACTGTTAAGTTTGTATGTGATAGAGGAGTTAGTCATGAGTTTGTAAGGCATAGAGTATTCTCCTTTGCACAGGAAAGTACCCGCTATTGTAATTATTCTAAGGATAAGTTTGGTAAGGAATGTACATTTATTATTCCTACATGGTTTGACAAGTATATGAATGATGATTACTCAGATTACCACACCTTGGACTGGCAAGCTGGGTTAGATTCCTCCTGTGCTGAAACAAACTGGTTATATGCTATGCTCTTCGCTGAGAAGAGTTACTTTAGTAGTTTAGAGAATGGCATGATTGCTCAACAGGCTAGAGCTATACTTCCTAACAGCTTAAAGACCGAGTTAATTATGACTGGCACTATTAAACAATGGGAAGGGTTCTTCAAGTTGAGAGATGCTAAGGATGCTCACCCTCAAGCAAGAGAGTTGGCACAACCACTGCATGAAGAATTTATTAAGAGGGGCTATATAAAATGATAGTAAGAGTGTTAGTAGAGTACGTAGACCCTATGGATAATTCACTCCCACCTCAAATTTATATTAGGGAATGGAAAAGTGTAGAAGTTATTCCTATAGAATGGTACAAAATACTTTCTAATCCTCATGGATATAGGTACTATAGAATATGACCGCAAATGAATACTTTGGTGACTGGATTGATGTTATTGACAAAGAGGAACTACGTAAAGTGGTAACTTGGGTTAATAAGGTCAATTCAGCTGACCTATGTCCTTCTCCTAAGAACATCTTTAGAGCATTTAGGGCTTGCTCATTTAAAGACTGCAAGGTGGTCTTTCTTGGGCAAGACCCTTACCCTCAAAGAGGAGTAGCTACTGGAATACTGTTTGGTAATTCAGAGGATACTTCTGAGGAGTATCTATCTCCTTCACTTAAAGTAGTTAAAGAGGCGGCTATTAATTATGAAATTCCCCATAACCTTATAGAGTTTGACAATACGTTAGAGTCTTGGGCTGAGCAGGGAATATTAATGATTAATACAGCCCTTACTTGTGAGGTAGGCAGAGTTGGAGCGCACTTTGACATATGGAAACCATTTGTATCTAAGTTGATTCACAACATGAGCTATAAAGATGGAGGTATGATTTATGTTTTATTTGGTAGCCAGGCTGGGTTATTTAAGAATGATATGGTGAATAGCTTAAAGACAATCGAAGTATATCATCCAGCATATTATGCTAGGACTGGTAAGAAGATGCCTAGTAGTGTATTTACTGACATCAATCAGGCGTTGAAGCAGCAGTATAACTATCAAATAGAATTTTATAAGGAGACGGAATATGGAACGTGCTAATAGAAAATCAGTAAATGATAATTTACGCAAGTATGACCATTTAGCTAAGAAGGATGACTTTATTGAAGTTACTGAATGGACTAATGGTGAAGGTTGGGATATTACTATAAATGATAAGGTAATCCCACTAACTCGTGGTGAATTGGATGCTATTGATTATCTAACTAAAGGTTTAGATTATGATAACGATTAATAATTGTAAAAGATGAAAGAACAGAAGTTTGAATTTAGTGCTAAGAACACTTTCTTTACCTCTGACACTCACTTTGGTCATGTTAATATCATAAGATTGTGCAATAGACCATTTAAGGATGTTGAGGAAATGAATGAAAAGTTAGTTGAGAACTGGAATAGAGTAGTCCCAGAGGATGGTACAGTCTTCCACTTAGGAGATTTTGCCTTTGGTGGAAGTGCTCTATGGAACAGCATCATCCCTCGTCTGAATGGACAAATCTACTTGATTATAGGTAATCATGATAGAAAGAATCTAAGACAGGGTTATATGGATAAGTTTGTTGGGGTGTTACCACAAATGCAAATCCAGATAGAGAAGAGAAGTATCTATTTGAATCATTACCCATTCCTGTGCTATGGTGGTTCATATCGTAACGATGCTGATGCTGTATGGCAGTTATTCGGTCATGTTCACTCTGGTCCGACTAGTTCTGGATTGGATTGTGATAGGTTAGTTCATCTATTCCCCTATCAATATGATGTAGGTGTAGATAACAACAACTATACTCCAATCTCTTGGACTGAGGTAAAGGAGAAGATTCAGCACCAAATAGATGAAGGAGTAGAGAAATCTGTTAAGGAACACACCATTCCTGACGAAGTGTATAAACTAAGTGACTAAAATATCTTTAGAAATTGACGGACGAGTATTCTCTATGGAGTTGCCTTATAATGATGCAACTGCTGAGGAGCTAATTAAAGGATTCTGTACTCTAATGTATGGACAAACGTTTCTTATTTGCACCATCAAAGATGCCTTAAGAGATGCTGCTCAGGACTATAGAGAGGACATAGAATTAGGTTATGAACCCGAATACTCTAAGGAAGATTAAAAGGTTAGAAGCTGGTGAATCATTCATTACCAGTGAACCAGGTAACTCAATGCTTCCATTATATAAAAGTAATGAGAAGCATTTGGTTACTCCTATTAAATGGGAAGATTGTAAAGTGGGTGATGTAGTATTCTGTAAAGTAAGAGGTTCATGTGTAACTCATAAAGTCTATGCAGTAGACAACGAGAAAGGTTGCTTAATAGGCAACAATAAGGGACACATGAATGGCTGGACTAAGAATGTCTATGGACTTGCCCACAAAATTGACCAATCACTAAAGACAAAGAAAGTTTGAAAATTTGTGTGACATCTGACTTGCATGGTATTCTACCTAAAATAGAAGAACCTTGTGAAGTAGTATTGATATGTGGAGACATCATGCCACTGCGTATGCAGAGGAACATTCCTCAGAGTGAAAAGTGGTTAAAGACTACATTTGCTGAGTGGGTTAATAATCTCCCTTGTGAATCAGTTATCATGGTAGGAGGTAATCATGACTTCGCCTTAGCTAATATGTATAGGCAACCTCTAAAGATTAGCTCAATATTGAGTAATCCTACTAATGGTAAACTTGAGTTATTAGATAATGAAGAAACATCCGTCATTAGTAAGGATGGTAAGATATATAGTATATGGGGAACTCCATATTGTAAAATCTTTGGTAACTGGGCATATATGTATGAACCAGAGACATTGATTAAAGCATATAAATCTATGCCCCAGTATTGTGATATTGTTATATCTCACGATGCACCCAAATTGTGTGGGCTTGGTGTTATTCACCAAAGGTTTGACAGGGAGGATGCAGGTAATCCTTGGTTAGCTGATGAGATGCTTCGTAAACATCCTAGATATACATTCTGTGGACATATTCATAGTGGTGAGCATACACTGCAAACCTTTGATGATATGAAAATGGCTAATGTGTCTTTAGTAGATGAAACTTACACTGAAACTTTTAAACCTTTATACCTCGATGTCGAATAATAAAGTTGTAGTACAAGGAGGAGTTGGATTCCCTGGATTGTTGTTTATAGTACTGTTAGTTTGTAAACTATTTGGTGCTAACATAACATGGTTCTGGGTATTTGCTCCATTATGGATTCCTCTTGCATTAGTGGCAGGATTCTTCTTAGTATCAATCCTAATAGCAATATTCGTAGCATGGAAAAGAAAATTACTCTAGTAGTTGTGGATGGTATTGAATATCGTATCGCTAATGGAGAACCATTACCTACTTATAAGACTATTGAGGCATTAAAAGAGATTTATGGTGAGTTTATCATTGTAACATCTGCCGAGACTTATAAGGAGATTCCAAGATGGCAGTATGGTGAGGACATATTAAAGGATAATAAGTTCTTAGTGGTCGATGTAGCACACTTTAACAGTGAGGATATTCCGCATGACGAGGTAAAGGTTATCTATGCTCCTGACATTACAATATGCTCTACAGCTATTAGAAAGTGGGTTGATGATGGAAAGATTATATTACCATTTGTAACAGATGAGGTAAATTCAATAATCAGAAAACTTGGACTATATAAATGAGCCAAATCTATGTTTCAGGTCCTTGGTCTTTTGCTTCTGGTGTATTACAAGTAGTCAAAAGTATAAAGGTTAAAAGTAGAGCAGATAAGGTGGTTTACAGTGAGAAGGGAACTGAGTATCAGTTTTCTAAGCTGGAACAATCAGACTATGTCGTATTTGTATTAGATGGATTTGCATGGCAACAGAAATTGGAAAGTATTTCTAAGGGAATGCTTTCAGAACTTATGTGGTGTGTTAATCACAGAGTTCCAATGTTCTTAGCTTACAAATCAGCTAACGGGTTAGGCATATATCGTACAGAGATAGATGAGAATTTAAACTTTAAAGGAATTGCTGGAACAGCTGATAACTTCTATCAAATTGTAAATGGGCAGTTTGGAACTATTGTGGCTTCAAATCCCTTTACTGGTGTACTTAAGGTAAACAATGACGGTGGTTACACAATACAAGATGAAGGTGTATATCTAAAGGGTGAGTTATTAGGTGACCCACTAGACTTCCTTAATGTTGAACAACCAAAGAGTTATTTTTATTAATATGAAGAATTTTCCATTATTAGACGAAAATGGTAAGGAATGGTGGATTAGCCGTTCTATTGCTGTAACAGGATGTGTATTTACATTCCTAAATGGTAAGTGGTGCGTACTTGCTAATAAAAGAGGCGAGGGAACTCCAGACTTTCAAGGAATGTGGAATATGCCATGTGGTTACTTAGACTTTAATGAAACTACAGCAGAAGCTGTAATCAGAGAAGTTTATGAAGAGACTGGAGTTAGACTGAATCCTAACTTCCTACACTTCTGGAAATTCAATGACTCTCCTACCCAAAATAGGCAGAATGTATCCTTTAGATATTACGCTCTAATTGATGCACAGCCAGGTAGTATCAGTGTTGGCACTGGTAACGATAGAGGTGGAGAAGAGGATGAAGTAGAAGCTATCGGGTGGATTCCATTGGATTCTATTGATAAGTATCAATGGGCGTTTGACCATGATAAAATTATCAGAGAGTTTGCTGAGTGGATGCACTTAGAGGACGGAGATTTGGATATGGAGGATATTGACTTAGACCCAGTATGACATACTTTATAAGTGGGCATAGGGACTTAACATGGGAGGAGTTTACCAAGTGGTATGCTCCTGCCATTAGTAAAGTCATTTGTACTGATAAGGAAGCCAGATTCGTTGTAGGAGACTGTGAAGGTGCAGACCGTATGGCACAGGACTACTTGTCTGCTTGTGGGGTTTTCTTTAGGGATATTACTGTATATCATATGTTTAAAGCTCCTAGATACTTGACTAGAAGTTGTACTCTCACACAAGGAGGATTTACATCTGACGTGGAGAGGGATGCAGCTATGACTGAGCACTCAGACCGTGATATAGCCTTTATCCGTAAAGGTAAAGAATCCTCTGGCACTGCTCAAAATATTCTAAGAAGATGGACGAAGTAAAGAAGCCTACTGAAAAGGAAAGATTTGAGAGTCTTAGGTTACACTTCACTAGTCTATTCCTACAGCATCCTAAAATGCTTGAAGTCATGTCCTATAAGGATATAGTATTGAAGGCTAAGGAATTTACTAAAGAATATCTAAAGCATGAATAAGTTTATATTCTTAGATATAGATGGGGTTATGAATAGTAATCTCTTCTACTCAGAGAGAACTCAGGACAAAAGATATAATGATTGGATTAAAGAGCATCCTCAGCGTATAGCTTGGAATGCTTGTAATATTGACCCAAGAGCAGTGGAAAGACTAAATAGACTTACTGATGCTACTGGAGCTAAGATTGTTGTATCTTCTACCTGGAGAAGTGATAGTAATTTGCAGGAAGTGTTTAACCTTGTTGGAATTAAAGAACCTATACATGACATAACTCCTTATATGAGGAGTAGGCATAGAGGTTCCGAAATCCAAGAATGGTTAGATAAGCAAACTGAACCTTATCGGTATGTAATCTTCGACGATGATACTGATATGTTGGACTCTCAATTACCTTATTTCATTCAATCTGATTGGTTGAAATGGGGACTAAGTGATGAAGATGTTGAACAAGCAATACATATTCTAAATGATACCAATACAACCGCTGAGACACATCTATAATAACCCTTCACTAGATAGGGAACTTCTATTAAGGAAGCTGGCATCTCTCAGACTAAAGGGTATGATTAGTATTGAAGAGTATGAGTATTTAAAACATTTAATAAGAAAGGAGAACGAAAATGCTCAGAGAGCAAATGGATGCACTTATTAAGCAATCAATGCTTGATAAGAATGTAAAGAGAACAGAAGTATTAAGAGCCATTAAGAATGAGTTCTTAGTGTACCAAACTGCTAAAGGTGCTAAGCCTTTAGACGATGCAGCTGAGTTTACTATTCTTCGTAAGATGGTGAAACAGAGATTGGATAGTAGAGACCAATACATTTCAGCTGGAAGGAAAGACTTAGCCGATAATGAATCTAAAGAGATTCTTGTGCTTGAGTCTTTCCTTCCGAGTGAAGCCTCACCTGAGGAAATCATTAGTGCAATCTACACGATTATCACGGAAAAGGGTTGGGGAGATGGCGAAACAGGTCCCCAAATCCCGAAGAAGTGCATGGGAGAGGCTATTAAACTGGTCAAGGCGAAGCTTGCTAATGTAGATGGTAAGTTGCTGGCTGATACAATTAAGACTTATCTTGTATGACACTAAAGGAAATAGTAACTCTTCCTGCTGAAGCAAAGTTTGTTCATGCAATAGCTGGAACTCTTTACTACAGAATTACGACTGACGATGTAGTAGTAGAGTTCCCTATTGATATGAATGATAAAGATGATGTAGGCACAACTACCTTCGTGGCTTCTTATAAACCTATTACACTGATGAGGTATATAAGAAAGGCTATAGCAAATGAAACTTTGCTTATAGTTGATAAATCCAAGTTGAGGTAGCTGTACTATGTGATAACTGATTAATATATTTTACTCTGCTTTAATTTCATAAATTTCTTGGTTTAATTTGGTAATACTGCTTATAATGCTTATATTTGCAGAAATTAAGTAGTTAAACCGTTTAAACGTATTAATTTATGAAAATCGAAGAGAAATTTAAAAAATTCCAACAAGGTGGTACTGCACCTCAACCTGGTGCTGAACCAGCAGGAGGAGCACCCGCTGAGGGAGCACCAGCAGAAGGTGGTGCACCTGCTGAGGGTGGACAAGACCCAATGCAACAGATTCTACAAGTGGCTGCTCAGGCAGTTCAAACACAGAATTGTGAAGCTGCGATGGCTGTGTGTCAAGCCCTAATGCAAATCGCTCAAGGTGGTGCTGCTCAAGAACAAGCTCCTCAAGAGGAACCAACTTTTGCAAGAAAAGGTGCTAGACTAGTAAGAGTAAGATAATTAGTCAACAAGGTAAGAAGGGGCGTATATTAATTATATGCTCCTTTTTTGTTATACATAGTATATGTCACAAGTAATAAGAAAATTTGAGAACTCTGGTAAGATAGAACAATCTAAGCCAGAACTATTCGAGAGAAGTGGCGTTGGTAAGTACAATAAGGCTGATTTAGTTGCTGGACTATATAGGAATATAGATACCTATATAAAGAATAATAATCTTAGCGGAGACAAAGCAGTTTCATTCAGAGACTCTGCTAACCAGTTTATTAAAGGTATTGAGAATGGAACTATTAGTATGAATGGTGATGGTACATTCTCTGATGCAACAGGTAGTATGGCTAGTACTGGAAAGTTTGATAAAAACTGGATAGGACGTAAGAAGGATACTACTAATAATGCCTTTAATTTAGTTGGGGACTATGCACTAGACTACATCAATCAGATGCAACAATACACTGAGCCAGCAGCTAAGCCTAAGTCAAAGTTTAATACTAACGACTTCCTAACTAAAGAGATTTCTAAAAGATGGTATGGTGGTAACGATATAGATTTCGGTAACTGGTTCAAAAACAGAAGTGAGCAAGACCGTAATGCACTATTGGGAGACATCTTCAATAATGCAGACTATAATCAATTATACCAAGATTATGATTGGGCTGACACTGGAATTAACAGTGCAGAAGATTTAGCTACTCGTGGAAGGGCATTTAGTACAGCCATTTCTAATAATACATTAGATAATGATGATTATAATACCTTTGCTACATTAGGTGGCAGTGGTTTGGATAAGTTCCTAAAAGAAGCTCCAGTACAAACTGAACCTACTCCAGAGCAAAGTAGGATGAAAGCATGGGAAGCTGAAGCTGAAGCAGCAGGTGCTATGACTCCTGAAGCTAAATCAGCATATATCCAACGTAAACAAAGAGAAGAAGCTGATAGAAATGCAGCTATTGTTAGGGCAAACGAAGAAGATATATATAATAGAGAAAGGGATGCATTCTTTAATGATTATGCTACTAAGAACCCATTCAAGGGGACTGTAAGTGGATATGTAGCAAGTAAGACTTCATACAACCCAGAGAATGTACTACAGTACATAGACACCACTCATAAGGGAGTTATCAATGACTATTTAAAGAGTGCATTAGACCCAAGGTATTTTAGAGGTCAATTATCTCACCAAAATGAACAAGGTCAAGACAACCTTAGAGAACATTTAGCTAATAACCTTGACCTAGCTATCAATACTGGTAAATTACCAAAGATAGACGATGAAACTTATGCTATTCCTGGTACTTATAACTATGACAACTGGTCTTTAATAACTTACAATCCAGTATCTAGACAATATAAAGAGACTTCTATGCTCGCCAATGATGCTTTGAAAAAGATAGCATATGCTGAGTATGATAGAAGAAAGAAAACTCCTACCAATAAAGAGGGCGGTATTATTAAACTTCAATACGGTGGATTTGTTGAGGATGATAGTGCATACAACGCTTACAGAGAACAGTTTGCTAAGAAGAAAGAGGAGAAGAAGCAACAAATACAAGCCAAAGCTAAGGCTACTGATAGAACCCCAGAACAAGTAGAAGCAGGCGAAAGGAAACCTATGGCTGATGGGCAGGATTGGGAATATGAAGACTATGCTAGACTAGTATCTGCTGGTGCTGATGTTGGTTCAATGATAGCTTCCTTTGTTCCAGGATATGGTACAGCCGCATCAGCTGCACTTGGAGTAGGTAGTACAATAGGAAACTTTACAGCTGACTTGGCTGATGAGAGTGTGGGAGTAGGTTCTGCATTCTTAAATGCTGGGGCTGGATTAGGAATGGACCTTGTAGGTCTGATTCCAGGTTTGGGAGCTGCTGGTAAAGGTAGTAAGATTGTAAAGAATCTATTAAAAGTTGCTCCTAAGTTGATTACAATTTGGAGTGCATCTACATCATTTGCTCCTGCAATGCAAGCCTTTAATAAGCTAAAGGATAAGGGTGCTAAAGAAATGACCGTAGAGGACTGGAAAGCATTGGCTAATGGTCTAACAGCTGCTGCTGGTGTTACTCGTTGGGGAGCTGCTGCTGCAAAGAACAAAATCAATACACATAAATATGGAACTACCACTAGAACAGTTACTACTAAATCTGGTAAGCAAGTTCAAATGTCAGAGGAGGAGTTCCAGAGAATAAAGAGAGCTTCTGGTATTGAAGGTCAGAATGAAGCTTTACAAGCTGTAGAAGGTGCAAAAGGCGAACAACTTCCAACAACATTCAAGAAATGGTATGATGTTAGGAGAGCTTATCAAGGAACTCCTGATGTTGATAAGAATACTGTAATCAATACAGATGCTATGAGGAGAACTGCTCCTGATGGTACTATCCTTGAGCCAACTAAGTTTTCTAATCAGGGTATCTGGAGAGGTGCTGTTAATAATGATTGGGGACACAACTGGAAGGGTTGGAAAGGTCCAAAATGGTTAAAAGATTGGGGTTATGCTCCAGCTAAGAAAGAAGTAGACCCTAAAACAGTGAATGAAGCTGTTGATGCAGTATCCTCTATAGCTAGAACATTACATACAGCATCAAGGTTTAAACCAGCCCCATTAGCTTTACCAGCACCAGGACAAGCAACTCCATCTAACAGAGTATTCGTTATGGGTTCAGGTAAACCTAATACTCCTAGAGATGTGACTAATCCATCTAATCTTAAGAAGCCAGAAAGCTATACAGATAGGGCTGTTCCAGTGGGAGGTACTCCAGTAGAATCTCCAAATGCTAATGCAGTCAGAACAGTTAGGACTATCAACTCTATATTAGAGCCATTTGTTTCTCAGCCAAGAAACTTACCTGCTGTTATTCCTGCATCAAGAAATGCTAAAAAGGTAGTTGCTTCTCAAACTATACAACCCACTCAAAGATTAGACCAATTCATCGAAGGTCAAATCCCAGGTGGACTAGTATATGGTAGGGCTAGAACTAAGAGAGAGAGGGAGTACAGAGATATATTCCATCCAGTAGTAGAAAGAGAACAAAATACTCTATGGGACCAACTAACAAGTACACCCGAATATAGAAACAGACTCATTCTTACTAACCAGCCACAGGGAGTTCAAGCTGGACCGACTGCCCCTATAGATTTATTTACAGAAACTCAAAAAAATGTACGGAAATCTTTACAGGTTTCTGAGAGCAGGAAAGAGAGGAGTAGAAATAATGCATTGCCACCTAAACCTAAGAAGAAGAAAACTTCAAGGGATGATAGAGTTACTAAAAAGGCTGAGGGAGGTATCGTCCAATTCTTACAAGGTGGTAACACTGTAGGAAGAATCAAAGCTAAAGATATGTCTAATTGGAATAGAGCTAATGCTTTAGCCAACTATGATTGGATTGCTGATTATGATAGATGGGCATCTCAACATGAAGGTCCAGATGACGTAGTTGATTCTTATATATTAGCATTTAACGGTGGTGAAGATATTTACGACCAACTAACATCTAAGACAGGTGATTATTTCGGAGGTAAGTACAATTATTCAGTACAAGACCCATTAGCTAAACATAGACAGATTACTTTTAGAGGTACTAATCAAGGCTTTGATGATTTAATCAGAAAGGGTATTGTAGGTTATGGTACTACAGAAGGTAACTCTGGATTTGATATATATGCTGGTGATAGAACTGGTAACAGAACACTCGCAAGAGGAATGTCTCCAGAAGATGTTGCTCGTTTTAATAAGCAGTTAGCAACTAGAGGAATGGAACTCTATGATAAGGGTAACGGTGCTTATAGACTAAGGAGATTAGAACAAAAACCTGTTGAATTACCAGAGGTTGTTGTAACTGCTGATACTCCTAAGACTCCTGCAACTACTAACCCTTCAGCTATTAAGGGAGCTGCACCTAAGAAAGGTAAAGGTTTCAATCTTGGAGTAATGCCAGAGGATGTAATAGCATTAGGTAGAATGGTCGGTGGATTGGCAGCTAACAACAGAGCAGCTAAGTTGTATAAAGAAGGATTAAAACCTACTTTATTAGACACATTCGAAAACACTGTTCCATTGCAAGGTAACTTCCAGGCTACAACTAATGCTGAACAACAGGCAGGTAATCTTGAATCTGTTGCAGCTAGACCTAGAACTTCTGATGCTTCACTTCAGCTTGCTGGAGAATTAGAAGCTAGTGGTAGAGCAGGTCAAGCTAGATTCCAAGGTGGTCTACAAGATGCAGAAATGTTCTATAAGACTAGAATGTTAGGACAGCAAGAATCTGATGCTGCTAAGGCAAGGAGAGTTGATGTAGCTAATAGGAACAGAGCTTCAATGAATCAAATTGATGCAGCTAAGAAACAGATTGATGCAGCTAGAGTTACATCTAACTATCAAAATGTTATTGCTCCTTATTTAGCTGGGGTTGAGAACCAATTCGCACAGAAGAGGGCTATGAACCAACAATTAGATATGGAAGAAGCTCAGAGAGAAGCTGAAAGAACTTACTCTCCAGAGTTCGATAGACTAACCCAGGATTATAACAATGCTTATAAAGCATACGGTGCAGCTAATAACAATAACTATACTGGATGGGAGACATCTAATGAGTATAAATCGTTAGTAAGTAGAAGAAAATCTCTTAATGATAATGTATCTCAGTTCTTACTGGATAAGAGAAGAGGAATAATGGGTTCTCCATATATGTTCCAAGTTAAGAAAAACTCTTCTATAAAGACTCCATATGTTAAGTCTGGAGGTAAACTAAGTGCCGCTGACAGAGAGAAATTACAAAGAGCTAAAGATTTTAATAAGAGATTGCTTGAAGACAATAAGCAGTTCCACAAAGATATTATGGAATCTAAGAGAGAACATAACAAACTGATAATGTCTATGTCTTCTCTAACTTCTGAGTTAATAAAGAAAGCAATGTCATGAGAATAACTTCTAATATAGATAAGCTACAACAGGGTGGAGGTATTCCACCCTTTGTTAGCTACACTAATGTTCCAAGACCTCAACCAACTGCTCCGTATAGCACATCAGATGCTAAACAAGCAACTGGAGGAGAATCAGAAGGAGGGTTTGGTTTACTAGATAAAAATATGGTGAAGATGCTTTATGAGAAGGGCTTACCAAGTGATGTAGAGCAATTCTTAGACCAATCTGGGTTGTTCTCTGAGTCCATAATGTCTAACCCATTTGAAAAGACTAACGGTGCAGCCCAATATAAAGCACTGTTAAAGATATTACCTAAAATAGCTATGAATAAGGAAGAGTATAATAGAGCCATACAAGAAGCTACTAAGAACAATGCTCTTAAAGAAACAGCTATTGATACAGACGGTAGAGTATTTGCAATTAGTCCAGATGGTCAAGTTACTAAGAAATTTATAAGCCAATTAGAGGAAGGTGAGCAAACCTTAACAGTTGGTCAAATGGCTGAGAATAGAGCCTATAGTCAAGGATTAGCATTTAACAGTAATGCTATTACTGCTATTGCTAACAGCACAAGTATTGAACAAATTAATAAGACAATATGGGAAGCGATTAAGAATTTAGGTTCTAATACAAGAGCTAATGAATACTTTAGGTCTAAGGATGAAAGAAAAGCTAAGGCAGGAATTGATAAGCTATTAGAGGAAGGTGCAGACGGTGTGTATAAGATTAATTCTAAATCTATATCACAGGATGCTCAAGCCAAATATGCTTTGAATTATATATTATCAACATTACCAGCTAATCAAAAAGTTCTATTGCAAGACTATGCCAGGAAATCTGGACTAGATTTAAAGACTGGTCCGTTAGAAATCATTACTAGCATGATACAATCTGGAATCAGTTCTACTGAAGAACTTGGAGTTAACTATGACAAGCAAGCTACTAATGGTGCTAATACTGATGAGAAAGGTAACAAGAAGACTAGGGCATTTGATATTCCTATGATGATTATAACTGGAGATGGTCTTCCTAAAGAGAATGCAAGAATTAGTTTTGGTAGTAACTATGCTATTGATGTACAAGCACAGAAGTTACCATTCATTCCAGGTAGTGATGGTAAACCTATTGGTCCGACTTCCTTAATGGGAGCTTTAAGTGGTCAATTAGGTAGTGTAGTTAATAAGGATGCTGTCCATGTTGGTAAACAAAGGCTTGATGCTACTAAGCTTAATCAGCTATACTATGACGGTACTGGAGTATCTACAATGGAATTACCTTATACTCTTGATGAAAATGGACAAGCTGTTCCTGATTTCGATGTTATAGGTGCTTACAAGGCAGCTGTGGATGAAATCAATAAGAGAGGTAAGGATGTTACTAAAGCTGAAGTAAATCAAGTATTCCAAGAAAGAGGTCTGAATAGATATTTTAATGAAGATGGTAGTTTTAATAGGGATAACTTTATGAGGTTTGCAAGCATATCAGTTATTGGTGATGATGAAACCTTTGAAGACCCTGACGATAACTCTGACTTCTTTATGCCTATCACAGATGATAGGTTAACAGCACAGATAAGTGCAACATTAGGTACTAAGTCAAACCCTATGGATATGGGAGACCTATATAGAACTATTGCTTATGTACCTATTTATGACTCTCCGAGTCTAGCAGGTGCAGCATCTGGTAACTTCTCATGGATTAAGGATGAAGGAGCTATGATGGAAATAGCAAAAGAACAACAACTCCGTAACGCTAGACAGGCATATAACAACAACATAACTAAAAGTCAATTATTAAATGGACAATAAGAAGCCGAATGATTGGATGTTGAATGTGTTACAGAACCCTAGTTTCTCTTTATCTGATTTTAAAGCGGTAGGGATTGATGGTAATAACACTTCCATTGAAGATAGAGAAGTCTATGCTAATAACAAGATTATACAATCAAATCCACAATTCCAGGATAGTGACGGTAACTTTGATAATGCAAAGTTTAACCAATTCTATGATGGTGCATTAGAGTCATATCAACTATTAGCTAATAATACGTTTAATGAGACTGTAATGGATGAGGCTACCTTTGGATTTAATAATATTTGGGCACCTAAGGAAGCTAGTAAAAGAACTCAACCTGAGTTTCAAATCAATAGGATATTCAATCCTGACAGAAGGAAGATGGGAGTAGAGAAAGTAGGGTTCACTAGTGATAGAACCCTCACTGCTGCTGAAATAGCTCAGACTCAAAAGGTATATGACCCAGAGACAGGTGAGTGGGATGAATCTCCTAATGATGCATGGCTAGGTAGGAATTGGTTCCAACCAGTAGCCCTAGCTCAATGGGACTCCGATGATTATCATATTGACCCAGAGACCAATAGAAAGGTATGGCACAAGAAAGGTGAGCTAAAACTAAACGACGAAGGTACTTACTACTATGAAAAATTAGGTAGTAGAGAGCCTTATGGTAGACAAATATTATCTCCATTTGACGTTCTAACTACTGATGGTTCTAAGGCTAATAAATATGACTTCTTCGATTCAGATAGCTTAGATAAGAGTGTATTTGGAAGTATAATGAAGGATACATTTAAAATTGCTCCTATGTTTGTGCCTTATGTAGGACCAGTATATATTGGATTAGGTATTGCTAATGAGTTAGCTAAAGTGTTACCTATTATATATAAGACTACATTTGGATTAGCTGGAGCATCTACTGACTGGGCTAATAAGTTAGAAGGATTTGCATATTCTATGGATAGCGGAACATCTGAGTATGCTAAGCAACACCCTTGGGCAGCTGAGAACATCCTTAATATGGTTGGCGATGTAGCTAAACAGCTATATGAACAGAGGTGGATATTCACTAATGTTCCAAGATTATTTAAGTCTTACGGCATATCATCTAAGAATGGTACTCCGTCAGAGTTGGATAAGCAAATAACTAAGTTGGCAGAAGAGTATACTCAAACTGCTGTTAAGGATATTCCTAAGGTATTAAAGTCTTTAGAGGCTACAGGTAGTCTTGATATTATACAGAAAGAAGCTTTAGCTAAAGCTACTATATGGGGTCAGAATTATATGAAGAGTTACGAGAACTGGGGTAAACACCTATCTCGTCTTTATATGACTGGTACAGCTTCATATAATGCTTTTAGTGATGCTAAACAAGAAGGAGCATCTGATGAACAAGCTGCTGCTGTGTTCTGGGGATATATGGCTGGAATGTATGCTCTAATGGCTAGTGATATTGGAGAACACGTACTTCCAGAATTGAGGATGGATAAGGCTCAAATCAAAAAACTTATCCAAGATGTAAGTCAGCAAGCAAAGCAAAGTATATCTACTAATGCAGTTAAATCTGAATCTAAGGAGTTAACTAAGAATGTATTTGCTAAGTTGTTTAATGGTGCAAAGTCCTTTGCTCAGAATAACTACAAAGCTATTGCTGATGGCTCTACTTCTATTCTATCTAATGCTCTTGCAGAAGGTGTAGAAGAAGTAACTGAGGAAGTATTATATGATGTTACTAAAGCAACATTTAATGCTATCTCATATTTTACTGGTAACGAAAGATGGCTATCAGCTTTTAATGATATGGCTTCTCGTTATAGTATGTCATTCTTTGGAGGTGCTATCGGTGGTGGTATGTTCCAAGGTATTAATGATATTAAGATTAGAAAATCATACGATTCTAGTAATATGCAGGCTAATCAAGAACTTATCTATTTAATCAGACAAGGTCGTGGTGAAGAGATTTACAAGGCTTTGGAGGATATGAAGAAGAAAGGAGGGCTTGGTGATAGAAACCTATCTGCAACTAAGGTTGATAAGGTGGGTGATAGGTATGCATATCAACAAGGAACCGATAAAGATAATCAAAATGATGCTATATATAGTCTAATGAAGGATTATGTAAGCAACATTGAACAAGTTCTATCTGTTGAGGGAATGAAGCTATCTGATGCTACTTTACTTGATAAGCAAATGTTATCTGAGTTAAGGTATCAGGAGTTATTCAAGAATGCTCCTTCTGCTGGTAAAATTTTACAAGACTTCAATAACCTTGCTGATAGGTTTTTAACCCTACACAGTAAGATTGATGAAATCAATGCTACTTATTCAGACGAGAACGGTAAGAAGAGTAAGGAGTATGCTGATGCTATGGCTGCTGTTCAACAGCAAATAGATGATGCTAAGAAGGAACAATATGAGTTCTTACATACTGGTAAGAGAGGTAAGTATTTAGGAATGATGATGTTCTCTACTAATCCTGTGATTAGTAAGCCATTTATTGATATGAACTTCAGAATGTATGCAGAGTCCAAATATAACAAAGACTTTGAAACATTATCTGAAGATGATATAGCTAAAGCTAAAGAGGACTACAACGATTACCTACAGTATGATGCCAATTCTAAGTTAGATATGGCATATGATGTATTCCGTAATATGAATGAGAAGCTATCTCCTATCTTCCAAGAAGCAGGAGAACTGGGATATAAACAATATGCTCAATTAAAGAGAAACTTCTATAGTGCCAATCTATCTCTGACCGATGCTGATGGTAATGTTACTCCTATGACTATATCAGATATACTTGGTGATATGTTCGGAAGTAAGAATGCTACTGATGAAGATATAATCGAGAAAGCTGAGAGTCTAAAGAAGCCGAGAATAAATGAAGCTAAGGAACATCCATTTGATGAAATATCAAGGTTCTTAACTTATACTATGCCTACGGTTGATGGTTCTGCAATCTCTAATGGTGCTATATTGATTAGGCAGCTGAATCAAGCTGCTGACGTATTCATGGCTAATGGATATATTGATAAGGAAGTAGCTGACTCTATGAGAAAGCTAGTTAACCAAACTGTAACAGTTAACACAGGTATATATCAATTAGACTTAGAAGATGCCTATGATTATGTTAGTGAACAAGCTGGAGATGCTATTCGTTCTTGGATGGCTCAAGATTTAACTGTAGCTAATATAAAAGAGAAGACTCAAGAACTCATTGAAACATTGAAGTCTATTGAGGGTCTTGATGAAACTCAGGAGAAACAGTTGGATGTTATTATTGGTGATATAAAGAGTCAAAGTAACTCAACCTTAGCTCAGAATCTTCCTATTCTTAATGATGCAAATGCTTTATTAAAGAAGCTTGATACTGCAAAGACTAATCCATTATATGATACTCTATCTAAGATAGGAATCAATGTGATTGGTAAGAAGACTAATGTATTTGACCTATTGCAGGATTTAGAGCGTCAGTTCAATGAAGTACATATCTCTGACTTTGCATTAGATAACAAGCTACAGCAAGAGCAAATAAAGGATGCAAGGAAGATTATATCAGCTGCCAGGTCTATTATATATGCTTCTCAATACGATAACTTAGATGCATCTAATCCATTTGGATTTAATGTAACTCTAAAAGAGTTTTATCAAAAGAATAGTGTTGAAGATGCTCCAGAGTTAGGGCTGATTGATTCTGAAGTTGCTACTATAATGAACAGAGACTTAGATAGAATTGAGAGTAAGTTAGACTTTATCGAGAAACTATCTAACTTGAATAAAGAATCTCAGTTAAAGGAGCAAAGAAGAACATCAGTAAATATGAACTATCTATTCTATGACGTTGTGGGTGATGAGAATAGTTTCCTATATACTAAAATGGTTGATGGGGAACCACAGCTAAAGGGAATTGATGGTGAAGTACTACTAAATGACAAAGTAAGGGAAGCTATTAATAATGCTACTACTCTAAGACAGTTTACTGAAGACCAAGACAGGACGTTGGATGTATCTGATGAAGATTATGTAGCAATGGAAAAGGAAAGGGTGGCTATCGAGGATGCTCTTTATGATAGATTCCAAGAAATATCTCATGGTAAAGACCAAGTAGAAGCTATTAAATCTATCTTATTTGATGGCGGACTATCTCATAAGGGTATTGCAAAGGGGAGTGAAGGTATTAGGTCAGTTACTAAGGCTCTTAGTGATGCTGAGAAGTTAGCTTATGCTAGTGGTATCCTTGGGGTTAAGAGTTCTGATTTCCTATCACAATACTATACAGTTATTAAGAGTGATACATCTAAGTTAGCACCTATAGCTACTCAAGAGTTTGCTGTTAGAATAGCTTATACATTAGCATCTAATAGAAGATTCATTAACAATGTAGTTAAAGCTGCTGATATTCCGAACCACCTTGAAGGTACTCCTCTTCTGAACACAGTATTTATTGAAGGTGTTCCTGGAGCAGGTAAGACTAGAGCTGTTGTTAAAACAGTATATCAAATGCTTAAAGCTGTAAATCCTAACGTAAAGACTTGGACAGCTGGACCTCGCCAAAAGCAAAGTGATAACTTAGCTGATGAGATTGGGGCTGAGCATAACACGTCATTTACTAAGGAAACATTATTTGCTAAATTAGGAGTATCTCCTGATTATGTAAATGATGCTGCTAATTTGAGTATTGTAGTATCTCCTTCTGATATTAGACACGTTGAAATTACTGGTCTTGATGAAAGAGAGTATAGTAAGGATGATTTACCATCTGTATTATTTATTGATGAGGCTACTCACTTCACTAATGGAGAATTACAAGTAATCTCTGATTTTGCTGCAAAGAACAATGTAGCAGTAGTAATGTTAGGAGACACTGAACAGAGTGGTAAGAGTCAACTATGGCGTTTAAAGGATGGAAATGATGATGTAGCTGTTTACAATACATTCTCAACTACATTCAGTATATCTTCTCCTAAGTTAACAGTTTCAATGAGAGCTTCTAATACTAATAAGAGAGACAATCTTAATAATATTAGGGCATTGATTGAACCACTTAGGGCAACTAAAACTGATATGTCTATTGCTGAGAAGTGGTCATTTATAGGTGATAATCTTGAGGTAAAATATACACAAGATGAATCTGGAGTACATGGAGAAAAAGTCCAAGGTTCTTTAGATTCTAGTGACTTAGACCTAATGTTATCTACTTTGAAAGAGGGAGAAACAATAGGATTTATCTACGATAATACTGAGTCAGATACCTATAAGATGCTTAACTCATTACCTTCTGAGAAGAAGGATAAAATAGAGTTCTTTACTGAAGACTCCGCACAAGGTAGTGAGGCTAAATACTTCATTGTTGATGTTGATTGGAGCAAGAAGAGAACTATGAATGGTGAAACTGCTGAGGCTAGTATAGAAGTGACTGATTTTATTAAGAGCTTATATACTATTGCAACTCGTTCAGAGGAAGGTACTATCATTATTGATAACCATCTAACTGAAGTAGTTAATCCAAATGCCTTTGTAGAAAGTGACTATAATGCTCCAACATCTTATACTGATGAATCTCTTGCAGATTATAAGGAAAAGAGACTAAGAGCGTTAGAGGAAATACTTAAAGGTTACACTCCATCTAATCCAGCTATTGCTCCTGTAGTTCCAGGTGGTCAACCTGTTACTAATGAACCAGTAATAGTACCTAAACTAAGAGAAGGTACTTGGATTCAACTAAATGATGGAGGTAAGTATCAAGTTATGAGTATAAAAGGGTCTAATTATGTTCTTGCAACTTTGGATAAAGTAGCATACTATGAATATCCTATAGAACAAATAGACTCTGTGTTAGGTGTTTCAGTTCATTTATCTACTGAACCTACTAAGCCAGTTATATTGCCAGAGGGTGGTAAAAGACCTGACTTACAGCAAGTCTTGATTGAAGAGGCTCAAGCAAGTGAGGAGGGTGTTGAGAGTGATTTAGAAGCCCAAAAGAAAGCTCAGTGGTATGCTAAAGATGACCCTGGATTCAAAGTATATACTTTTGCTGGATATAGGTCTGGTATTGGTTTAGAAATGTCTCAAGGCTCTGTAGCAGTAGATGCTGACAATAATGTAAACATTATTAATTCTGGTAGAAAGTACAAGAGTACTTCTGGTGAACTTGTAGATGAGACTAAGAGTGACTTGCAAGCTCTACTTGACTTAGATACATTTAGAAATGGCTCAGTCAAGGTTCCATTTAATACTTATAACACTGCTACTACATTACTTGCAGATGTTAGAAGTGCTGTAATGTTTGCTAAAACTAATGGTGCTGCACTATCAAATGTTAAGAAATTGGTGAGGGAGTTTCCTCCAGCTTCAAAGATAGCATCAGCTACTACTGGAGAGCTGCAGGTTAAGTATGTCAATGCGTTCTATCAACAAACTGACCAGACTGTCGAGATGGGTGATAAAACTACTCCTAATAGGAAGTTAGTGGTCTACACTCTTAAAGACAGAAGTGGTAATCCAGTTGCAGAATTTACTATTGGGGTTCTTCCTGGTGAATTTACCTTAGATAACTGGGTTCAGAACTATGTTGGAGAGGATAAGAACATCAGGTCTAAATGGCAGAGGTTAAGTAAGCTACTTGCTGATGGTAACGAGGTGGCTAAGAATGCTAGACGTACAGTATACATCCCATTAGGAACTGACTTTGCATTAGGTCCTAATATTATTTCTAACACTAAGATTAGTAAGGTAAATGAACTTGGTCAAGACATTGACAAGTTTGGAGGGAATGTTAGAAGGACTCCATTTAGTGAGTTCAAGAACGCCAAATCAAGAATAGTATCTGATATCTTCATTATGACTAATGTAGGTGTTGATAACGATTTCTATGATAAGTCATTATCAGGTAAGGCGGTCACATTCGTAACCACCAAGAAGGACTTTACCTACAAAGGAATAAAAGCTCTGAATGACCCTAATATTCTTGCAGAAGCATGGATGGAGACAAGGGGAAATAAAGATGCTGACAAGTTAGACGAAGTGGTTAAGGTTGTTAAACTCGACCCAATAGGCGTCAACTTTGAGGAGTATATTAATGGAGTTAGTGCTTTCAGAAGAGAGTTAGCTAATAAGACTGGCAATGCAAAGATGTTTAGTCCTTCAGGAAATAAATATACTGCTGCTCGTATCTTCATGAATTTGTTACAATTTGACTTAGATTTAAAGACTGCCTTGGTTACTGGTCAAACAGTACATGGTGTATCTATTGTTGAAGGAGATAAGTTCAGATACGAAACTGGAAAGGTGGACATACCTAGTAGTAGAGCAATAGAGCTAATTAGTAGCCTAGATTCAATGATGGCTTCTGCTGTTAATAGAATCTATGGTAAAAATGATGCTGAAAAGTTAGCAACAACTAATGCAGAATGGGGGCTTACTGGTGAAGTTTCTCAGGCAGCAATAGACAAGCTAAATAACGCTGTACTTAATAGGTTTGACAACTATCTTGAGAATTTGAAGAGCTATAAGGATGGAGAAATCTTAGCAGAGTTTGCTGACTCATACTCATTTACACTTGCTAAGTTATTCCATAATTACTTTGCAGAATTTAGAACAGACTCTAAGAATTATTCTTTAAGAACTGATGCTAAATCTCAGAACTTGCTGAGAACTGTAACTAGGGTTCTTCAAAATTATGAGCAAAGTTCCTTTAAAGAGGGTATCTATTATACTCCTGTTTATAAGGGCAGTGCTGAAGGTGGTGGTTTAGCTACGTCAATGGCATACCCCGCTATTAATATGGTTAACAACTTTACAGTGGATGTGGAAGCACAGACTCCAGATTTTGTTATCACTGGTGAAGCTTTGCAAAGGCTTGCGAATGGTATTGAACAATATATGTCTAGTAAACCAACTCTAAGACCAGTAGAACAGAATTATACTATGGACAATGCTAAAGCTGTTTTGGCTGCTAAGGCTAAGTTCGAGTATGATGAACAGTTCAAGGGAGTGTTTGAGATGGCTTCTGATATAGTTGCTAAGTCAATACCAACAAATAAACCAGCTCTTGATAAGGACATTGCAAACTCAATTTATACTACTATTAAGAAGATGGTAGCTGACAGGAAAGAGGGTCTGGTAGATTCTAATACTGAAGGTTTCATTCTTAGTGTACAAGGAAATCTTACTCCACAAGGTAGTATGCAACTGAAGTTTAACACACTCGGAGGAGTACTAAGAGGATTACTTAATCAGCCAGTAACCAACATTAGTGTTGATGGAAATGAAGGTAGTGCTTTGTATTCTGGAAAATTTGAGGTAAATTTGCAACCATATCAATGGACAATGGATAGTACAGGTAAGGTTACTTACAGTGAAATCCAAAATCCAGCTACTGATGAAAGTCAAAAAGCTGAGAACTTAGCAAAGCTTGAAGCTGAGACACAAAAGTTGGAGGCAAGAAAAGAGAAAATACTTAATGAGCTAGTTAAAGGTGTCAGTGCACCATTAGTTCCCAAAATAAAGGAAGGTATAAATATACTACTTTCTGGAGATTTAGGTACTAAGGAATACACTAGAGCTAAGGTACTAGTTGCTAAAGCATTCTCCATGGCTCCGTCCAACTTAAAGAGTGAATGGGATTCATTGTTATCAGATTATGCTAATAACAAGGATGCCATAAATAACATATTAGGAACTTGTAATTAAACAAAGAATTATGCGTTGTATTGTTACTAATGACAAAAAAGAGATTATTATTGATTCGTTAAACAGTGTCTTCAATGATGCTGAATTGATAACCTTAGAGGCTAAGTTCAAGAGACTGGGGGAAGACCTTTCCCCTACTCTTGTCTTAGACGATGAGCGTTCTATAAGTGTAATATCAGACATCATCAATGAGTGGATTCCTGAAGCTAGAGATGTGGCTGAGTTGTTTGAAGATAATGTCCAACTAGCTCTATTAACTGAGTTAGAAGAAACAAAGGATTTACGAATTACTGACCTTAGAAAGGCAGGTGTAGCTCCAGCTAATAAGGCTGCTGCTAATTTAAACATGGACATTAAGGAAGAGTCTTTAATTGATTATCAAGAAAAGATTACTTCTTCTACTATCAATAACCTATATAGAAGTGCTCAACAGCCTCGAAATCTAATGCAAGATGAGCTAAGACATAGTGTTATATCATCATTCCTTGTAGATTTTAAAGGGGGGCGAATAGTTAGAAGTTCTCAGGAATTTAATAAGAACCTAGCCGCTCTATTTAATAGGTTGCTGACAGATTTAAAGATATATGCAGAAGAGGCTAAAGTCGATTTCAACAATTCTCTACTGTTATATGACGAAGATGGTAAATATACTGGACAGTTCTCAGTTGTACAAAAGTTGGCTGATACTCTCTTTGGTGATAAGTTTAATGCTACATACCTTAATCATCTATATGCTACAAGAACAAGTAGCTTTAAGAGTTCTAAGGCATTAAGAGCATACAACTCGTATGTAATACTAAATAACTTTGATACATTGTTAAAGACCTTACTTGGTAAGACTATAACTATTGACCAAAGATATGTAGACTCTTTTACTGATGTAGAAAATGACAAGTATAAATTGCTTGACAATTCTAACCTAGTAAAGACATGGAGAAGTTCTGACGATGTAGATGCTTTATCTGAAATGGGTAACATCACTAAGATATTGGTAGAACAAACTCCTGTATTACATTATCCAACTGGAGAGAATAAATTTAACAACTATTTGGAGGTAAAGGACTTTACCTATGTCTTCAACAAACTTAAGAACATTCCAATCTTCTCTGAGATTGTAAACAAAATTAGGTTTGCACCTAACAAGTTTATCCCAGAATTGATTGATACTGCACTTAAAACTAACACTAGGGGATTAACTGCCCATGATAAGGACATTATATTCTCAGTACAAAGAAGGTTCTATAAGAACAACTTTGATGTTTATGGAGACTCTGAGTATTCTCTAACAGAGATTATCAACAAAGAGTATGCAGAAGGTAATGATAGTGTTCTTAGTCAGAACTTAGTTGATTTTATATCTGGTATGATTGATAAGACTGTGTCTACTAATTATATTGGGTATAGACCATCTGACTCTGGTAACATAGAGATATTTGATGTTAAGGATAACAATCTTAATAGTCATAAGTTGATTATTGAGAAAGGTATCAATAATATCAATAACACTCTATCAACTGAGTATAGGAAAGACTTACTTGATAAGTATTCAGTTAGAAGAAATGGAGCTAAACTTAGTATTAGAATCCCAGGATATACTACTAAGAACGGTCATACACTACATATTGTTCATGCTAATAATAGCAGTAGAGGAATATCTGTGTTTACTGTTGATTCTAACAGAAATCAATCTCCTTTATCTTTAAATGAAATGGACCGCATGGTTGCTGAGGGAGATACAGACCTTGTAAGAGCTTTAACTGAGTTCTTAGATGACACCTTGTACCAATCACTTGGATTACAACCCGAAATACTTGATGCTTTTAGAGAGATTGTAGAAGCTGGCTCTGATATAAGTGCTATAATGCAACTTGCTGCGTTAGGTGGGCGTTCTTTAATGCGTAACCAAATAGAGAAGGAGTTAACAGATGGCACAATGGACAAGGCTTCTGTAGCTGAATGCTTCCCCGAAGCATATAGTAAGGAGACTACTCTATTCGACAAGAAAACTGGTTCACTAAAGACTGTAATAGCTGACCAAGCTAATATTGTAAGGGATTTAGCTAGGGCACGTATGTTAGTTAATGGTGAAGCTGCAAAGAGTAATTCTCGTGACCTATCTGGTAACTCAATATCTAATAATGGTTTAACAAACCTTATTAATACTGCTAAGGTAAATTGGCTGGAAGCTAAACACCTCGCTGGATATGGTTACAATGTAGCCTCATTAGGAAGTATCTTTGTTAAGAATCCTAACCTTATATTTGGTACTACTGTAAAGAAGGAAGCCCAAAGTAAGGATAGGTCTGTAACTAAGTCTAGTGCTAAGTTCTTCTCATCAGAGATTGCTCATAGTTCAGTTCTATATGACTTCTGGTCTGGATTCCTTAATAAGGATGGTGATATGGCTGGTAAGTTCTATATTCAACCTACAGTATATTCAGATAAGTCAAGACATTATTTGATTGGAATTGATGGTATGCAAGTGCTAACTCCAACATTTGATGAAACTACTGGAGGTAATGTAGGAGGTAAGAGAATTACAGAATCTACTGCTGAGGATATTAGAAATGTTCACTATGCTTCTATGGCTCAGATGTACAGAGTTATGAGAACTAACTTGTTAGCTGACTATCAACAGACATTAGCTCCGATACTACCTATGTTGGGTATATCAAACATTACTACATTTAGTGATGCTGAGAGAGTGTTTGATGCTATCAATGCTAAGTATAAACTGAAGAAGGATGTAGAGTTCTTTAGGTCTAAAGGTATTCCAGTTAGTCCAGAGAATGAAGCTGAATATCAGCAGATTATGCAGAGCCAGATGGCTTTAGCTAACTCTCCTCAAGACTTGTATATGTTACTTGCTAAGGAAGCTAATACTGAAGTTATTGACCAAATTCACTTCTCTGGTAAAGACACTCTTGGAATTAATAAATTGTTAAAGCATTACTTTGAAATGTTCTTAGATGATGCTAAAACAAGAAGCATTTATAATGCTAAGGTTCTTAGAGAGAAGAAGAAATTTGCTAGAGACTTGCTCAATAACAATAAGTTCTTCTTATATGATAAGAGAGGTGAAATTGACCCTGTGTTGAATAAATTCATACATGGTTCAAGCGAGTCTGAGAGGTATAGTATCTGGGCTGGTCCAGACTATGAATCTAAATGGGTAGACCCTGATACAGCTGAGATTATCATAGCTAAACTGGTTGACAAGAACGGTAAAGAAACGAGACTTACTAAGAACTCACTATTTGACCCTAAGGATTCTCAAGGTTTAATCCTTAATCCTTTGTTTGATATGTTCTTTGAAGTCGACAACCTAATCTCAAGTAATTTCTTAACTTCTACTGTTGGTGGACCTTATGGTCATCCTCTTAAATCGAGGATTGATGCTAATGCAGATGAAGTAACTAAGATTGAACAAGAGGAAGCTGCTCGTACATTGGCTCAGTTTAAGCGTATGGTTATCTATCCAGCAACTATGCATAACTACGTGCAGAACCAGTTTAATGGTATTCCGCCACAGTACAATGTTGCAACTATTAGAGATATATCTGCTTCAGTGCATAACTTCTCTGGGGTTACATCTAGGGTGGATGTTCAAGATGGTAGTGGTTGGGCTAATCCATTCATTGCTATATTAGAGAACTATTCTCTGAATGATGCTAAGGCTGGCGAGGATAAGAAGCCTATTGGTCATAGTATGAATCCTATGTACTTGTCTGAACTAGAGTTGAAGTATGCTTTGATAGACATCTATAATGAGCGTGTTAGAGACTCTGAAAAACCTGATAATGAGGGCTTGAGATGGAAGAATATGCTAAAGAAGATGACAGATAGACAATGGGATGTTCCTGTTGACTTAACTGTTGCCTTTAATGGTAAACCTATCAATATAGCTGAGAATATACAGAACCCTTATTATAGAGACATAGTTACTGGTAAGTTCTATAAGATTACTGACATCAAGAGAACTGGTGATAACTTATATGACGTAACTCAAGTACAAGTTAACAAGATGGGTAACGTAATAGGTCAGCCAGAACTTAAAGGTGGAACTTCTCTTCTTATTGATACTAATTACAAGCTATGGGAAGCCTTTGGTGGAGAATGGTCTTGTAATTTAACTGATTTAGGATTATTCGAAGGTAACTCTTCTATTGAAGCAGTAGCTTGGTATATGAATAACATTGGTGTAGTAAGAAGTAAAGAAAACTCAGAAATCTATGGAACAGACTTTAAGCAGGAGCTTTATACGTTCGGAGAGGATTATGAAGAACTTCCTTCTGAAAGTGAAATCAGAAATCCTGATGGAACATTCACTGACTTTGCTAATCTGTCCCAAATTGAGGTATATCAGCCTCTAAAGCATTCTGACATTCACTATCTGGTTAATACTAGTGGTGCTAAATGTGGTGCTACTAATATCAATCCTACAAGTTCTTGGTTTGACGATACTCCATTAAGAAGCTTTAAGATGTCTACTAGACACTTAGGCATTCAGATGGATGCTGACCACCATGCTAATAATTCAAAATTAACTGAGATGTCTCAGGTAGTATCTTCATTAGAAGCCAATGGTTATACTCATCATATTGCTAAGGAAGCATACCATGATTTAGGTTCTATTGTATATTCTACAATGAAGCGAGAGATTGATGCTGTAGCTGAGTACTACAAGATGGGTGATTCGAGAGAAATCTACAATATTGTAGGTAAGTCATTCTTGAAGTCTTTCGATGATAGTTCTAGTAACAAGGCTAGCTTGGCTAAGGCTATTGTCTATAACATGAAGAAAGAGCTGGGTAAGTACTTAAAGATTTCAGAAGCTGATGTGAAACTACCATTCAGTGATAATAATCTATTGGGTACAGTTATCTCTAATGTAACCTCCATGATTAATAAGACAGCTATCAAGAGAAAGTATCCAGGTATTGCATCTGTGTTAATTCCTTCTCATGGTGCTATTCAAATCTATAAGGCTGATGGGATTGACTATACTTATAGTCAAGCTCAGTTATCTAAAGTAGACTTTAATCATCAATTCAATATACAACCTATTATACCTATCACTGATATTGAGTTTGGTGAGAGTTATGTAGTTGTTGAAGGTACTCAGGGCTATCCAGTTGATGTAAATGGTGTAGTTCCAGAAGGTGCTTCTATGTGGGATGGTGATATGCACAATGAAAGTCAGTTTAATCTTAATGTTCCTGGAGTTCAACACATTACTGTTGATTCTATTGAAAAGTATAATGAACTAAGGAATGATACTTCTGGTAGGTTAGTTAAGCGCAATCCTTATAAAGGACGTGACTTACAACCTTCTCGTACTCTGTTTAAGATTGGAGGTAGACAATATAGTATATTTGATTCTGATTCTATCAAGTCCAGATATGCTGTAGAGAAAGCCTTTGATAAAGGTGGAGTAATTGACTTAGCTAAGAGTGGCGATATTGATGCTGCTATTGAAATACTTAGAGGCTTTAGAGTCCCTAATGATTTGGTTGAAACTAAACTAAATGAGTTAGCAAACAAGCTAGCTAATAAGGACTTCTGGAGAATTAGTAACCTGGTTGATGATATTAAGAACCTGTATAGGGATGATGTTATCAACACATTCAAAAGGTTGTCTGCTGATGGCACTGTCATTATCAACGACGAAGTTAAAACTATTGACCCAGAATCCTTAGAGATTAAGGAAGCTGAGTTAATATTACCTAAAATCTATGCAACAAAGTTTGGTTTAAGAAGAGGTGACTCTCTGAATGATATAATGAAGAATGAAAACTTCTTCTATAACAGAATTATTGATGCATGGAATGATAAGACTACTAAGTATGATATTGCTCTGAAAAGAGCTAATGGTAATCATACCTATATTATTCTTAAGAGTGGAGGTAATGCTAAGGTTGTAGAAGGTTTACAGAAAGTAAATGTAAACACTATAGTCGAAGATGGTGAGAATACTCTAAGGGTTAATAACAAGGGTGAAATCGAAGGTCCTCTAAACGATGCTGAGGTTTATGTTGATAGTAGAGGTAATGAAATTATCTTTACTGACAATGTTAAGCAGTTCTTAGAGGAACAGTACGATGACTATGATGATGTAGAACTAAACTCTAGGTTAAAGGAAGGTACTTTAAATACTGCATTTGATGTAGTTAAGGGTATTGACCATAAACTTACTGAACAGTACAAGGAAATAGCTCTTCGTATGGAGAACAATGAGTCTGTAACTCTTAAACTTGCTCTGCAAGAGAAGAACACTCACCTTGATAGAATGTTTAGGCGTCTATCAAGAGAAAAGAAAACTTCATTCTTGAAATCTCTTGAGTTCATTGCAGCTCGTATTCCAGCTCAGTCTATGCAGTCATTCATGCCTATGAAGGTAGTTGCATTCTCTGAATCAGAGAAGAATATTGCTTATGTATCACACTGGCAGATTTGGTTGCAAGGTTCTGACTTTGATATTGATAAGGTATATCTAATGGGTTCTGAGTTTTCAGATAATGGTAAGTATATTGGATGGTCTCCTTATTTCAATCTATATTCTGATGAAGTAAGAAAGGCTTCTGAATTATTACCTATGCCGAGTGGTAAAGAATATCAGGTATTCTATCCTGATGTTCAACCAGAAGACTCATTTGATATTACTCAATTAGTTAAGAATGTTAACTTAGCAGCTAGTGATAAACTTGGTACTAATACCAAGAGATTCATTATTGCATTGGCAGACTTACTAAAGGGTATCAGAGACAGTGGTTATACTAAGTTATGGTTAGACCCAAAGAGTATTATTGAAGCTGACTGGATGAACTTAGATACTGTAGAGAAGAGGATTAACAGACACTCTCTATATCTATCTAAGATTAAGTCACCTGATAGGATTATTTCTATGATGAAGAACTCAGTTTCATCTAAGATTTATCGTATTATCAATGACCCAGCTAATATGGTTTCAGCTTATTCTCCGATTGAGATGAATGAGCCTCAAGCAGCAGCAGAATTATCTGAATCAGGTAAGGAAGCTAAGGAGTATACTCTGGGAAATCCATTTGTTAAGTGGAATATGCAATATCAGAATATGACTGGTAAGGATGTTATTGGTATTGCAGCTGTTGGTGAGAAGGTTTTCTTTGCATTATCTTACTATTATAATGAAGCTGCTAGAAGTGGTAACATGGAATGGCAGGAGAATGCATATTTTAGAAGGTCATTCAAGCTGATTAAGTCAAGGGATGGTAAGAAGTACCTTCCATTAGTAAGAAACATTATTGCTAATGTAAACTTTGATGGTGTTGACACCTCCAAGGTTCTTTGGAACTCTATGATTGAACAACAATCTGGAGTTAGCATGGAAGACTCTGGTAAGAAGTATACTGAGGAGGAAGTAGCTTACATACGTGAGCAGTTGTTAAGTCAACTTGGAAGTCAGAAGGATGCATCATTAGTTATTTCAGCTCTGTTATCAGCAGCAACTGATAATGCTAAGGAGTTGATTTTAGCTAAGATTAATTCTGGTTCAGATTTAGCTTCCGTATATCTATATTCAATTATGTTGGGTATTGATTTTAAGGATATAGCTAATCTTATGATTTCTAATACAGTTCAGACTATAGCTAAGTTAAACAAGACCAATATCTTTGATGAGTATAACCAGAGTTCAACTATTGACAGCGTGTTTAATAAGTTGGAGAATGGGTTACAAATCAAGAATTACTTGAATAAGTTTGAAGGTCTTAATGAAGCTATTGCAGCTGTTTATCCTAAAGCTGGAGGTAAATCTACTCAAGCTGCACTAACTGAAATATTCAAACAGGATAATAGGTTAGAGTTGCTCAAGAAGTTGCGAGAAGAGTTCAAGACAACTGAAATCTATAAGAACAATGGTTTCCCTAAGTTCAACCTAATGAGATTTATGAGTGATTTTGAAGAATTAGCTGTAATGGCTGACTCAATCTTTAAGAATGAGTTAAGTAGAACAGAGTATTATACCTTCAAGAGAATTTATAAGCTAGCTCAAGAGGTTAAGCAGTTAGGTTCTATCCTAAGTGCAAATCAGGGACTGCAGACCAATATGTTTGATAAGTTTGGTTATCTTGATAGAATCGAGCAGGCTGTAAAGGATAGAGTAGAGGAGTATGTAACTGGTGCTGGGGATAATAGGGATGTTAGTATCTTTAAAATCCTTGAAGATAAACCATATCTTGAGAAGCTACATGGCGGTAAGGAGGGTGCTAAGACATATGTCGAAAGCATTGTTAGAGCAGCTAAAACAGAAGGAATGATTGATGACTTTAATACACTGAGGTTCTTAAATGACGATGAATATAGAAGACTTGCAGTTTCTTTCTATAATCTAATCAAGGGAACTATCAATGTGTTAGATGTTATTACTAGAGTTCCTCACTTTAGAGCAACTATTGATATGGCAGCTACAGACTTTGGTATATTTGATGCTATTAGTGCTAAGTTTACTAACGTTTATAATCTATCTAAACTCCTAATTAGGAATGTATATAATGTCTCTTCTAGTAAGGATAGGGATTCTATATATAGGAATGTTGGTAACTTCCTGGATTGTGTTATAAATACTAAGTGGTTCAAAGACAGAGGTACTTCATTTACTATAGCTGAAGGTGATAGATACTTTGATAAGTATGGACACACCCATCAAGCTACAGGTAATGAGGTTATAGATTTGGGTACTAGTCATGGTCAGGCTACTTTCAAAATGTGGTTTGAGAATACAGTAGTTCCAAGTCTCAAGAGGGGTCTTCAAGAGAAGAATGGAGAGAGAAAACTATCGCTTGCCAGAAACAAGTTTATAAGTGCTCTTCAGTTATCTATCTCTGATAGAACTCTTACTCGTGATGTAAGCTACGCATGGACACTTCCTATGAATATGTCAAGTATTAACTCTATTACCGAAATGAACAACTATGTAGAATATTTAACTCACTTTGATGAGTTGGATAAATATACGTTCAATGGAACTCCAGTTTCAGAGTTGTTCTTCTATTACAACATGATTGTAAATAAGAATAGGTATGGACAAACATCCTTGACAAGACTGTTTGAGCACTTTGTTGATGAGAAACAAAACTCTGTTGTACAAGATTACCTCAAGTATATTGGAGATATGGACTTCAACAAGTTACTGAATAACTCTGACTATTCACTTGAAGATGTAATCATGGCTTGTGCTATAACTGTTAGTGGAGGTAATTACGGTAAGAAGTTCCCCTATATTAAGGTCTTTAATCCTTTATTGCAGACTTATGAGCTGTTTACGTATATGGGTGAATTTAACTCTTCTGAGCAGCTTCCAGATGATGTCATTGACAATCTGCCAGAGGGAGATGCTAGTGGTCCTGCTAACTACAAGCCAGTGGTCTTCCCAAATCAGAAAGAGTTGATGAACTATTTTACATGGTTACCAATGAACTTCAGCAAAGAGCAAGATGCAGAACCTCTAGAAGATAAACTGTTAAAGCTAATAAATCAAAACAGAGCAATAGTAAAGTATGAGTGCTAAGAACTGTACTTCTACATTGATAATTGGGGGGCTGGAATTTAAAGTCCAGTCTCCCAACGTCAATGGGAACCCTCCAATTAAAGACATTATACAGAACATAATTAAAGAACATGGTTCTGAAATTTCTAAAGCATTATCTGACCCAAAAGGTGTGTATGAAGTACTTAACATTAATGATATATCACATTTAAGAGGTAATGCTACATTTAAAGATATTACTAAGTACCTAAACAGTTTAGGTAGGCAGTATATACCAATGAGAGATAGTTTAAGGGTATTAATATCCAAACTAAACAAAGTTGTTCCAGAGTCTGAACAGAACATTCTTTGGGTTTCATCACCCATAACACTAAATGACGTAAAAATACCTAACGTAAATGTTAGTACTAACGGGGATTTAGTTATCCTAGACTCCAATAACCTTAATAAAGTATATAATACACTAAGGGAATATTTCTACGCTAAGACTATTAATACTCCTGAAAAGATTAATCAAATCTTATCCTTTATAGGAAGTATTGGTAAAGCAACTGATAAAATGAAATTAAAGTCTGATGTATGGATAGCTAATCTACAGTCCAAGTTCACTGAGATGAGAAAGAATCCTGCAACAGCACTACACTACATTGTTAGTGATGATATTATAAACGAATTAGTAGACCTATCTGGAATGAGGTCAGAACTTAATACCTTGCTTAAAACATTAAGTAATGTTCAGTTAAAGGAAGGTAAAGGTAAGCAATGGTGGTTAGAGTGGAATGGTAATGCTGGAACCTATACTAATAGGAATGGTCAGCAGTTTAAGTTCAACTTTAAAGAAATGGATACCACTATTACAGGATACCTAAAAGAGAAGGGTATTGAAGCTAATGAAGAAGAAATTAGAGCTACAAAGGCTGTTCTACTAAGTGGAATATCACAAGGACATCCATTGTCAGACAACGAGATATACGATTTATGGGACGAATTTACTAGAAAAGGTTGTGAATAATGGCTTGTATTAATCATAATGATATAACATATAGAACACTTCTAGAACTTTCTGGATTAACCCAGTTAGAGCTTGATGCAAAGGTAAGGAAGACACTAGAGACTACTGGGGAATACCCATTTATTGAACAAGTAGTATCTTCCGACACAATACCTGCATTAGTAAAGAAGTATAATTTAGTCAAGTCGGGCGATAGATATGTTGCTAAAGATGTTGACTTAGAAGGAGTGGATGCACCCTATTTAAATAGCATCTATAGAGACTTAGAGATAACGATAACTCCACTGTTTGATGGAGAATCCCTAGTAGACATCAAGAGGAGGGCTACTATAAATAGGGATTTAGAAGTAGAAGAAGATTATGTAGGACCTTATACTGAGCATAATAGTAATATATTCCCTCAACCTATTCAGGTAATTAATGGAAACTACATCTATCAGCATGATGGTAATTACTACATATCTAAGCACAAAGTAGGAAGTTATACTGCATTAAGTAATCTACCAAGAACAAAGAACTTGAAGACGGCTTATTCCAAAGCTACTCCAATAAACACTAAGTATGAAGTTAATAGAGATGTTCTTAGGTTTATATCTGACTACAGCAATCTATTGTCTGCAGGACAAAATGCTATATACAATACTAATTCAGAACTTCCACCAATTATATCATATTATGGCAATTTTAACTATCCTAAGTTCAAAGTTGATACAACTCTTAAAGGCAAGTATGACATTAATGAAGAGGGTACTATCCTAATAAATCCAAACAAAGTTGGAACTGAGCCTAAAGCATTAGAGAGGGCTATTCTTGAGGCTGAAGGCTTCTATAGTGAAACAGAGATACTTGAAGCACTAAATAGACTTACTAATCCAATTAAAGTTGAAACATTAAAAGTAGGTAACAACCAATATTTATTAAGGTCTACTAATAAAGATAATAAACTTAATAATTATTACCCAGAACTTTCTAACGGTAATATAAGAATCAATAAACTTGAAGCTATGTTGGATAGACTAACCGACCTATATGGGGTTAAGTTCAATAGAGTTACAAGTTCAGAATTGAGGTTGGGAGGGTTTAAGGATGTAATTCCAGATGCTACTAGAGTCAATGCTTTCATACTTGATGGAGAAATCTATATCAATACTGATAACGCAAGTGATGATGCTCCTATTCATGAGTTGTCTCATATGTTGCTTGGTTCACTAAAGTCTACAGACTATAACCTATACTCAGCATTAGTAAACTCCGTAGAGAATCTTGATGATTATGATTTGAGGCTAGAGGAGTTCCCCAATAGGGCTAGAATGGATGCAAATGAAGAGATATTTGTAGACCTATTTGCAAAACACTTTACTGAGAACTTAGAGCTACCAGTTGATGCTAATCTAATGGATAGGGCAGAATATGAGATTAAGAGAAATATTGACTCTGCTATCTTCCCTAACGAAAGTACAACTAAGGTTAGTTTGAGTAGTATTAGTGGTAAGTCTTTCTCGGAAATCATGGACTTATTTGGAACATCACTGAATGAAACCACAATAGCCAATGCCTTTAATGGCAATGAGGCAGGAACTAATAGACGACTAGCTAACATAAAGGAAGATTTATTAAAACAAGGATTATTAAAAGAGTATTGTGAATAATGGCAAAGTGTGGATATACTCTATTAGGAAGGTCGTTTGGTTCTGAGTTAGAGTTAAATAACTTCCTACTTAACAATAAACATAGTATAGACCTTGGTAGAATATCTGATATAGTATTCAGTCTTAATAGCAAAAAGGATGAAGTAGTATCTATATTGGACAGTAAACTATCATGGGCTACTAAAATCCAGAATATTAAGAGAAATCCTAATTCATTCTTGGACGATGAAGATATAGACCCAGAATCAGTAAAGCCATATAAAGGTGTAACTTCTGCTATAAAGTTATTTAGGCAGGCAGATGGTGTTACTAGGTTTGTACCTGAATTTAAGATAGAAAACTTCAAGAAGAAGTGCTTTGAAAGGTGGGGTAAAGAAGGCTTCAGTGCAATGGAAGCTAAGTTGGTTGATAAGGAAGCAAACACTCCAGTCAATAAAAGTGATATGGAAGCTGCTTTTAAAGCACTTACTACTAAGTGGGACTTACTTGGTAAGGTAGGTACTTCACTTCATAAGGTGGCTGAGTTATTCTGGAAAGGTGAGAGTTTGTCAGCCATAGTGCAGGATGATGAAGTAAAGAATTATCTTGACCCAGTAATGGCATCTCATATGTACAGCAACATGGAGATATTGAGAAATCAGTTAATCAAACTTCATGGTAATGGAGACCCAAACAGTGTAAAGTTCTATCCAGAGTATGTAGTTGCTGGTGACACACAGGCTCTTGATGATAATGGTAATCCAATTAAGCTACTTGGTATTATCGACTTACTAGTAGTAGATTCAGAGGGACAAGTTCACGTGTATGACTATAAGACTTCTGATAAAGCTCACTTAGACTTTGATAGTACTAAGAGATTAACATTCGATTATCAGCTAGCTGTATATAGACAACTGTTAGAAAGTTATGGTTTACCAGTAAGTAGAGCAATGCTTGGAATCATTCCATTATCTATGCAGGATTTTGACGGAGCTACTGGTAACTTCTCTAACATCGTTGCTCCTACTAGTGTTGTAGGTGGAGTAAAGGAAATTAACATTGATTACAGAGATAGAAATCCCAGCCTATCTTATGATAGTGCTTCTGCATTTGTTACAAATAATGTGGAAATGGTTATGCCCGTTGAACCCGTTGAGGATTTAGTTACTAAGGACTTCGTTGAGCATATGTCTACAGGATTTGCTAAACTGTTCCCAGGATATAAGTTCAACAGGGAATTGAATGAAGCTACCCTAGAGGCTTTAAAGAAGGATGTTAGGTACAATACATCTACTGGTAAGTGGACTCTTCCAGACTTAAAGAACAGAGGTAAAACTCTGACATTCGATACACAAGCTGAAGCATATAAAGCTTTGGAAAGCTACCATGAATCGTTACTAAGTTCTAAGACAAGGGAAACTGAAAGGTTAATTGGTAACATTAGAACAGCTATCAACACTGGTAATACCAGCTTCTTACCTTTGTCTACTCGTAAGATTAAAGGACATAGTGCAGGTTGGTTTATAAAGGAATGTAGTAGGTACTGTAATGCAGAGTGGAAAGTAATGGACGTTCCAGAGCTTACATCTTTGGGTGTAATGCTACTATTTAATAAGAGAGCTAAATACTTTGATGTATTGGTGTTAGATAACACTCCGTTAAAAACTCAGCTTAAATTTACAAAAGGTTCTACTGTTCTTGGAGAATATGCTTCTAATGTAGAACTAGAGCAGAGAGGTATTCCAGCATTGGAGGGAGTTGTAGGTAATGTAGACCTAATGAAAGCTATGCTAGCCTTAAATGAATTACCTGATTTATTCAGGGAAGGTAAGTTTAAACTGGGAGAGATTAGAGTCCTCAATCAGAAAGACGAGGCTGGTATGCACACTAGTGCTTGGCAGTTATTGCAGAACTTTAATGAACTCACTAAGGATGGTAGAGCTGGTATTACAAATAATTTCTCTACTGGAAGAATACAGTTCCTAGAGAATTATCAGTTAGCTTACTATAACATGATTCAATTCTGTGCCTTAGGTAAAGAGCAGAGTAGGCTGAATAATGTGCTATCAGAGTTTGAAACTAATCCTATTATTCTTGACCACTCTATCGAGAATCTGATAAAGATGAAGAAGATGTTGGAGCAGGAGTATTCAGACCTAACTGAGACTAAGACCACTGATTTCTCATCTCCTCAAGGTATTGTGTACGGCTATTTACTTAAAGCTATTAAGGATTTAAGAGGTATGCACTATATACAAGAGATTAGGGATGGTAGTAAAATAGCCCTAATGATTGATAATCCTGATGTAATGGCATCTGCTAACCTTAGAAATATGTATAAGGTAACTACGGATGGTCTTGTACATTTGAGAACTAACCTTAATAACTTTGCTGCTGAGATGCGTACAGCTATGGAGAAGTTCTGGAAAGCTAAGGGATATTCTACTGAAAGAAGAAACTTAATTGGTGACCAACTATCTCTATTTAAGAATATGTTTGTTACTGATAGGGATGGTAATATTGACCGCAGGATGAGGGTTAAGAGTCCATTTGTAGATAGAACATTAGATGCAGCTGAGAAAGAGTTTCTAACATTTTGGTTGGATAAATTAAATAAGTATAGGTATCCAAACCTATCTGATTCAGATTTAGAGGAAATGAGGTTAGACCCTGACAGTGCATATTATGATGTTCCACTAATGGAAGCAAGCTCTGCTACTAAGGTACAAGAAGGTGGTAAGGGATTAATATCTTGGTTTAAAAGGAAGGTAGACCAATTTAGAAACCCTAAGGAGTGGGCTGACAGAATGATTACTAGTGCTTTAGACTCCGAACATGGTAAACAGCTAAAGGAGGATATGGAGAAGTATGAAATGATTGACATGTTTGAGTACAGCGACAATCCAATAACAAGAACTAACGCCCTTGAAGACCATGATACAGTCTTCTTTGAAACTAACCTTAATGACATTATATATTCTTACGCCTTTGTTAAGGAAAGAAAGAAAGCCTATGATGAAATACTACCTGTAGTTAAGGCTACTATGGTAGATATGCTTATGGAAGCTAATTTCCAAAACCTAGACATTAAGAATACAGTTGGATACACTAAGGATTATGTAAAGAATAAAATCATAGGTCAAACATTAGTGCCAGAAAATCTTAAAGGATTAGCCCATTATATGGGTATGGTTAGAAACTTTACCACTACTGCTGCTTTAGGTTTCTCTCCTAAATCTGGTCTATTCCAGATGATGGAAGGTTTCTGGAAGAATGCAGGTAAAGCTATTATTAGACCTATGGGTACTAACCAATTTGGTTGGGATGAGGTACAGCAGGCTATGAAATGGGTAGCTGGTGACACGAAAGACCATTTCAAAATAGTATCTCTTGGAGAGTTGATAAATGAGCAGTATGCTATTAATGACTTCGACTCTAACGTATATGATAAAAGGCTTAGAGGTGAGCCTGGTTTGATTAACTTCCAGGGTAAGATGCTATGGACTACTTCTGCCCCTGACTACTTTAATAGAATGACTCTATTTGTAGCTCAGATGATTAAAGATGGTTGCATGGATGCTTACTCTAAGAAAGGTAATAGTCTAGTCTATGACTGGAAGAAAGATAAGAGATTCTCTGCATATGCAACAGGTAATAAATCTGATGCTAAATATGGTTATCAAAAAGCTCTGTATGAGGCTATGATAGACCAATTTAGAAATGAGGGTTGGAAGAATGATAAAGGTCAACCAATTGGATATGATGATGATTTACCAATGGCATACACTAATAAGGAAGCACAGAGTTTGAAGTCCTTTGCTGACCAAACTTATGGTTATTATTCACATGAAACTCAAATGATGTTGAAGAGTTACTTCCTTGGTGCACAGTATATGCAGTTTAGAACTTATTGGTCAGCTTTGAAGAATAGATACTTCTTAAAGGGTGGTGTATATTCACAAGGTAATTTCCAGCAACTTGTAGACGAGAAAGGCAATAAAGTTTATAAGAAACTTGTTACCATTAATGGTGTTCAGCAATATGTTCAGACCACTGAGAATACTGGAGAACCATTTATGGTATGGAGAGGTAACTGGCAGGAAGGTATATTCGTGTCAATTAGGGAGGGATTCAAAGAAATGCTTGAAGGATTCCGTGATGATGGATTATCTGGAGTAGTGAAAGGTGCTAAAGAATTTTGGAGAATTAATAATGACGAGCTTAAAAGGGTAAGACACGCCAATTTAAAGCAATTCGCATATGATATGGCGCTTTGGACGTTGATTGGTGGTCTACTTGGATACTTCTTAACCCAACTTCTAAAGGAGCAGCAAAAGGCTGACAAGGGTAGAAATTTGAGTTGGGGAGATATAATGCTTAGGGATGCAGAAAGTATCTTCGTTTCATCATTAGCAACCTCAACTGATGATTTAGGTGCTTTTGAATCAATGCTATCACCTCTTACAGATTGGACTCCACCTTCACTTAGAATGTTAACTAATATTTGGAATGATGGTTGTGCAGTAATCACTGGAGATAAGGATTTTAGTAAGGCTGTTATAAACAACATCGGTGTACTAAGACAGACCAGAAACTTCTGGTACGATGCTAGTGAAGCAGTGGAAAGTGCAATTGAATAATGATTATTGGAATTTCTGGAAAGAAACAATGTGGTAAGGATACGGTATGTAAAATTATTAAAGCATTAGATATATGGAATAGGTATGGAGATGGAGATATGCTTACATTTGTAAAGATGTTGCTTAAGACCCCAAGTCCGCTAGGTAGTATATGGTACAAACACGCATATGCTGATAAGCTTAAGCAAGTCCTATCCATTATACTTAATGTACGTGTAGAGGCATTTGAAGATAATATATTCAAGATGTCTTACAGTGAGATAGCCAAGCCAGAAGGGGGATATTATACTAATAGAGAACTCTTACAAAGGTTTGGAACTGAGGTTGGTAGAAGTATCTCTCCCACACTATGGGTAGATGCTTTATTCACGAGTTATGGTGAGGATGACCATTGGATTATCCCAGATGTTAGATTTCCCTCAGAAGCTAAGGCTATTAAGGATAGAGGAGGTATAATCATTAGAGTAGACAGGGAAACTCTTTCTCATGACAACCACCCGTCCGAAACAGCATTGGATGATTATGAAGGTTTTGATTACAGAATAGATAATAATAATGATATAGAACATTTAGTAGATAAGGTAAAAGGGATAATGTTCCAACTAAACCTTATATAAAGCAATTAGGGCGTTACTGGTGATTAATTTCACTGGTAACGCCCTTATTCTTTTTATTTAGTCTTTCTTTTCTACATATTCAGGTTCTCTTTCGTCCTGCTGCTTCAGATAAGTAAACATTCTCTTACCTAATGCTTTGTAATCCTTTTCATCCTTAGATTTAGAAGCCCTCTTAGCCATCCTAATTAAAGTTCTAGTATTCTTTCTACTAAAGATTCTCTCACCACCTTCCAATTCCATTTGAGTGGAACCATCTGGGGCGATTACCTTCATTTTAGGTAATTCTTCATCCTCTTCAATATCAAGTTCATCCCCTTCTTTAATTCCAGAGCCTTGATTGACCTCTAATACAAATCTAACATCATCTTCCTCTGCTATATTCTCGTTCTCAGGTTCTCCCTGATATACTGATATTACTTCCATATCTTCATTAATAAAGATGATGTCAAGAGGAATTTTAGTATCTTTCATCCAAAATCCTACAGTCTGTGGTTCTTCAAAGAAGAATAACATTCCTTCATCATCTTTCATTTCTGTAACTCCTTGCAAACCTTTAATTCTTTCTTCCTCAGTTCTAGCACAAGTTACATTATACTCTCTGTCTCCTATTTCAATCTTCATTATTCAACTGTATTTAATAGTCCTGTGTTATCAACTGTATTTTCAAGAATCTCATATACAAGCAGCTTACCAGCCTCGATAGCAGCTTCATCTGAACCATCCTGCATTAGTTTCTCCAATTGCTTAGTGACTTCAAGATTGAAGATTATCTCCTCTCTCTCAACCTCTGCATGTTGCTTAATGTCTCCGCCTTTCTCTTCTGTAATAACTGGAATACCTTTAGTAGTTACTTCTTCAAACTTCTCATCTACATTCTCTAAGTGATGTTTATGAGCGTGTAAAGCACCGTCAGGGATTACATTAACTGCACCTCCGTTTTTAAATCCAGCTACTTCCTCAGCCCTAACTTCTTCCTGAATTTTCTGTACCTTACTCTTTTTACCTTTGGATAACTTAACTACTCTCTTAGCAAAGTCTCTATCCATCTTTAGTCCAGACTTACCAGCCTTTACTGTATTCTGTTGATAGCCACCATTTAGTTGTAGTTGAGTTCCAAGTCCAAGTAAAGGATTGTTAGAAGCTGTAAATGCCATTTGAGCTTCATCTGCTATGTTACTCATCTTGGATTGTTGCATCTGAGCATTGTGTATTTGTCTATTAGCCCTATTCCTTGCCCCACCACTTAATAGTCCATACTTCTTACCGCTCTTAGTAAGGGCATCATCTACAGTAGATTGAGTTCCACCATAAGATGAACCTACTTGTTCAAATGCCTCGTTGTCCTTAGTAATAGTATCAGCTTTCTTAGCACCAATAGCATTAACTAAGCCGAGTGGAGTTAGTTTAAGAAACTTACTATCTAGTATCTTATCAGCTGTGGTCATTTGGTCTGTTCCTACTCCCAACGCAGTTAATCCGTCTGATAACATTCCACCTACCTTCATAGCACCTCCTATAATAGTACCAACTCCAGGTATAGCAGATACAGCATTAGCAGCAGCATCGTAGCCTTGATTTAGTCCAGTAGTTAGTGCTGATTGTTCTTTCTGGGGAATTAGACTTCCAACTACATCAGCTATACCCCCAGCTACATTCATGGTATTACCAATCTTAGCTTTGCTAAATATTCCACTACTAGGAGTAACAGTAGAGGAGTTCCCACCAAACCTCTTTATATCCTGTATAGCCTTATTAGAATCTCTGTTGAATTTCAAGGACATACTTAATGGGTCTCCCATCTTAGCGTTAAAATCAATTAAGCTGTTAGTCGGAGCCATTATTTGCTCAGCTGATTTACCAAAGTCAGCAGCCCAGTCCTTTCCCATTAAATTCTGATAGACTGGTGTCCCATTGTTTTGTGGAATGGTGTAGGGACCCCATGTTGAAGTCCCTCCCCACTGGTATCTTTTAACTAGTTTACGCATAACTTACGATGTATAATGTTTTTAAAGCTGTTATTATAGCTAACTCGTCACCAGTATATCTCACTTTAATCTTTATGTACTTATCCCTAATTCTAGTCTCTTTTCTTTCATTAGACCATTTATTAACATCTAATGACAAGAAATCAGCACTATAACCTCGGTCTCTTAATTCAGATGGAATGTCAGAATTACTAGTAATATTTAGAGCAGTCATACTCTCAGGTAATGGATTATTAACTAGGTTAAGAGGAGGATATGTATTACCATCCTTATCTTTAACAGCCCAAGCTAATTCATTCTTAGCCCAATAAGTTATAGATGGTATTTGAATATCCCACTTATCTTCTAAGTAGTCCATGTTACCATTGATTCTACCATACTCCATAACTTCATACCATTTACCATTTTGAACTAGCACATTCGTATATCCAGCTGCTATAAGTGAGCTATATCTATCTTGAGTTATCTCTTGTAAATATCTCTTTTTAAAAGGACATGCTTTTATATGAGTAGCTATCTTAAATTCATTCAGCTGATTATCATGCACAATCTCTGAACCAGATATTGATTGGTAGTCTCTACCAGCTGATGTCATTGATTGATAATGGTCTTCAATATCGTTTAGACTATCTACCCTCGAATATAATAGTGGGAACATAACTGACATATCCTTGTACTTAGTAGTACTGTACAATATGTCTCTTTGTTCTGGTATAACATCCAAGTAATCATGATTATAAACTATATCTGCACCATTATACTGGTATAGATGCTTAGTAGCCTCTTGCCTAAAATACATATTCTTTTTGTCTTTGGCAAAGTTATATACTTCTCCAACAACTTCAAAATGGAATGATTCAGGTTGGGTCTTATTACTTATAATCTGTAAGTTATTAAAGATTTTATGTACTGATGGATTATCAACTACAATAAATTCCAGCTCAAATGGATGTTGCTTACCATACCAATAGCAAGGACTAATTGGCTTTCTAGTAGGCATTAATCCAGCTTGACCATGCTTCCAGAATGAAGTAGTTAGTAAGTCATACCCCATCTTAGTAACTACAGTTACATTAGAGTATAATGTCTTTACTACATTTCTAACTTCACCTTCAACTAAATCAGTTCCTTGATTATATACTACAGCTTTAATAGGTATTGTCCACCTACTATCTCCGACTGAATTGGCATTGACTGATACTTGATTACCATTAGTAATAAAGAACTTATTTCTAACTCTATCATCAGCAATACTATACTCAATGTTAGAACCGCTAATATCAAGGTTTAGTTGCAAGTTACCTAACTTAGCTTTGCCATCTATTACAGTTAGTACGTTATCAACTACTGCACCACCCTGCATACTAATAAGAGGGTAGTTAGAAGTTATCTTAGTAATTGTCTTAGATGTGTTTCTATCAAAACTAAAGAAGATATTATCAATATTCTCAGAATATGATGGAACCCATGAGTAGAATGTTACAAACTTCTGCATAACTTCATTGTAGCACAAATTCCATACATTCTCTTCCAATGTATTAATATCATCATAGAATGTAAACATTACATCTTGCTTAAACCTATTGTAGTGAGTTTTAACGTTCCTAATACCAATAATTGGGGTCTTCTCTTTCTCAGTAAGTGAGATATTATCATTCAAGAACTTCTGTACTTTAAAGTCTGAGATAACCTCGAACAGTTGCCCGTTAGTTCTCCAAATCTTTTTCCCGACTGTATCCACTCCATAGACGTAATAGGGAGTCTTGATGACACTCTCCGACCACTGAGTACCGAATGTATCAGACAGCATTTTTGGATTCTCTGGCAGCACGTTAGAGGTGTTTATGAAGGTATTTCCGCCCACACCTTCACCTGCAACTACTCTTTCATTTACAGGTATCAAAGCAACGCCATGTTCAAATACACAAATGATACTACCAAACCATTCAACCAGCTTAACTATACTACCATAAGTTAATGGATAGTCCCTATAGTGAGTCAATTTGAATATCCTATAACCATTTTTGAATGAGTCATTGACATTAATGTCAGAGTACATAACTCTAATATGGAACTTATTCTTAATAGCTGGAACATTAGGTAGTTCATAGTAGTACTTGTCAGATGTAGTACTGTTTATACCACCATTTATTACAAATGATTCTGGTATCTTAGATTCTCCAGTAACTGACATAGCTTGTAATGGATAGAATCCTCTAGGTTTACCTGCCATTCCCATCTCAGATGTATATGATACGTCAGTACACCTCATTGATAGATTGACGTTGCTGCAAACCTTAATAGTAACCCAGTGTCCTATCTTGATGGCATTAACATCACCTCTGTTGATTTTACCATTCTTCTCACTATCTCCTATAGTATAGTTATCCTTCCATGACATTTGGTCTACAATATCATCATTAATAGGAGCTGATGAATCCTGGAAGTTTCTACACATTCTATGTGTATAGTTACCTATGTAGCAATCACCTCTAAATAGGTTCTTAGCTATCATAGTATCTCCATCCTCATCTAAATCATCCCATAACATTCTATTACATATAGCATAGAAGGCTGATGAATCTTCATACCTAATTTCGAAGTAAGTATCTAATAGGTTCTCCTCATAGTTAGGAATCTTAATGTCAATAAGACTCATCTTATTAGTATTATATCCCTCCAAACCAATATAAGGTCCCCAACTTCCTCTTAGTAGATTACGAGCATTAGATGATTTATTTGTATAGTTATAGTAAGATACTCTCCATGCCTCTTCAGCCTCTCCAGCTCTTGCACTAAATAGCTGTTTCTTACCCTTTAATGCCTTAACATTATCACTAATAGCCATAATGTTATATGTTTCATCTTGAGTAGAATCGTTAGTAACATAAGACAGATTGTAGAAATGAGTACCACTTCTATCAAAATACTTCTTGCTGAACTGTGATTTAGCCATCTTAACCTCAAACTGAGTGCCAGTAAATAATTGATTAAAGTAAGATTGTCTTAGTTCAAATTCTGGACATAGGGCTGCATATCCTTCTAATACATTATCCTTAGCAATGTCTTCGCACCTCCTGTCGAAATCATGTGTAAGAACTCCGTCCTTGTCTAGGAATCTTTCTACTCTATATTCATCAACTCCAGAAGGAAGTACTGGTAAATGACTTGTATTCTCTAGACCTATTGTAACGGCTTGTGCTAGTGTAGTAGGTATTCTCTTTTGTCTTACAAAGAAGAATCCTTTAGTATATCTCTTTAATTCTCTGACAGCATCCTTACTAATCTTAATATCAAATCCAATAGGAACTGTACCACTCTCAGCTAGCTGATTACCATTATACTTAATTTTAACTACACCCTTAGAGTTTTCATTTTGGCTATCAAGCTTATACGTCTCTTTATTAATAGGAATGTATTCTCTATTAGCTTGAATAGTAGCTATATTATTTGTACTAGTTGGGTCAAAACCTTCCTTGAATAGAGGATAGTCTTCCCAATCTATTCTATCAGAATCACCAGGAACAGCTAATCTACTAATACCTCTAACGTTAAATACTGGTGACAAGGTATAATCGTTAAGAATATACACTACTCCTAGTCTGTAGATTTCATCATTCCAATATCCGAGCTTATTATAGATGTTCATCACATTATAATACTCGTACTGTCCTGTTTCGTCCTTGTAATCCTTATCAACCCTACCAATATTATTCTCTACATTTAACTCTGGTAAGAAGTGTAGAGATAGGTCAGTAAGCTCTTTATATTCAATATCTGGATTTGCCACATTACCCAAGAATAGCATATTCTGACAAGTAGTTTGTGTAGCTGCACTATTAACTACATTATAAGCAACGTTAATATCGTTAATACTAACAGATTGTACAGTTTCAAACCCAGTAATACTAATCTTAGCAACGTTGTTATATACAGCAAATTGCTTCATAATCTTAAATGAAGTAGTCATTTCATTTCCATCTACATCGGATGTACTTCTTGTATAATAAACTACTACATTGTTGTAAGATGAATCTATATTAGTTAATAAGAATGAAGCTGACTTATAACTGTTCTCATCTCTAATTCCACCTTGTATAGAGGATGGGTCATTCAAATTACCAATATGGCAAGTTACTATGCCTGACTCAGCTATAAAATCTGTTTCATTCCCATCTGAATCTGATAACTTAAAGTAGAATACATAGTTACCAACCCTTAAATTACCACTGGTGTTTAGTCCCATGAATGTAAGGTTAGCAATATTGTTAGTCTTCTTGTAAAGAGATATGTCAGATTCAAAGGAATATATATCGTATATATTAGTGTCGTTATCTCCTTCTCTATCTACAATCTGATATGTATTCATACCAGTAGATGAGAATCTTGTGTTAATCAACTTAGGATATGTACTTCCATCATTAAGGATAAGGTTAACTGAACCATCATAAGACTGTTGAGGAACAATGTCAATAGGATGGTTCAGGTCAAAACTTAGTAATTCTGTATCCAGGTTGATTAAACTACCTTTAGGATACACAATTACTCCGTTTTCCCTTATATCTTCATTAGTTCTTAGTACTCTTAGTGGATTGTACTCATAAACTAATGCTCCCTTCTGTTGAAGTTGATTCAATCCTAAGTCTAAGTTCAGTGACTTACCACTTAGTGATTTGAAATTCATATATTTATGTGTAAATAGATTTGTTACTCTTTAGGACATTGATAGCTAAGTCTGGTGCACCACTATTCTTACCTTTCTTCCAGGTTCCAATACGAGTACTTGGTGATTTAACTAGGATTTCGTTATAGTAACCATCAGGTATCTCTCCTGATAACTTCTCATAAGCATATGAGGTAACGAATACATTGTTAAATGACTCAGAGAATGTCCATGTATAGCCTTTCCAATCAACCAAAGTTGTAGCAGATGCAGCTTTAGGTTTGTAAGAGTTAAACGTTAAACTACCATCATTGTTAACAGTATATCCAACACTTGAATCGGCTACATAAATCTTACCTCTATCTATACCACTTAAGGAATCAGAAGTAACTGTATAAGCTGAATAAGCATTAGTATAACAGTTAAGAATATCAGCATCCTTAGAGTAGTCCAGGTCATCTCCTATAGATACTACAGTAGACATAGATTGATTCTTATGGATGCTAAATATAGGAAGATAGTTGTTTAATCCTTTAATAACAGCTGTCCATCTATTCATATGAGTCTCTATAGATGTAGTATCACTTCCCAAGAAGAAGTCTACATTTACATTAGTACCACCATTTGGAACCCCAATGTTGATAGTACATAGTGTATCAGAAGCTATGTGATATACATAGTCAAGATTGTTAGGTCCAACAAAGTTGATTGTTTTACTTCCCTTCTGTAGTATAAGAAGTTGACTTAGTAAACACCTTACCATTTTGTCAACTCTAATAAGGTTATCTGTCCTATTGGAGCCACTGGATGGTGTAGTAGGTGCTGTACGTCTAGAAGCTAAATTAACTGGATGGTGAACTCCATTTACATCTTTCCATGTTGCAAATAGGAAGTTATCTCCACCATCTGCCTCATTTTTACTACAGCTCCAGCCGTCTATGGTTCTTCTTGAAGCATTATACCACAGTGAAGCACTATCTCCATCTTTACCTCCAAATATACCCACTGTACCATTACCCATGTTAGATAGACTGGTTTGTAATCCAGTATCATCTACACCTGCACCACTATTTTGACCACTACCTACAGCAGCACCGCTAGCAGTAACAGAGCAGTTATATTCCATATTCTTATCACTAGCCAGTACGCATCTAAGATTACCATTCTCTTCTCCGAATGAGAATAATTTCTCCTTCTGTGTTAAATCCATAGATTGTTCATAAGCTGGTCTTAATACCTCTTGGCTTATAGTCTTAGAAGCCACACCTCCAGCATTAGAGTAGATGTACCTTGTAGTAGCTAGTTGTCCTACTAACTGATTATTACTCCAAGCAAAAGCTTTTGCAATCTTTGAAGTTGGGTTAGATATACTAGCAGTTAGTGTAGAATTATTATTAGGTAGAACTTCTGAATGGTCAAAGTCGCATGATGTTACACTTGGTGTAGTTCCAAAATAGTTACTTACTATTTTTTCATCAGGCTTACCTGCATACATCTTCTTATCGTAATCATATCCAACAGCTGGGGTTACTTTAACTTCATAAGTTCCAGTTTTACCTACCTCGTATTTATAACCAGAAACATCTGTATCTAGTGAAGGTACTTCTGTAATGAATTGAGATATACTTACCCTCGTAATAGGAGAAGGGGATGTAGCTGCACCTGCCTTTAATGTTAAAGATGGAACTCCTGTCTTCTTGACTGATGTATTAACCTCACTTTTAACATCCAATAAGATTCTACTCCTAGCATTACCACTAGGAAGACCAGTGTTGAAATCTGGAACTTCCTCATAGAAATCATTGAAATATCCTCCAGTATAGACTAGTTTATAACCTACGGTCTTCTTAACTCCAGCTACATATCTGTCTATTCTAACTATATAAATCCAATTCTTTTGAATTGTACTATCATCGAATGGTATAATCTCTTCAAAGCTACCATTATAGTATTCTTTAGAGATGGCATATTTATAGTTACCGTTAAGAGTCTCAGCACTTGCAGCATTAGCTGAATCAGTTAGACTTATAAAGGTAAACTCTATTTTTTCAATGTCTGAATCCTCATTTAGGTTGTAGTAATCATATCCCCAACCTATTTTCAGGTATGTATCAGTAACATAGAACCTCCACTCTCCTAACACCTCAGAATTAGTTCTAATAGCATCAAAGTCTATAGTTCCACTCTTAGCCATTCTCTCTAATACTCCATAAGGACAAGCTGGCATAATTTTATACTGAGTCTTACCTGTCTTGCCACTCTTAGTAATAGTTGACTTAACGGCAGATGAATCAGCTTCAATCAATCCAACCTCATCTGGATTATTTTTGGTTGTTCCTTTAAACACTCCTGTAGTTTCTCCAGAGAACTCTACACTGATAACCTTAGTATCATCATTACATGAATACTTTCTAATAAGGTTGAATGTATCAAAGGTCTTCAACTCAACTACTAAGATTAGTGCTCCAGATGATTTAGCACTAAATACTTGGACTAATTCTTTTGATTTGATAACATCCAGCATTGGAGTATTACTATTCTCATAAATCCACAGTCCATTGCTATATATCTTCAAGTCCTTCTCATCTATATAATCAATACTACCACTACTATTTATAACACCCAATCTTAGTTTAATTGCACCTCTATTGATTGCCTCTTTAATAGTTGCATCTATAGAATTAGTAACTATCACAAATCGGTCTCCAGGATGAAATATCTTTACTTCATCTGAATTATTAACTTGAAATAATTTCTGCTTATAGTATTCTAATTCTATATAGGGCACTGAACCCTTCATTGTGATAAACTCATTGAAGTTAAACCTAATAGGAGTGACATTTAGGTCTTCTCCCTCATACAACTGTTGAGGAGATGGAAATGAACCTATCTGACTCTTACCAGTGATTGGATTATGAGCTGCAACATATATAATACCTCCATGTTCCTTCATTCCTACAGGTACATATCCTTTATCAAGATAGGCTGTGTGAACTTCACCATTTCCCATATCATTCTGTAATACAAACTCATTACCATTGTATGTTATTATAGTACCATTTAAGCAGTTTGTTAATACATTACTGGGAGTAGTTAATGGATGTAAGTCCATTATTAAACCCTCACCAAAGGTATTAATTGCTTCTTTTCTCATATTTTATAAGTTCATAGTTGTTACTACTAATAAGTATGTCCTTGAACGTACTTGGATTATCTCTTACTAATGCAATCTCTAAATCATTGCATTTCATTGTATCTTTAAAGAATGTATACCCCATATCGGTAATGTATCTATATCTTATAATGTATTTAGACCAGCTGTAAAATACTTTAGCCTCATCAAATACTTTCATTCCGAATTTATTATGGAATATAAAATTCTTCTTCTTTCTTCCTCTTCCAGTGGTTGACTTAACTACAGTTTCATACTCATCGTCAGTCAATCCTATATAATAGTATCCATCCCACTCTTTAACTTTCTTAGAGTATAATACTCTTAGTTTCCTCCTTAACATTCTCCTATAATAGTTATAGTGTTTAATAGAATCACGTGTAAGTTGTCCGCAGTAGAACCAGTATCTAAACTTAGTACTACTAATAAGAGTATCACATCCTCTAAGATTATAGTAATATAGCATCCTCCATCCATATTCAACGGCTCGTTTAATATCTTCTGGAGGTACGGTAGGAAATTGGGCTATTAGGTCTGGTAAATAATCATTGACACTTTTAAGCATTAATAGTATTGTTTACCTTGATTTGTGTGTTCTAATATCCTATCTCTATGCTCTGGGTCAAGATATATTAGTTTTTCTCTCATAACCCCTTTAGATTGGAAGTGAAATACCATTTGGTATGCACAGAAATTAGATGCCAGAAAGTCCACCTTAGCCCACTTTCCATTTCTCCTTGCTTTAGAGAACTCCTCTCTCTCGAATCTCTTCATCTTCAATTCAGCTCTCCTAGACCGAGTCGGAAGGACAAATGTAGTATTATTTTCGATTACATCTTCTAAAACCATATTCAAGGCACTTTTAAATATCTTCTTAGCAATAACTTCTTTGTGCCTATTACCTATTAATTCCTCACATGCCTTTGATGTCATCTTCATCTTCTTAGTGGGAAAGGAGATGAATAATTCATCTATATTCATGGCATATCCTGTAGCGTAATTCATTATTTTACAAATTTCCAAGTCTTATTAAATATCTTCCTATTCCAGCTTGTCTTAGCATCCAAGATTTCATTCATATCATTCTGGTTGATATACATAGGAACTCTGGCAGCATCACATAACTTATACCATCTTTGTTCAAGGAGTTGTGCCTCTTGTAACATACCTTGATTATGTTTACTCCAGCCCTCTTTGAACCTATCAGTATAAGCACAATAACAAGCTATTGCATCCTTTTCTTTCTCATTGATAAAAGGTAATCCATCATCATCTAATAGTATTCCTTTATATAATATATTAACAGAGCCATAATCCTTATCAAAATGAAGAGTATCATTGACTCTCTCATACTTGGCTAGTTTACCACTAATGTAGAATGGGTTGTTATAAACCTTGCGCCCTTCAATGTAATTCTCAATAAACTGTGATTGATAATCCCCATTGACTGTATCATTGGTAGTATATCTCCAATCCTCAAAGTCGTATGTTACAGCTTCAATAAAATCACAATTACATGGTAATGTAACGGTTAGGGTTTCGCAGTCTATCTTACATCTATATCTATATAGTTTAGTTTGTCTATTACCTATTTTATTCCAGGCAATCAGACCTATTTCTTCGAACTCTTCTGGTGCTAATTCTATACCATATAATAGGTTAGCTTGAGCATATGCTGATTGAAAGTTTTCCATTATTTAGGAGTTTGGTCATTAGGTAATATTGGAGCAGCTAACTGTCTATAATAACGTAGCTTCTTCTCTGTCAATCTCTTCTTTATTTCAGCGTCGATGAAAGTCATATTATTAATGTCTAATGCAGAGCAACATCCATAAGTTTGTAGCTGACGAGGGTCTTTAAATATACCTACTACAGATACTTGCTTAATAACTGGAAGATTGAATATCCAACAATCATACATATTATTAGCATTGGGAGTTACGTCTATATATACATAAGGTTTGTTCTTAGCTCTCTTTCTATATTTATGATACTGCATTACAGTAGGACTTATGTACCATATAAATGGCTGTCCTTTATCTACAGAGCCTATATATTCAATACCACCTCCGAACTCAGTTAGAAGTTGTGGTATTTCAAAATGGAATGTAGGAGTACCATCTGCCTTATTTCCACACGTACAGTTCTCTATATCCTTACAGTCTACGTTAATGCAGTTTATAGACATTAATAAGTCCCTCTTAGGGATAAGTCCCTTCATGGAATACTCCTTAATGATTTGGAGTCTTTCATCTACAATATCATCTTCTAATTGTTCTATTGATAAAGTATTGGAAGTGGTATAACCTCTAAGTCCAGATACTATATCATTATAGATTGCAGATGCTAATTTAAAATAATATCCCATAAGTACAAAATAAAAAAGGCGACGACTTAAATGGTCATCGCCTTAGTATTAGTAGGTTTATTAAGCTACGTCTTCGTTATCTGCACCTGGTTTCTTGATTTCATGGATAGTACCAAGAACCTTTAGAGCAGTTTCAAACTCAGTTGCTAGTGAATCTAACACATAGAATACATGAGTAGTCTTAGATGTAACTTGCTGACCAACAGCAGCTCCACCAAACAGACCTCTATCTACCTTGTACTCGATGATGTACTGGTTGTACTTAGCACCTGGTACAGGAAGCTCTTCTTGGTTAACAGCTTCGAACTTTCTAGCCTCGATAGTAGGTAGTCTAAGGTCTTTTAGGATATGAGTATAAGTACCGAATCCTTCAACACTCTTAGTGATTTTTCCTTCGATAACATCCTCAAATACTTCATTAGTAAGTGGGTTGTTAGCAGCTGTGTTAAGTTTTTGAATCTTAGCCTCAGTGAATAATTGATATTCGTCTACTCCATGAATTGTTAGCTTGTTGCTAGATACTTCAGTCTTGATATATTTGTCACCATAGAAGGCTTGAATCTTATCAATAACTCTCTTGATTTCTTTAGCAACATCTGTTGCAGTAGTAGAGTTGGAAGCAATCTTGAACTCGTAAACGAAAGGCTTACCTTTGAATACGAAGTCATTAGAGTAGTATGAGTTTTGACTTCCAGATAATCTGATGTATAACTTCAACCTGTAGATACCTGCGCCTGGGTTAGTAATAGTGAACTCTGCCTTACCAATAACTGGGTCGGAAGCAGCTCTCTTGTACATCGCACTTACGTTAGATTTGAGGAATTTGTTCACACGTCTTACCTCAATGTTGTCTGAACCCTTAACGATTTTATCTAAACCAGTGGTTACATCTTTCAGTGAGTTTAATACAATAGTGTTAGTGTACTGAAACATAAATTAATTATTTTTTGGTTTGTGACTGTTGCTGAGCTGGATTTGCAATAGTCTGATTAACTGCTAAATTAGTTTGAAGCCTTGGGTCACCTGCGTTCTCCAATAATAGCTTTGCCAGCTCATTTATAATCTCTTGACACACATAATCTGGAAACTCCATGACTTGTGATGTATCTTCAACCATTTCAATCTGGTCTTGTGTTAGTCTAATTTTTTGAGGAGTCTTTATATAATCAACAAATATATCAGTTAGTTGGAATACAGAAGAATCCTTGCCATACCTAATTTCAAGTCTAACTTGAGATGGATTTCCATACCTATTAACTCCTGGCTGTTCTACTAAATCTACTGATTTACCACCAATGGTAATCTTAGTTGGAAGTGAACCATCAGTACCAGTAGTTTGTTGAATAGTTGTGTTTGGTGATATACTTCCTTCTCCAGCAGTAAGTCTTACTGGATTGGTAGGCATCGTTGTAGCACTATTTACGTTGTGTATGAAGTAATAAGGATTTCTATAAGAGGGTTGCATATAGAAGTTCCTTATTATTTGTGACCAAAGGTCTGAAGTTAAACGCTTAGCACCAATTTGTACATAAGTACCAGCATCATAACATTCGTATGTCTTTACTACTTTGAAATTGCATACACAATTCAAAATATGTAAATAATCCAATGGTAGATTTACTTCATAAACAGCTCCATACAGTGAGTTAGTTTGAGAACTAACAGCAGCGTATGTATTTGTAGCCAGAGTAGGCTGGAGGATGGCAGTAGATTTTAATACTCTAATGTCATCTGTTGATTGTTGGTTTACATCATAAATGTTGTACTTCTTATTAATGTATTGGTATATCGCCTTATTTAATAAGTAGTTAAAGTCCTCAAGTAAAATACTTGGAGCAGCAGTCTTATTCATTTCAACCAATGCTCCTCTGTATACTTGTTTCGCTGTCATTTAGGTAATGTTATTTCTTAGATGCACTTTCTTCTAAGTACATATCAGGATAAGTATCTCTCTTAATAAGTTCAAGTACCTTACTGTTAGTAGGGTTCTTCATCCAAGTGATTACTGCATCGTCAGTTGCACCTAATACAATGCTATCACCATATAGATAAACCTTATTCTTAACGTATATGACATTCTTGTCTTTAGCGTCAATAAACATCAATCTCAGATTAATATCCCCACCAGTATATAGGTCAATAATCTTCTCTGGAGATTTATGTGATATTTCAAGCAAGTAGTCTGTAATATCTGCGTCTGGTGCATTACGCATATTCTTACCAAGCAATCTAGCTTTAAGTGCTCTACCTTCTGCACCTTTAGGGTCTCCGTAGATGTAGGAGTCAGCATCGTGGATAAGTTTCTTCTTAGAGATTCTCTTAGCAGTATCATATCCAGGTCTTTCTACATATAGTTCAGCCGTACCATAACGAGCACGAGCCTTACCCTCAGCTATTTCACCATCAATTAGTAAATTTCCTTTAGAGTCTCTCGCATCTCTTGATAGAGCAATGAGAGGACAATGTTGTATTGAGTGCCACTCAGCAGCCTGCCATTCATCATTTAGATTGAATGTAGTACCATCTTCTATAATGAATACTTTATTCTCAGGAATAAGTGGTTTACCTTCATTTCTATCCTTATCAGAGATAATCATATCACCCTTACTATCTACTGGTCTAACACAATCAGGAAATCTACCAGTCTTCGGGTCTCTAACAGGATTCATGAAGTATTTCTGCCCAACTTTACCGAACACACTTCTTAAAATAATTATATCGTCTAAAACATCAGCCATATTAATTCGTATTTTTATTGTATATCATACATCATCTTTATAATGAGTATGAGAGGGACTATAGATTAGCCCCTCCCAACACATCTTGATTATATATTTTTATTATGCTTCTTTCATAATGAAGCTTCTGTATGGAGAGAATACTCCAACACCAGAATAACCCCAGTTGATTACCTTAGATGCAGCTGTAGTACTTGAAACAATACCAGAGCTTAGACCATCTAAACCACCCACACCAGGATACTTGTTAGTAATGAAGTCACCACCCTTTAATGTGAACATTTGGATAGCTGGTTCACCGCTAGTCTTATCAGCAGTAAGGTCAAGCATTAGACCAAAGCCCTTTTCAGAACCCCATTCACGAGAGAATGTTCTGTCTACCTTGAAAGAAATAGTGTTACCACCGATTTCGTAGCTATTGAATGTAGCACCAACGTCTACATATCCGTTAGCTTTCTTAGACCATAGATAAGTACCACAAGTTTTGAATCTAGCAAGCCATTCTGATAGACAGCTTTGAATGTCATTCCACATCTTCTCGTTGCAGATGAATACATACTTGTTACCAGTTGGATTCTCACTCTTCTCATTCATCATAGCCATAGCTGTAGTGAATGCTTCTGGAGTAAGTTTGTTGTATACATACTTAGATGCAAATCTCTCGATTTGTGGGATGATACCGTCACCAATATAGATTGGACGACCAGTGTCAGGGTCAGAGATTGTTGGTTTACCGTTCTTATCTACGTTAGTCTTATTAAATAATAGACCTTGGTTACGTACTTCAAGGAAGTTTCTTAATAGATTCTTCTCAAGAGTATCCATCTTATACATTGTTTCTTTTACAGCACCATTGCCTTCACCCTTACCAATGCTGATGAATGTTTGCTCAAGTGGCTTGAATAGAGAAGTATAGCTATCATCAACACGATGTGTTGTAATGTAACCTCTGTGTCTCTCAATGTTAGATTGATACTTAACATAACCCTCTTCATGAGCTTCAGGCATAGCGTTAGATTGGAATCTTGTAGTGTCACCAATCTGACATCCGTCTAAGTCAAGAATTGAAGAATAGTCATTATCAATTAGTCTTACCTCAACAGTCCAATAGTTATCTGCAACTCTTGTAGGTCTAGAGATAACTTGGCATTGCTGCATTGTTTTGTCAATCTTAAAAATGTCGTACTTCTGGTAATAGTTTTCTTTGAAAGCCATTACGATGGTTGTACCACCTTCACCATTAGTTGCTGGAACATCTGCGAACTCAACTCTCTTGATGTAGTTGGTTTCAACTTCCCACTCGAAGTACATACTATCAATACTTCTGTATTTGCTATTTGACTTAGAATCCATGTAGAAGATGTTTCTTAGGGACTCTGTCAAGTAAGAAGCAGTTAGATTAGGGTAAAGTCTTGAAACTATACCAAGTCTAGTTGGTTTTGTGCCTAAGAACTTATAGAAATCTTCATAAGTTCTAGTTTCGCTCATTGTAGGGCGATTGGTTACGAAATTTGCTACTATCATACTTTATAATTTAAATTTAATCTAAATCATCGATTGTTAATACTTTTTTAGCAGGGGCAGCCTTACTACCTGCTGGTTTTTTGACCACTGTCTTAGCTGCATTTGGAGCTTTACCTCCCTTAGCATCCTCAAATCCTTTATTGTAATTATACTTAGATGCTTCTGTAATCTTCTGTTTGTAATAATCAGAAATTTGACTAAACGCCTCTTGTCCTTTTAGTGCATACCAAACCATACCCACTAAGGTCTTTGGGTCATTCAATGCTTTAGCAATGTGTCTAACTCCTGCAACATCTGAATCTAAGATAAAGCTAGCAATTTCATTCATATCGTCCTCAGACAAGGTTAGTGAGGACTCACCCAAATCAATGGTATCATTCTCTTGAATTGCAGCTACAATAGTATCTTCGAACTCTTGAGCAGCCTTTTCAGCAGCTAATCTTTGTTCTTCTTCCTCTTGTTGAGCTAGCAACTCTTCTTTCTTCTTGTATTCGTTGCGGATACCTTGAACCTTCTTCTGATATAATGCTTCGTGCTGTTTAGCTAATTCTAACTCAGCAGCAGCATCCTCATCAGTAAGCTCTGGGATTTTAGCTTTTAAATCTATAAGATACAGTTCATCATCTGGAATAGAATCAACCTCATAAATAGGAGTTTCTTCTTGATTAGAAGCTAAGTACTCTTGAATAGCTTGTTGAGCAATATACTTTTTATATTCCTCTGCACTCAGATTATTCTCTCTAAGCTCGTTAATAAGTGAAACCTCATCCTCTGCTAAACCATAATCGTCATTTGACTCGTCATAATTTAGTATTTGAAGTTGTTCCTCTCTTGAAAGCTCATTGAAACTCTTCTCTTCAATCTCTCCTGTCTCGTTCTCAAACTTGATGGCATCAGGATTGATTCCTTTATCTTTTAGTAGGGTAGTGATGATGTCGTCCTCAGTTGGCTCGTTAGACGGCTCATCCTCATGAATTTCCTCTCCTTGTGGTACAGAACCATCAAGCCAAGGCTTCTCATAGGCATCCTCGTCAAACTCAGCTTCAGGAGTTATGTCTTCGTCTAATCCTACATCGTCAATGTCTAAATCCTCTAATTTCATTTCCATATTATTCCCTTTTAAAGTTATTTGCAAAATTAAGGAATTTTTAGGGTGTCCCAAAATGAAATATTGAAATTCATTAATAATTAGGAACACCCTTACTTATTACCCTTGTATTGACTTGATATAATCCAATATACCCTGTACGTGTAGACGAGCTATAGTTGCTCTACCCTCATCTGATAGTAGGTACTCTACATCTGCCTTATTATCTTGAAACAGATTTTCTGTTAAAACTGCTGGGCACTTAGTCTCCCTGCATATAGCTAGATTCTGTTTCCAATATACTTGTGTTTGTGAATATTTCCTTAGTGTTAAACCCTCTTTACGTGCTGCTTCAAACAAGCACTCTGCCAGCTTCCTACTCTTACTTGAACTGTTGTTGGAGATGAATACACTCCAACCTTTAGCGTTCATCCAATCTGCCCCGCTACCAGCAGCATTACAGTGAATTGACACCAATACAGTATTAGCTTTTCCATGTATATCACAGTATTGGTTTACTGTACGGCATCTCTGCATGAGTGGTACATCAACCTCATCAGTAACTACCAACTCAACATCAAAGCCTTTGTCTGTTAATTGTTTCTTTACCTCGTTAGCAATCTCTCTACAATATTTATACTCCCTAAGTCTTCCATCTGGACTTCTTTTACCAGGAGTTGATTCTCCGTGACCTGCATCCAATAGAATTATCATAGCTTACTAAATTTTAGACAAGTGTCAAGAATATTAAGTGTTATCTTGCCTTCCTTATCTAAGGAGTTTATAGTATCTTTAATTACCTTTAATTGTTCAAATGTAAGTTCAACTTCCTTCTTTGTCTCCGAATCAACGTTCCATGTTACCTTCCCATTGTCCTCCTTGTAGTTTATTGCTTTCTTCTCCTCTTCAGTAAATCTTACTAATCTAATAATGTCCATAACATCTACAAGCTCTTGAATACTACCAGTCGTTGGTAGTATATATATAAGAGTCAGTCTGTCTAAAATACTTAATTCTATTTTCATGTTATTCATTTTGCCATCCAACTATTAATCCGTTCACTACGTTTATGTGGTATCTTCCTTTCCTACCAGACCTATCGAAGTCAGTTAATCTTCCTGTCCAACCACCATAGTAATTGCCAACTACTGGTGCTTGTTCACCATCATTACTGATGGCGTGTCCATAAGCATCATGTGAAATCATACCCTTACTTTGTATGCATTTCGTGGTATAAATACTAGCGTGGACTCCACTGGTGCACCACAAGTTACCATCAAAGAAGCCAGCTACCGTATGTGGATTGTTTGGGTCAGCTTCTACGTCAAGTGGATAGGTTATTGGGTCATCCTCAGAACCATATTTAATTCCACTATGGGAAGATGAGAATATACCTACTATATGATTCCCTGATACTTTTATACCTATAGCATCTCTATCGTCATCTACAAAGTGATTATACTGAGTGTATATTTCCAAGAAACCACCGTAATTATCAAACAATCTCCTCTTTCCAACTCCAAACTTAAATCCCTGCTGATATCTACTACCCATGAAATCAGTCGGACCATACTTTTGATATAATACATATGGATTGGTTTTCCATATCCAGGCTCCCGTAGTTGTTGAGTTCTGCTCTATAACAAAATCCCCAATCTTTCCAGTCTTAGCGTTTATTTCACCACTAAAGTATCCAGACGTTGCATATATCTTACCTTTGAAGTACCCATCTCTAGCATATAAGTTACCCTTAGTATTAATAAACGAATTAATATAGTACCCTTCTTGGGTAACATAGTCACCAGCAGCATCTATGTGGATTTCTAGGTCTGGGTCCCACGTAAATGGTGGACGAGAACTCATTTCTGTACCATGCACTCTTAAACCTCTTGATTGAACAGCACCTTGTACATCTAATAGAGCTTCTTGGAATTGTCCTTTATCGTTAAACAGACCACTTAACTTCATAGCTGGATTACCTGCAATACTAAACACGAATTGGTCAGCATTCATATAAATCTCAGTCTTATTCCTATAGGTAGGATTACCATTCTCATCCAAGATAGGCTCTCCTTCTAAGTTAAGTGCTGGTACTTGGTCAATAGTTCCATCCTCGTTGACTACATCTCTAATTTCAAGACCTGCGTTTCTAAACTTTAATAGAATACTTTCCTCAGAGAAGTCTACAATAGAAGTACCATTATTAAGGTAGAACTCTCCAGTCAAGAATACATTCTCTCCATATAGACCATAACCGTAAGGCTGTTTAGTTCCAAAGATTTCATTGTATATTCCAGATAGATTACCTAGCCTAACCTTAGTAATCTTGGTATAGGTACACTTATATTCTTTATTCCTAAATAACAGAGCTGAGTCTATTGTAGGAACTTCAGTTAAGAAGTAACCATACTCAGCTGGGTTATTGAGAATCTCCTGAGTAATTTGATTGTTCTCACCATCATTTATAAGGACTTGATTCTTACCCTTAGTCTTTAAGAATATCAATGGGTGTTTCTTATCAATCTTACCTCCGAAGTTGTCTGGATTTACACTACCTGGGTTAGTAGTCTGATAGTAGAAGTCACTAGCATCCTCTCTTACATATATATCACCTTTCTTCTTAATATTAGCTTTCTTAGTAGCCCAAGTAGGAGTAACATATAATACAGAATAGTCGGGTCTGTTAAGTCCAGCTAATACATCAATGTAAGGACCACAATCGTCAGTAGATGTAATATAAACAGCATTCTGTCTTTCAATATTGTACATATTACCCATCTGAACCATATCATCATCCTTAGCTATATCATCAACTCTTTCATCCTTTGAAATAGCATTTCCATCAGCTTTACCATTATCAGTAGTTCTTGCAGGCTCATACTCATTAGTATTTGAGTTGTAGAGCTGTTCAGTCTTGTTATACTGAGTGTCATTAAAGCTCTGCTCAAACTTAATTAAATTACCTTCATCATCGTAAGATACCTCTGTATACGTATCAAATACTGATAGAGCTTTCTGCATTATATATGTGTAGGAGTCTACTTGCACAGTTACAATAGCATCATAGTATTTAATGTTACTATTACTATTATTGTACTTCTGACACCTAACAATATCTCCAGGTTTAAAGTAAGGATAATCCTCGTTCTTGCACTCTACTACCCATATATTAGATTGTGAGGGCATTCCTGTGTCAGGTTTTTGAAGTCCAAAGTACTTATAATAGGGATAGACACTATATAAGTTGGAACCATCACTAGATGTCTTTCCATCCTTTTTATAGTTCACTTCTCTACTTTTAGGAACTATGAAAAATTGTGTCCTTTTATTAAATGAGTCTACGTTAGCCCATTTAGAAGGTTCAGTACCTGACAGTGGGTCTCCTGGAACTTCTTTCCACTCAATAACTTCCCTTGACTTACTTATGAATATAAGTTTAATATTACTTTTGTAGGTATTGAATACCTTCTCAGTAATTATACCAGGACTAGGGTTGTTAGTATTATATTCAGCCCATGACTTGTCTAGTACGTTTAAATCATATAGACTACTCGGACCTTTAAACAGTGGACTATTTATTACTACTGTTATGTCCTTAATATAGATTATGAAGTTGTAATCTACAAAGGCTTTAGGGGTGTAGGTTCCACTAGCATTAGCTAATTGTGTAGTAAATTTCTCTGTTACTGAATAATTGGTACTTAAATCATTAAATAAGAAATAATTATTAGATGGCATCAACTTCTCAAGATTACTCTTTGCATCCTCTGTTCCCCATGTACCTATTCCTTGTAGGTCAGCTTGAGTTATGATTTTGGGTTGATAAGCTGCTGTACATTTACTAGAGTTACTAACCCATAAGCTACCATTGGTTGCACTAATCTTATTAATAACCATCTCATACACTCTCATAGCTTTACGAACTACAAGATAATCTACAGTTAATGTATTAGTATCAGCATCAAGTCTCCAACCATAACCTCCAAATCCAGATGCAAACTCTGGAGAAGTTAAACTACCACTTGTTACTAAGTCACCATACATACGAACATTTTGGTTAAATGTCCAATTATTCTCGGAAACACCTTTACCCTTAAATGTCCAATTACCTGTAATGTATTCATCTACTCTTTTCTTAGCCAAATCATCTGCAGCATAGCCGCCTATAAATTCGACGTTTAGATTGTTTACTAACCTAGAAGAAGCCACTATTAAAGGAGGTCCAACAGTATTAATCTCTAACTGTCCTGTCATTGTGTCTCCCTTACGCCTTACATAACCATCACCAGCACCCTCTGCTGCCTCTATTAAAGCTACATATCTCTCATCATAAGAAATATATAGAGTAGTTGTAAGTGTGTTATAAACGAAGAATCCATCTCCAGGATACTCCATCTGCTCCATCTCAAGTAAGCTCCCAACTATAATAGTCTGGCTTTTAATTTCTGATTCTGTAGCCTTATCAAGTAATGCTAAAACATCACTCAAAACTCTTGAGCTATTACCAGTCTTTATATAGACCTTACCTAGAGTTTCAAGTACTAAATCAGTGTACTTATTACCAACTATTACTTTGTCACCTCCAAGAAATGACTCTGTTCTAATGTTGTCCATTGTTCGCTTTCAACGTTTTAAATATTTTCTCGAACTCATCAATGTCAGCCTCTCCAAACTTAATCGGTTTACCGAATAGCTTAACGACATATCCATTTTTAGCACGAGTCTTCATAACGTCACGTAGCGCATTACCAAATAAATCTATATTTATATTACCACCCTTATCAAGGAATGGTTCCAAATACATTCCATACTTGTCCTCCATATTATTAACTACGTAAGTTATGAGAGCGTCAGTACCTATTGTGTTTATGCCAAATAAGTTACTTACCAAGTTTTTAGTGAATGTGTTTGCTGCTTGAAATAACAATTCTTTATCACTCATTATTTAGCTGTTTTATTCATCATGAGTTCTTCAAATCTCTTTTTCATCTCTGGGTCACTTTCCATTAATTCTAATAATGTATTAACCTTCTCCTCTTTAGCTTTTATCTGTGATTGTATAAACTCCTTACTCTTCCTAATAGTAGATAGTAGGTTCTCTGCTGCTACCTTACCATCTGGAGAGTTTACATACTCTGCACTAAACTTAGTTCCTAAGAATGACATAAATCCTGCTTCATAGGTTTGTTTAGCCATTTGATATTCTTGTGTTTTAGCCAATACGTTCTGCTCATCAACAGACAACGACCCAACCTCCCTGTTTATTTCATCAAGGATGGGTTGAGTCTTCTGTTGTGCTTGCTGAGCTTGCTGCATAGTGCAAAGTTAATGATTCTTAAAGGTCATACCAAAGAAATATTGTTAATCAATGTTAACTACAAAATAATTGTATTAAAATATTTAAAAATCATTTCTATGATATAACTAGCTTATATAATTGGTTATAGCCATTCAGCAGGTACTAATCTAGACTCTAATTGGTCAGCATTGGTAATGTTACTCTTCTTAACTCCAGTTAAGTATCCAGATACAATATTTAACACAGGATAGGTTGCAGAGGTGAACGTAGGTACTGCACCTTGTAACTTAGTACAATAGTAGAACATACTACTAATGTCATTAATATTGTAGCAAGTCTTCAGTAGGTCTTCAGTAATTAAAAGTAAACCGTAATTACTGTCTTCCTCTGTACTTGCAGTTGATACAGCAAATAAGCTAGAAGCATCAACAATTCTATTGTTATTCTTAAATATGTTGGCGAAATCAATTTGAGGATATATCTCCTGAGTTCCAGCAGCATTATACGCCCTCTTATCGAACTTACAATTAGCCCACAATTCAGTAATAACTTTTAGGTTAGGATTATTAGCAAATAGGTCACTATTTACATCAACACCAACTTCTAAGATTGTCTGTGAAAACATACCTGTAATATCTTCCAACCTAGTATTATATTTAAACAGGTCTGGTGGGTATTTGATACCTCTAGTGAACGTATCTCCTTGTAGATTTACGAAAGCACAGAATCTTGTAGTTCTAAACACTCCAAGCAGCTTTGGTGTATCTACAAGTGCTTCAAACAGTTTACATGGTATTCTACCTATCATACCATCCCATTTACCAGTTTGTTCTATAGTCCAATCTCCAGAATCAGGCAAGAACTTCCTAACTTGCTCTGGATAGTTGAAATCAATCATAGAATCTTCCAACGTACAGTCAGCATGACAATACCTGAATAGGTCAGTAGGAATCATATAATTCTGATATCCAATCTCAGCACGACCATTACCTGCCTGGCTAATAGCAGTCTTTTGTTGAGTATCATACTTAAAGTATTTCTCAGTAAGTCTTGACTTAACATCAGCTAAACCACTCTCAGTACTAGAAGCACCTTCCCATCCATAACCATCAAGATACCAAACATCAAATGCTTGTTCTCCTGGATTATAGTCAGGACTTGAAGTATCTTCGTTCCTATCATAGTTATATGACTTCTTCATGTTGCTGACATCAAGTTTAAATGTTACTCTGTTACCAGCATTCTTAATAATATGGTCATCCCAAGTTGTCCATGTACTATTAAGAATTAACTCTGAACCTATGTCAATAGTTCTGGTTTCATCATAACCTAGACACCAACATCCCTTAAATACTCCAGCCATATTAGTTATGCTATGCCTAATAGACTTAGAGCCATCTGAGTTGTCTTGGCTCATAAAGAATAATCTATAAGGAATGTATCCGAAAGTACCACTATTTTCAAAGGCAAATGACACATCTTGTAAAGGACAGTTCTTAAAGCCTTCTCCCACTAGTTTTAATTTAAGATTGTAGCATCCACTAAATAGACTCTTGATGCTAGTTAAACTAATACAATCATCAAACATACCAGCAGGTGGGAATTGATATATCTTACCATCGTTGTTTAGGTCTATTCCTTTAAAGAATCCCTCAATACTATTCAATATTTTACAATTCTTGAATATATTAACAGGAATACTCTGAGCACCAGCTTCATCAGAACATTTAAGTCCAGTAAGTATACCTATAGCCTGTCTTAATATTCCGCTAATGCCTTGGAACATATTTCCCATCTCTGATAGATTTACTAATGCTTCTCCACCACTGTATTGGAATGGGTACTGGATAGAGCTAAATGTTGGGATGTACCATGTAGTACCTCCATCATTGATAGTTTGACTTATGCCACCAAACACATTAGGTCCAATCTTTCCAACTAACTTAATACCAGAGTATAAAGAGTCTGTTAGAATTAAGGATTGAGCAACCTTATTAATTGTATGGAATAGATAGGTATTACCATTACTATCTGAATCTACAGTCATTCTAATCCAACTACATCCAGTGAATACACCTTTTGGATAAGGGCTTACTAGATTTCTTAGGTTTGTAAAGAATGTCTTAGAACTTAGTAATCCATCTGTAGGTACAGCAGCTCTTGTATTAGCACAGCTTCTCAACTGTTGACAGTTTCTAAACATATAGTTAATCTTTACTAGAGGACTATACTTACCATTAGCTGGGGCAAACACATTGTTGTCTATCCACTCTAAGCTAGTGCTATCAAATGCAGCTTCTGCATCAGTAAGCTTAGGTAAGAAGTCTAATACTCCCCAAGTAGAATCCTTAGATGTACTGTAATCAGATGTCCTAGAGAAGAATGGTCCAGTTAGGCTTGTTCCACTAAATGCTTCCTTGATGCTGTTTACATTAGGGCACAGTCTAAATAAGTCATACCAAATATCACCAGTAACATTTGAACAACCTTTGAACATACCTTCTAATGAAACAACCCTATCAGTTAATCTAACCATTAGGTATTTAAAGTCATTATAGGATATTCTAGCACATCCTTCAAATAAGAAGTAGACATCAGTCAATTCTTCTCCAAATGATACATTGGTAACGTTATTTCCTTCAAGGAAGACATCAGTACCATATTGAGTATACACACTATCTGGATTTAGATAGAACTGACTACATCCTCTAAATATCTCACCACCCTGAAGAGATAGGTGTCCGATTACTCTCTGTAATGAAATACAATCTCTAAATGCACCTCTTGGTATTTCTATAGGATTTGTCTTATCATTCTTACATCTGACCTCTACTAATTGTTTACAGCTAATAGCCTTGATACTTTCTAAGTCTGGGAATGCAGTCAAGTCTAAGTACTCTGGAGTTCTATCATTATACTTTAATGTAGATAATGATGTATTAGAAATAACTAGTCTTCTTAGGCTAGAGAAGTTAGGTTTACCATTAACATATAGAGATGCAAGTGTAATATCACTAGTCTTAGTATAGCTTAGGTCTAGAACCTCAAGATTCCAAGCACCTGTTAACTCTAACTTTAGAGCAGGGTTATTCTGACCAGGAATACTAAATTCCTTCATACCAGGACAGTTATCAATAGTAACCTGAGCCAACGGACTGATAGAGTTATTAACTGAAGAATACGGAATCTGAATGGTTTCCATCTTCTCACAGTTCCTAATAGTTACCGTTCTCACATTAGGTGGTATGTTCAGAGTTCTTAATGCACCGCAGTTATTAATTTCTATTGAAGTTAGCTTTAAACAATCATCAATAAGTAATGACTCAAGGAAAGATTGGTTCTCTAACTTCAGATTAGTAATATCTGTTCCAGACATATTTAATGTCTTCAACACAGCAGATGTTGGGAATGTAATCTTAGTAATAGAAGAGTATGATACATCAAGTTCCTGAATTTTACGACAACCGCTCAGGTCTAATGTATATGCAGAAGCAGTAGAACCAATAAGTCTCACCTTACTTAGATTCAACTTCTTAATATTCTTCAAACCTATATCATTAGCCTCATTATATACTCCACCCTGGAAGAAATAAGCAGCATCCACATTACTTAGTCCACTTAAATCTAACTCTTGTAACATAGGTAGGTTAATATTGTCCAAACCTGTCCAAGGGTAACTCTTAAACTTAGTAAAGTCAGTAATGTACTTGTTAGCATACATATATACTACTGTTTCACCAGTAGGCATAGGTAAGATAACTGATGTTGGAGTGTCTGTAATCCAGAATGCACCAGTAGTCTTATCATGTGAATAGTGATAAAGTATCTGACTACTTGCAGTAATATCAGTACTAAATCTAATTTCAGTAGCGGAACCAGTAGCTTTGTTAGAAGCCCATAGTCCAGTAATAGGAGATTCAATAGTAGTAGGTAATAGGTTAGTATTATCCTTGTAACCATATACTCCATCTAAGAACATTATTCTCTTTCTAAACCAGTCTTTAACGTGCATTACACGATTACCATGTAAGAACTTTAACTGACTAAAGTCAGTACTATCTTCATATTTACCAGTGTTTGGGTCATATGTTTTAGAAATAGCAAGGTATTTAATCTTATAGTCATAGTTAAACATGATAGAACCTGTCTTCTCTGTATATGATTGATAGTAATCCTTAATAAATTTATCAGGGTCAGGGAACAAGTTAGTTCTTAAATTCACATATAATGACTCTAAGCTAGTTCTATTCTCTGTACTACCACTATCAATTCCAGCTAAGTTTTCAAGTACTTCCCATATTCTATTCCACCATGAAGCAAAGTACTGTTTATAACTATCAGTTGATACATAGTTCTTCTCTTGAGTATACTGAGTAATACCAGTATCCTGTGAAGCAATATTATACCACCTATGTAGATGTGCCCAGTACTCTACAATATCTTGTCCAGCATTGTTTAGACCAAAGGCAGTATCCATATCGTAGAAGCAACAATACCATACATCTGTACCCCAACTACGAATAGTTAAGTTCTTACACATAGAGTCCACACAACCAAATAGTAATGCAATCATAAAATAAGCACAAGCATTATCCCAGTTTAGATGCTGGTCACAAGCACTAAAGTTATAATAAGCATTCTTATCCAAATCATAGAACTCTCCAGGAATAGGTTTAGTTGGAGTTTGTCCAGCATCATCCATTGTATATTTCTGGATACGAGTAAGAGCCATATTAGCCATCTGAGTATAGAACTTCTGTACTTGATTATAACCGATTGATTCATCCCTAGATGTGTACATTACATCACCCATGAACTGAACAATCTTCATATCATCCTGTTGGAAAGCTCCTTGAGCAGAAGAGTTTTGGTTTATTTCTACAGAATATACACCATTACTTACCCCAGTGTTCCATCTATTAGCATCTTCTGTGTAATCAGTTACTAATGTTGGTCCGTCTTGGTTCACTTTAACGTAGTCAGTAAGTAACTTTAATCCCAAGTTAAAGAAAGCATACCTACCTAAGTTGAAGTTATAAATACCACAGAACTTAGGTTGTTTAATAGTACCATCAGCATCTGGAGCATATCTAATAAATAGTAATACTGGGAAACCTTCAGAGGTATGCTTAATCTTACCTCTAATAGCATTAGCTTTATCTGCATCACCTCCCCAAACATCATTACCTAATGACATAGGTGGAGTTGCTCCGAATGGTGTAATAGACTGTCCAGAAGAGTTTTTAGCTCTACCATTAACAATCTGACCAATTACTACGTTATTAACGTGTGCAGAGTCTACTACGTCAGCCTTTAATGTAAACTCATTCTCTGGCAACCAATCATCAGTAGGTTGGAATAGCATCTTCTTACCAGTCTGGTCTACATCACCCATATAAATCTCAAAGTTCTTAGCATTATAAGATAGTGAAGATGTACCTTGTAGACCAATAGTAACACCATTGTTCTCTGATACACCACTTGGAGTTGTAATAACAACCTTACCCTTACTATCTTGATAAGTAATTTTAACGGGGAATTTCTTGCCCATTACTTCTACCTTATCAGATGCAGAGAATATTGCAGTTGAATATGGTTCAAATAGTGTAGGGCTGTTAGATGTTTCCTCTACTAACACAATAGGATAAGGTGTGTTAATTTCCATTTGCTCTACTAACTTAGAGTATAATAACTCACCTGTTAGGAAACCACCCTTACCTCCATCCAGAGTCTTATCCCATATTAAGCAGTTACCTGCACTATCAAATAGATTCTTAGTTCTTAACTCAGCATCTAAAGATGCATCTATTTGTCCTCTTACAAGTCTAGCTTGTTCAGTTGCAGATATGTAATTCTGTACAATAGCATACTCACTCTGTGATGACGTGTAAATCTTAATGTCATAAATATTAACATCAGAGAATCTACTTCTAACTCCGTTGTCGTTTCTACATCCGAAATAGAAATCAGTACCAAACATCCAGTCAATATCTGACTGTAGTACTCTACTTACAGCAGATAATACACCGTTGACATAGATTTTAAAGTACCAAGCATTACCTGATAGTAATGATACGTCTAAGTCTACAGTAAGTAACTCATTCTGCGGAAGTTTAACTGTAAGTGTATCAGCAGAACCAATCTTACATACAGCCTTCTCTAATGATATTTCATAACCAGTTTTTAATTCACCATCCTCATACTGACCTATACCGCATACTACTTCTTCTGGATAAGAAGAGGCGTCTGCCTTATAAGTGCATGAGATATGGAATCCCATAGGTTGGAAGAATGATACACCAGCACCAATATCAACAGCAGGGAACATTTGGTCAGCTACTTCAAGATAACCATAAGCTTCACCACTTAATCTTGTTGCAGGTATCTGGTTCACTCCATCAATGTCTTGTATGAAACCACTAGTCTTACCATTCACACCTTTTAGAGTAAAGTTTACTCCATCTGGGAACTTAGATGCAAATGCACCTTCATATATAAACTCACCACTATTCTTGATAGGATAGTTCCATGTACCAGTTGCAGTATTTGGAAAACCAGTAATCTTACTAAAGTAAGCAAGTAACGTGTGCATGTCATTATTTGCATATAGCTCTGTACTTACACTTTCTACTATTCGACAAGTAACTGTCTTAGTATATTGAGCAGAAGTATCACCAGGGTCATTTACTGCATATCCAAATAGAGTGATTCTTAAATACTCATTAGCTTTATTAACAGCTAGGTTTACAGTACTATATACGAACCTATTAGTCTCGCTCTTATTGATATTCTTAATTGTACCAGTGTCAAGTAACTCTACCTCTCCGCTGTCATTCATTAGATGAATCTTGTAATCCATATTGAATGAACTATACTTACTAAGACCGTAACTGAAGTAGTAGCTAAATCCTAACTGTGAACCTTGACCATACTTAGTTAAATCATCAATAGTCTCTCCAGGATTTGAAGAAGGGGTAAATTCTGTAATATCCTCAGTCACAATAACCAGATTATTACTATCAGCTACCGTAACATCAAACTTAATTTGTTCAGATGATAATACTTCTCCATTAAGAGTAGTACTAGCCTGCGCTATGAAGTAGAATCTTTGACCTGCTTTGGGATTAAAATGTTCACTTTCAAATAACAGTTTACGAGCATCGTAGCTTAAAGCTCTAATAGCAGTAGTAATGTTACCCACTCTAGCTACTTCAATACCATTAATAGTCATCCAGAACTCTGCTGGACTTTGTAAGATATTATTAGTTACAGTATAGTTAAGAGGTACTTCTGCAACACCACCCATATACATAGTCTTAGGTGGTATAGACTGAATCTCTAAAGAGATAGCGCCAGCCACAATCTTTACATATGTAGGAGTAGCATATACATTGTCATTATCATAGGCAGATAGTTCTACGTCAGTAGTTCCAGATAATCCAGTAATGGTAATATCTGTTCTAGCCATAGAGTACTTCTTCCATGTTCCTAATGTTTTGTTGGTAGCTAAATCTTTAGCAATTACAGTAAATGACTTTTTAACACCACCACTCTTAATCAAGATATTAAGTGTAACAGTATTAGTGGCTGTGTAGACTGTGCTACCCTCAGCTACATCAATAGTATATTCGGAGCCGTCACCACCGCCTCCATCGCCACCACCTCCGATTGCACCATTAAGGTACACCCAGGCTAGGTTTTGTTCTAACTTAGTCATTCTATTATCTAGCTTTGTAAAGCCATTGTCAATAGAAACTGATTCCCCAGCTTCATTTAAGAAGCCAGGGTTTGTCAGTTCCAATTCTGAAGCATTAGAAGCACCGTCGATTACCCATCTTCCAGTTACTTCATCATAATGTTTTATTTTCATTATAATGTCTTTTCAATTACTATATTGTTGCTTGGATTGGTAGAACCATTACCTCCCACCTTTTTAAGGTCAGTATAAGCTATAGGTACATTATACTTGTAAGCCCAAACTTTAGTATTATCCTTTAGTTGAAGCTTGTATGATTTACCAAGTATTCTCTCCCTCGAAGCTGTTGTCATAGAAGGAGTCTCAACCTCATCACCACTACCTATATTCCATATAATGTAATTAGGATATTGCTGTGCTGAGTTAACCTTTACTGTAGCAGTATTAGTTGTATTGTTCTCAATCTGACTAGATACTGGGTAGTATTCTAACAACCAAGGAATATTCTTTGCAGGTAATTCCTTATTAGAAGTTAACTTATATCCAGTAGCCTGGCACATTACATATCTTACATAATTCAAGCTTGCATCAGTGGAGATTTGAACACATTGTCTTTCTCTATCTGGTAAGCTAGTATGCCATGAAGGAGTTAAGGAAGTATCGTAAACGATAGGTTCCATTGTCCTACTTGGGTTCTCTCTTATATATCTTGAATTGGCATATGTATGTTTGTGACCACATAGGCATAGTTTAAAATCATTATCTTGCATCCATTGGCTGAACCAATAATTACCTACTGTATTTAAGTGGCTGCCACCTCTCTTGATGTTTAGGTCTTTGTCATAAGTTCCACTCTCATTCTTCTTTAGATAACTCATAATTAAGTCAGCCGTAATGATAGTAAATGGAGCTTCGTGACAGAACGCAACCTTCCACTTAATTTTAGCATCAGCTGCGTGTTGTGCCAAATCAGCAATTGCCCAGTCTTTTAAGTCATTATATACATTCACACCAGTTATATCTCCGAACACGTCTGTCCTCGCTAATTCAGTGATTTCAGAGTTCATAGACAAGAAATAGGTGTTTCCATATACGAAACTATAGCAGCAGGGGATGTACACTCCAGCAGACGAAATGGGTACTGTATAAGGGTGTTCAAATGTAAAGAAAAATTCTACATTTGCTGGATTGGTCTTACTCTTATCTTCACCATCTCCTAATGTGTATACGTCTACAGGAGTCAAATCATTATTACCTACTGAATACATTTGTTCCGTGTCTCTGTAGATAACATCTCCACCTTTATAATAGTCAATCCATTCATTGAATCTATTACCATTCTGAGTTTGGTCACCAGTATTTAAGCACCATTCATACGGATTCTCAGCTTTATCAGAGTTGATGTACTCTGCACTAACTCTCCACATTTCATATTCCTCTGCATTAAATCCTTGCTGGTCACTTACTTGTAGGAAGTTAAATCCCCTTTCAATAACCCTATCTCTATTTCTAAGAGTAAATGACCTTTCCTCAGTCCATGCTCCATCTCTACCTACCTTGTAATAATACTTCTGTGTATCAGTAGGTTCATCAAAGTCCTTAATGAACTTATGAACTGTAAATGGAGTGCCATCTGTAGTTATGCTTCTAATCCTATTGTAAATTTTATTAGTCCAATTCTTGTGGTTGGCAGGTCTGTTAGGATTTTGACTAATGCCTTCTGTATTGAAGTCTTCTTTCTTGAAAGATTCAAATTTATTTTCTGGAGTATATTCTTCACTATCTTTTCTTATCCAGATATATTCATCATAGTATCCTACTGACACCCAGTTAAAGCATCTTGTCTTATGAGCATCATGTCCCAATGTACAAGTAACTATGTTAGGAGCACCCTCTACTAGTAGATGCTTGTTAAAGAATATATTCTTATTCTGTGATGAGTTCTTCGGAGTATATTCTTGAATGTCAATAGCAGGATTAATTTTGTCCATATTAATATATGTCCAATCCTTAACATTACTCCTAGCACTCAGAGCTTTAGTAGCTTGCTTTACTGGGTCCATATTATAGTAACGCATTAATAATACATTACTTCCCTTAGTAGCAATAGGGGATGTTTCACATGGCATTGACTTATCATTATAGCTACCTATTCCGACTAAATCAACATACCATTTAATAACTCCGTTAGTAGTCCAAGGTGCAGTACTATTCATAACAGTAGTCTTGAAGTAGTCTGTAGTCTCTTCACTACTAATATAGAATGCACAGTCATGGCTAAATTTGATACAGTCATCTTTACTTGACCATATACTATGAGGCTGTACTCCAGCACCTGTATCTCCAGCAATCTCAAGTCTTGTATTGTTAAGGGTTGCATCTTTTGTCCAATACATATCAGGTTCACCAACTCTAATTAGTGTAGTATTGATGTTCTCTACAGAACATTGAGCACCCTTAATTAAGAATGTACCTTGAGATTTAAGAGTACCAACTAGAGGTAATGTAACCCAATCTCCACTATTTCTTTCTGTATAATGTAAGAACAATCCCTTTAGATTTAAGTCTTTCTTACCAAGGTTACACAACTCTACGAAATTGTGAGATACTGGATTGTAGTCCTTATCCTCTGACGTTCCTCCACAATACACCATATTAACATAAATCTTTGGAGAATCTTTAGAACCTACCTCTTCTGGGATGATAGGGAAATATGGAGTAGTGTAGTAAATTCCAGTACCTTGAGTCTGAGCGTTACCAGCCAAAGTATTCTTATCTAATCTATAATCATGTATATCTAATTTACCATCCTTAACCTGAATAAGGAATGTATTCTCTTTATTCGTCATGTCAGCGAACTCAATACCAATAATCTTGGTTTTAGCTCCACTACCACTTCCAATGACTTCGGTTAATATTCCATCCATTGTTTCTGGGTCTGGTCCAGGTCCTGGGTCTTCTCCACCACCTGTGCTACCTATTTTAATTAATTTATAAGTCTTAGGGTCTTTAATCCATAATGTCTGAGTATCATAACACCATAACAATTCTTTAGGTAGAAAATCACCTTTATTAGCCTGCATTTCTGCATACGTACCACTTTTAATACATATATGCTTAGCATTAGGTAAATACTCTTCATACTCAGTTGGCTCAGGTGAATCAGCAAGAACTATATCCTTATTAGCTTCTTGAGTAGCATTATCCTCCTCTTCTGAAGTACCATAATCAGGTTCTTCATTAGGCATACCATCATAAGTATATCTCTGATTGTTAGTAAAATCACCCGAATCTATCTGGCAATTAAATGCAAACTCTAGTTTACGTACCTTGTCTTGCAATACTGATATAACCTTCAGCAGGTCTTGAATTACAGTACTACTTGTCATATGTTCTTTATTCTCAGAAGTATCTATCCAAATACCTCCCTTATCTTCAGGTGGTGTATCCTGTATGTAAATTTTGGAGAAGGACTCCCATACGAAGCCGTTAAAGTAACGTATCTCATTGATTTCATCAACGAATACTATCTGTCCTTTAACTCTTAAATCGTCTCTGTCTAATAGTTCTTGTAAGGTTTCTACAACCACTATAGACATTCCTCCGCCTCCACTTCCTCCACCTCCTTGTACTTTCCATACATTCCATACCCCACTGTAGAATTGGTACATATGGTTGTCGTCAGGTGAATTTTTAACGTAACATAGCATACCTTCCTTTAGCTTATTGGTATTTAGGAAGGCTTCCATATCACTCATATTGGTAACTTGGATGTAACCACCACGTAAGTCATTAACGTCAGCTAACGGAAAGTTAGCATTGTTTTTGGGTTTTAATTGACCAATTACCTCAATATATTCATTCATGCTGATAAAATAAAAGGGCTATGTATAACCTACACAGCCCTCGTTTATTACATTACGCTACAAATAAGCTATAAAGTACTTCTAAGAAATCAGCTGCATTCAACTTTGTTCCATTAATTTCAACATCGTTACCTGCATTAACCTCAATAATTTGAGCAAAATCATCTTCGCTCAATGTAGTATCAATTTGTACTTCTTCTTTTCCTCTCTTATCAACGTAAGCATTATACTCCTCATTGATTTGCTTATTCCAAGCCTCAACTTGAGCTTTATCTTCTTCAGTTTTATTCTCTTTCATTATCAGTTCTTGATAACCTTTAGGAGTTAGTTCCTTAACAGCCTCTTGTAAATCCTCTTCAAGCTGTTTTCTTACTTTACCTAACTCAATTCTCATACTCATTAACCTTACCTTTAGGTCTTTGCTGAGTTCTTTGTCTCCGTCTCTAAGCAGTACCTTAGTGATAAAGTTGTGCTTAACCATCATTTCATTTACTGTCATAAAATTAAACTGTTAATTGTTGTTTTAAAGCCGTTACTGTTGCATCTAACAAGTCCATACCTTTATCCTCTAAAGAACTAGGATAACTATTAACACTCTTGCTAATAAGTCCCTCTCCTTCTTCAGAATAACTAAATCCTCCAGTGAAAACATCTTCTAATGTGAAGAAAGACCCTGAGAAAGTAGTAATTTGGTTATCTCCAGTAATCTGTGCATCGCCTTCCAATTTAAGGTGTGCATCTTGATTCTTTACAGTGTACATTACTCTTTTATTAAGTAATTCCATAATTAAATTTATTTAAAATTAATTTTATTCTAAAATCTTCTCTTAAGTTTTCGGGTGCTAAGTTAGTGATAATTTACTAATATTCAAAACAAATTATCTTAAATATTCATAACTTACCATGATTGAGGAGCGTACACCATCTTGAATACAAAGATTGTCTTTGGTCTCCAATCCTTTGATTGACCATTACCTGAGTAACCAGTTCTCCAGTTACCTCCTTGTCCAGCAGAAGTTGTACCATCTGTAGAGTGATTCTGACTTCCATCTGGTCCGAACACGTCCCTATCGTTAGCATTATCTGACCTATGGCGTCCAAACCAGTGAGCGTGCTTAGGCATTTCGTAACCAGTAATGGTTTTACTATTAGCACCAGCTGTACTACCAATCCTATTACTTTCAATCTCACCACCACCTGCTGTATACATACCATTACTATATGTATTGATTCCATTGCGTGCTAATACGAAGTCAGATAGGTTTACAGTATAGGTCATTGAACTAGAAGTAGCCTTGTATGACACACTTGACTTTCCTCTACCACTTGAATCAAATAGCTGATTCCTAAATGTAGTATAGTCTGTACTAGTACAAGTATAGCCATTTACCTGGTAAACATAGAAATCTACTACCTCTCCAGGTACTCTTCTCTTATTTAATACAGAACTAATATTTCCAGAATGGTATATAGTATACTTTGCACTTCCGTAAGTTAAAGGGGCATTGTTATAACAAATATTTACTCCCCCAGGTGTATTTCTATATCCAAGATGTAAAACATTACCACTATTTGTAGCATTGACTTCATTTGTATTTCCTATAACTACCTGCCCAACTTGAAGGTTCCCTGTCATAGTATCTCCAGTCTTCTTTACATAATTACCTAACGACAAGTTTCCAGTATGATAAATAGTATAGTTAGAACTTCCATAGGTCAACGGTTGATTGTTGTTACATAGGCGTATTCCCTTACTTCCACGATACTGTAAAAATAGGGTATTAGTCTCACAGTTTATTTCATTGTTCTGTAGTAAGATATTCATTACCTTCAATGCTCCAGTCATAGTGTCACCTGTCTTTGCCACGTATTGTGAGTGAGTATGTGTTCCTCCTAAGTCAGATAAAGCTCTGTGACCTCCGCCTCCTAGTAGTACATAATTATCACTGGAACCAGTTTTGGTAAATCCAGAACCTGTCACTCCTTTAAATACAGCAGTTCCGTCTATACGTATGGACCAGTATTTATCACCTAAACTGCTCTGAGAACATATATTTTGCACTCCTACCCAACCTGAATTTGAGGGATGCCCTATATATAAATGCCCATTGTGAGAGATACGAGCACCACTAGACATAGTACCTCCTGACAGTGGGAGGTACTTGGATAAGTCAGATTGGACTGCTAACTTCTCCCACGTGTAAGACCATGAAGAATCGTTGTATGAAGAAGCTCTATGCCAGATATTATGACCATATGCTTCGAAATATAATTGGTTATCCCAATGTCTATCTCGACCCATTACCTCTAATACAACACCATAATTTGAAGACCCTGCCACTACTTGACCATAAGAGTCCCAAACCTTTATAGAATGTGGTGATATATTAGCTCTTGGTGCACCATCCTTAGGGAAGTTAGTTGACCCAAATGTAATCTCTTTGGCATTCCATGCTACAGAAGTTAGGTTAGAATTACCTGAGTGCCATATTGTACTTCCTCCTATATACCCCACAGCAGAACCACTAGCCTTGCTCACTTCAAAATCAGGAGTAACACCCATCATCGAACCAGATACCATGTTAGACATATCTTTCCCAGCATACCACCTTAACCTAGTAATAGTATTCTTAGCCCATAAAGCAATACATTCATTTCCACTTGTATCGTAACCTATTCCAGATGTGTACCCAGTATTGGCAAATCTCAAAATGATGTTTGTTGTCTCAGTCATTTTTAAGTTCCCAGTCATGGTGTCTCCAGCTTTATTTACTTTAGTATTAGGGTCAAAGTTACCAGAGTTCCATATGGTATATATATTTCCCCAAGTTCCATCAGCTCTAGACTTCATGTAAAGGTTTCCACCAGTACCATAGTCATGATATATCTTACACTGATAGTTAGCACTATCTGAATGCATTAATGTTACACCATAAGCACCGAGGTTATTATCTCTCCAGAATCCAGCCCTGCCCAAGTCATCGGAATTACCAGTCCTTTCATTTACACCATAAGAACCATATGTAGAATAGATAAACTGATTTAAAGCCTTATGTCCACCTCCTCCAAGTAGAACATACGAGTCACTAGAACCTACTTTCTTTATAGTGGTAAATATGGCATTACCATTAGTTCGAATAGACCAAACTCCATCTCCTATTGAGTTTTGAGAACATATATTCTGGAGAGCTACCCATCCAGCATTATCAGAGTTCCCTATATAAAGATTTCCATCGTGCGATATTCTAGCCCCACTTGTCATCTTTCCTCCAGCTAAAGGTAAGAATTTACCATTAGCCCATCCAGTGGTAGCTAATTGTTTCCATGCCTCCCAAGACGTACCAGAACCAAATCTAACCCATACATTAGAATTATCAGTAAATCCAAGCTGTGCACTTTTACCACCTGTCCAGTTTGTAGTACCACCATACTTTCTGACAGTTAATAGTCCAGTATAGCTTCCACCATCACTAAGATTAGCTTTAGCATTAGCTTTAAAGTCTAACCAAACACCTGCTGCATGTTCTTGTGGTGTGGATGCTGTTTCTCTACTATCAATAAAGTTTATAGTATTATGAGAGTGTTCAGTTCTTAATCCTACTAAGTTTCTAGCATCCCATATCTTATAGTCAGTTCCATTATACCTATGCTGTAAATCAGTTCCTCCACTTCTAATATATGTAGTACCAGCCTGCATACCAAGATATGTATAAGTAGTACCATTCCACATTACAAGTCCGTTACCATTAGTAGTTTGAATTTCAGTTACTTTTAAAGTACCTGTCATTGTGTCGCCAGCTCTATTTACAGCATTAGCAAAAGCTCTAATATTATTTCCGTTAAATACATAAGCCTTAGAGGCATCACCAGCCTTAACTCCCCATATATGAGTTGGAGTAGCACTACCCCACTCCCAATTCATTGTAAGACCAGTATTTAGACTATATCTCACATAATTAGTAAGTACATTTGGGTTGTTACCCCTAATAACATAAGTACTATCAAGGTATGTATGGAAATTAGCATTATCAATTACTGGAGTCCACTTACTTATTGTGCCAGCTACATTTCTTCTATGCCACAATCCAGCTGTACCTGTGAAATTCTGAGCTAATTCAGTGTAATAACCAGTTGAGTTATTACGTAAGATTTTAATCCTATTAGACCAGGAACCAGATACAGGACCTTTATTTGAGTCTTGTAATATTCCACCGTAGCTTCCATAAGTAGCATCCAATAATCCAGATGGGTTTAAATCTACTTTCAGAGCTGGACCACCAGGACTAGTAGCTCCCGCATAGTTATGCGTATGGTCTCCAGTAGAAACTACTTTACCATCACTATACAACTTGTTATCCGCGCCTATATACACTTTGGAATTGGTATAGGTCTGAGGGTTATCTGTTTGAGTTAATGCCCCAGTTAGGAATAACTTAGTAGTTAACTTTTCAGTGGCACCAGCTGTATTCCTCGTGTCTTGAGTTGTTATTAATACTTCATTATTGCTACCTATAAATGTAACGTTAGTTCCTGCTTTAAGAGTTTTACTAGGTGAAGTAGTTGGCTTATAAGTATCTATAACAGATTCTCCTTGTTTGAAAACTAAATTATAGAAATCATAAGTTGTATCCTTACTACTAATAGTTACTTTCTTATTAGCTGCATCTGGGGTTAGAGTTACATTAGTGCCTTGAACTAAAGTAAATGAGTTGTTAGCTGCATTGGGGTCAAATGTAGTAACCTTAGTAACGGCTCCCCCTACTTGAGTTTGTAAATCTAAATTATAAATAGCTTGATGTTCAGTTAATACCTTCTTACCTAAGCTATACAAACAGTTGTCAGTTCCAATGTATACATACTGGTTACTGTAAGTTTGAGGCGCAGTAGTCTGAGATTCGGCACCAATAAGGAACAATTTTGTATCAACCTTATTAGTAGCTCCAGCAGTGTTTACTGTATCATTTCCTAGGTCAGCAGCAATAGTTACATTACCCTGACTATCTCCAGTAATAAACACATTATCACCCTGTATAATATTTAGGACTCTAGCTACTGAACCATCAAAAGAATGTATAGCCTTCCCGTTATATTGGAAAGCTAAAGCATGTACAACTTTCTCGGCTGCAACAGCAGTAGCATCGGCAGGTAAGTAATCAACATTACTAAAGGCATTTTTACCCAAAGTCTTCAGAGTCCATTTATTAGCCTCTCCTGTAGATAGGATAGCCTGGTCAGCTATACTTCCACTACCTGTTAATGTAGTATAAGATTGGACATGTCCATCTAATGCTAATATCTTTGTTGTTCCTCCTATGGTTAAACTAACTTTGTTATTGTCTGCATTTGAGAAGAATCCTCCATATAGTTTACCATGAGTCCACACTTCGCCAGTGTCCTTTATATAGACAACGGCTGACCAGTATATATCTCCACTGGTATCTGCTGCACTTGTAGGTAACTTCCATGTATTAAACACACTCTTACTAGCACAGTCAATGTATTTTGTTTTAATTAGCATATTGTGTTATCACAAAGTTAATAAAAAGGAGGAACTGAGTCCTCCTGAATTATCTTGAATATGTTATATTTCCACTTGAGTCTACAGTAGCCCATCCCGTTACTAATTCTCCTTCTATCCATAAGAAATCACTGGAGAATATTAAGTCTGCATTCTCTCCAATACTCTGGGGTAAAAGAGAAGATGTTGTATAGGCTAACACATCACGCCAGCTATTATCTGATATTGAAGTAAAGGTTAATGTATTTGTAGCATTATCCCAACTCAATCTCACGTTACCTGCCGCCCCAAAAGTTAAATCTCCAGAATCTGTAGAGTTACTTAGAATTTGAGCTGCTGGTTGACCAGAGTTTTGGTAGTTAATAGCACGCCATGTTTGAGATACTGGAGTAATCCATGAAGGAGTGCCATTATTATTAATAGTAAGTACTTGTCCTACACTACCATTAGTAAGACCTGTAATCAACTTACCTGTAGTGCTATCAAACACAGCTAATTGCCCAACTACTGCTCTTGAAGGTCCACTAACAACTCCTGTAGTGTTTGTCTGCACAAACGTCCACTTAGTTCTTACTTGTGACCAAGTAGAGGAAGTGGCAGCAGGGGTACTCTCCTTACATATTAGCAAATCACCAATTTCTACTGGCTCTCCATTGATATATCCAACACTATCAGTATATGTACCAGTACCAAATGTCACCACGTAAGTATGACCAACATCAGCTGTGGGTGTAAATGAACCTGGACTTGTAGTACCAGCCTCAACTGCACCTTTATATAGCATTGCATTATTAGAACCAAGAATACTATCAGCATAGTCTTTAGCAGTCTGTATTGCATTCCATACCATTAAAGGTGAAGCTGCAATAGCTGCAACTACGTTAGTATCATTAATGTTCTCGTTATCACTTGATGGGTCAGGCTTAGTGTTAAGAATATCCTGTAACTTTACATGACCATACAATTTAGTAGAAGCACCACCATATTCTGGCTTTAAAGATATGTGAATCTTTGGTGTAGCTTGACCTTGTACATCACCCTTTAAGTTACCAATAATGTAACCATCTAAGACTGATAAGTCTCCATGATTAACATTAACTGGTCCGTTAGAGTTCATACCTCCAGCTATTGTCATCTTCTGGGTGGCATCGTTGAATGTAAGACCATTAGCCTTTCTTACTTGAGAAGTATCTGCCGTATTACTAGCCTCATTATAAGATAGTAATATGTTTCTATCTCCCATTAAAGTAGACGGAGCTAATTGCTCAACATAATCTCTGATTTCTATGTTATGATTCTCAGCCAATGTAACGTGCCCAGTGGCATCTACTATAATATTCGGAATTACAAAGATACTTGCATTTCCAAGATTAGTAGACTGCCCATAAGAACCTGGGACTACTCCACTGGTTTTGTGTAATAGCTTTCTATTAGCTGCATCCCATTCAAGAGGAGGTTCAGTGTCTACTCTACTAAGAGCATTACTACTAATAATAATTCTATTACCATCACCTTTTCTGATACTAATACTCTCACCAGCGGCAGACATTAAGAAGAATGAGTTACCAATCTGAACTTTTACTGAACCACTTACTTCTGATATTTCAATACTAGGGTATCCAATACTAAAGTAAGTTCCACAAGTCCACATTTCTCTTGTGTCTTCTATAAACACAATAGGGTTTAGACCCTTTGGAATACTCTCAATCAGAGGTTCAAACACCTCTTTCTTCTTTACATATGCAAACTTACTATCAATTACCATTATTCAATTATTTTAGTAGTTAGTAAGTTGTCTAATCTTAAAGCTGTTTGTGCTAGTGTTTCAGTTGGAATCACATAGTTACCAGTTGCATTTATAAGTATATCAGTACCATCTAATACTGGATTGGTCTTAATAGGCTTCTTGTTAACAGTCTTGTTTCCAATTTCATCAATCTTAGCTTGCATTTCATCCAACAGTTGTTGAACTTTATCAAGTATATCAATGATTTCCTTATTGTCCAAGAATACTACCCATTTCTCACCATCATATAACAACATCTTACTGTTGTCCTTAATCCAGATATGGTAAATAGTTGGAGGAGTCATATCACCCCTCCAGAAATTTACCTGCTTATTGTTTACCATTGCATCTGCCATGTTATTCTAATATTATAGAAGCATTAGTAGTAATGTTATTAACAATCTGTTCTAATGCTGTAAGTTTATCCATTAGTAGTTTACCTTGAGCTGCTGATAGGGGAATGTCTGACCTGTCTGTTACTAAGTCGTTAGCTACTACACTAATAACTTCTTTGGTGTAGTTAAAGGATTCCTCAGTATTTCCATAGACTAAATTAAACTCCATCTTAAAATCCTGAGACGCTGATAGATGACATAGTAGTACAACATTAATAACTCTTCTGTCATTTATGTCTGTAGTATCACTTCCTACCTTATTGTAAGAAGTCAAGATGGTATCCTCATTATATTCAATGACCGTTGTAAAAGTTTCATACAATAACTCTAAAAATTCTACAGCTTCATCAATAGTACTAAAGTATGTACTCGGAGAATCACTGTTTACCATATCGAATGGTATGGTGCAATTAACATACTTAACTTTAATGTCTAAGTCATTTACCTCCCCTTTTATAGCAGAATCATCATAGTTAGTAAGACTATCTAACTTACTCTTATCACTGCTAGTGAAGTTATTAGAACTCAACCCCATTCCAGGAACCTTCTCAACATACTTACTAACATCAGGTATTTCAGATTTTAAAGCATATCCACTCAAATCAACTCCAGGTATTGCAGCTATTTGTTGTTGTACCCAAGTCTGTGAAGCTAGTCCCTCGATACTTGGGATAACAGGAGTATTAATAAGGTCGTTGTAGTCTTTAGAGAATAGTTCTGACTTATCAGCTTTACCGTTTAGTGTAGTTTCAATACCACTAATCTTAGTATTAATTCCACCTATAGTAGTATTCTGAGCAAGTATAGCATCACTTAATTCCTTAAAGGTATTGTATGATGAGTCAGCACCTTCTAAGATTATATCAAACCTACTGTCTGTATAGCCCTTAGCTTCTAATAAAGCAGTACCAGCAGCACCAGCAGCTTCAGCCCCAAGTTCATCTAATGTGTATGTTGGTTTATTAGGTTGCTTAGCCCATGCAGGTACAGTAGGGTCAGTTTCAGTAAACTCAGTTAGATAACCTTTAGCTTCTAGTTCTTGTTCAGTAACTAGGTTACCTGGCAGTGAACTTATATATCCACTATCGTTCTCTAACTGTGATACTCTAGTTGGTAGTTCTGTTCGGTCAGCTTTTCCACTAATATCTGGAATATCAGTCTTGTTAGCTTTCTTAGCAACTTCACCTTCCAAATCAGTTATTGTCTTTCTGATGCCAGAGTCATTATAGTTAGTAAGTCCAGATAACTTGGCTTTCTCTTCTATAGTAAAGCTCTGTTCAGATAGACCCATTCCTACTTGTTTGTCAACCTTATTATTCCAGCTATCAATGTCTTGCTGATTTATATTCTTTGCAGCACTAGCAGCAAATTGAGGTTCTAACTCTTGGGTTAAATAACCTTTGGCTTCAAGTTCCTTATCAGTAACATACTCTTTAGGAACTTCAGTTAGGTACTCTGAGTCATTCTCTAATTGAGAAACCTTAGTAGGTATTTCACTCTTATCAGCCTTACCAGAGACATCTGGAATCTTAGCATCAACTTCTTGTTTAGTATAGTAGTTATTAAGTTGTATATCGCCACCTTCAATAGCAGCAAGTTTATCATCAACTTCTTCTTTAGTATATACTGTATGCTTATCAGCCTTAGCTGCTAACAATTCACGTATAGTTGTGGTATCAATACTCTCTGGATTATATCCACTCTGGTCAAGTATTTCTACAGTAGTCTCTCCTAATCCTGTCTGTGCGCTCTTGAATATATAATATAGGTTACTAAATATCTCTTGAGTTCCAAGTAATTTAAAGCCACCTATAATGCTGCTAACTCCTAAAACAGTATTAGAACCGTTAGGAATCATTACATATATATACTCATTAGCTCCAGCATTAACTGTATAGACATTATCAATAGTTCTATCAAGCTTTGTATAGTCTGGAGAAGTTCCAAAGTAATTTGGGTATTTAATGTCAAATGTAACAACTCTTGTAGCACTAATATCCTCATACTTATATTTAAGGGTAATTACCATAGATGTAGTCCTATTAGTAAAAGTATATTCTCTTACTTCAGGACTTAGTGTAACCCCATTGATAGATTGCTCTATAACTTCTTTATGGTACTCCCAAGTAACTTTTACATCTGTAGGTTCATCTCCATAACACATATATTCTGGGTCCAGAGATATAGCCTTGACGTTATCATCAATAGATGCTGCTGCTATTTTAGCATTAACCCATTCAGTAGAAGCAATTCTGTTAGAATTATCTGTCATCAAGGGCAATGTAGTAGTCGGAGTTCCAGCAAAGCTTGGAGAGAATATATCAGCTTTGTTCTTAAATCTAATTTCTATCTCACATGCCCATTGAGCGAGCTTAAGGTTAATTTCATCAATAACCTTATTAATATCGAAGGCTATTGAATCAGTTACAAAGGTATATAAATCTTTTTGGTTAGACAAGTTACCTTTGATGTTTCCCCACTTTAGAGCATATTCATCTGCTATACCAAGATTGATTCTGGCTATAGTTCTCTGATATTCATCAGTTAACTCTGAAAATAGATTCTCCTTTTGAAATCCATCATCACCACCAGTACACCCATAATATTTAGAAGTATCACAATCATCCTTAATACAGATGTGGTCTACTCCTTCCTCTTCTACCTTTATACTGTCTATTGTAATAACATCATAGTCGGCACAAATTCCTTCTACTTCCTCTTTCTCTATACTGTCTATTGTAATAACATCATAGTCGGCACAAATTCCTTCTACTTCCTCTTTCTCTATACTGTCTATTGTAATAACATCATAGTCGGCACAAATTCCTTCTACTTCCTCTTTCTCTATAACACCATCTATTATCTTAGTATCTGGTTTTATATTAGAAATAGAATGTGGGTAGTCAGGTAAAATGGGAGCTTCTTGTTCTTGTTCGTCAAGACGTATAAACTCTGCCATATTTAGATTTGAATGATTTGATAAGCATATGTCATAGGGTCTAAGAAGGATATAATAGTAGCCTCATTAACCTTATGAATTGTTTTGGTAATTGTCATTGATAAACTGGTATCTCCAATAGGAAACACTTTATTATATAATGACCCTTCCATATAACATACATTCTCGTTAAACATATTATTAACTGAGTTCCACCTCAGAGTTGTGTCATGACAGCCTCTAAGGAACGTATTGCCCTTACAATCAGCTTCTAATACATTATCATATGTATCTCCCAAGAATATATTATTAGTACACCCTTGTTTCAATTCATTATGCTTAGTATTATGTAATTCAGAGCTGTCAGTAATAACTCCTCCAGTTAAGTCTGAGAATGTATAGAAATCTCCATATGCTGCTCCAAGATTAAGATTAGTGTTGTCTAACTCCTCAGCTGTTCTTCTAAACTTTATATTCTTAAAGTCATAGTGAGCTGAATTGAAATGATTGTCTCTCATAAATGTTATTCTACCTTTAGTAGTAACTCCGTCTTCGAGAGTTTCTTTGGTAGGGTCATATTCAATAACCCAATCCTTCATTTTATCATTATCAATAACAACTCCTGGGTCTAACCTATTATTAGTAATAGCTGTTACAATTAGCTTCCAAATAGGTGAAGGGTTAGTGGAGCTATCAGTGCCCCACGTAACCTTCTGACCAGAACTATTAGTAACATTAGAAGAATAAATAGTTTGAAAGTCTGTAATAACATACCTTGCCCCTGTTACTAAACTCTTCTTACCTATATTATCATTGAGTACTGCGTAGGTAACTTCTAAGGGTTTGGATTGTCCACCTTCTCCAGTATAATCAATGATACCTATATTCTTTCTTAACTGTTCCTGCTCCAAATCAGTTAAACCACCTAGTAAGTCTTTCTTCTTGAAATAATTATTCAAATCATGAATACAGGCATAACGTCTTGTATCCCTTTCTATTGCCATGTTAATTATTCATTAGAAATTCGTATATTCCATCTATTTTATCAAAGTATTGACAAGTCTGAATAAAGGATATTTGATGCAGAATCATATCGTAGTTCTCAATATATCCCTTATTTAGCCTTTTAAGGAACTTGTCAAAGTCTTTGATTACTTTCAACTTTAGGTTAGTTATTGCATCCACAACCACCTCCTCCTATAGTGTTTTTGTCAATCATAACATCTTTACAAATTCCTCCGCACTGAGTAATGTCCTCTAAGACTCTCTGAGCCTCGTAGTACTGACCTAACTCAATTAAGTACTTAATAACATTAATTGCCATCCATATAATATCTCTATTATAGATTAACATCTTAACATCATCAGTTTTATTCTTACATCTTCCTGGTAAGTCCCCTAAAAGATTCTTACACAATCTATAGAAGCATTCATTAATATGGCAAACACAGAATGTATTCTTATCGCCTCTGATGATTGTAGTAGTTTTCTCAGTAACAGTAGCAGGTGGCATGGCATTAACTTCCAATACTTCCTCTACGGTTACTCCTACTGACTCCTCATCAACATACTTCATAAATGACTCGGATTGTGTATCGTAGTAGTAAACAGAATGGTAAGCTGTCAATGCAGTAGGATTCCTCTCTAATACATATTTAAGCCATACGTCTGTTGGTAAGATTATGTGAGTTACTTCATATAGACCATCAATAGGCATCTCCATTTCGGATTCATCAATGCAGTCTATAACATGCTCTACAATATCATACTTCTGAGTTACTTCATCTCCTGAAGACTTAATACTTGTTATAGCATTAAGGGTAACTGTTTGACTATAGGCATAGTTACGAGTACTTACTGTGATTTCATCAGTCTCATTTAAGTACTCGTCATTATCCCTTTCAAGTCCAGTTATTGTAATACCACAAGCTCCCTTCTTGCATATTTTAAATACTGAATCCATAATTATACGTTGAAGTCAGCTCTTACTTTAGTTTTGATTTCTCCTACCAGTGTAAGATAATCTAGGTATTTCTGTCTATCAGTTTGATTATCAGATAAACCTAAAACAATACTATTGGAGCTGTTAATTAAATCAAACTCTTCATCTTGGTCTACATACTGTCTAATAATAGCTTTAATGCATTCTTTGTGGTCTGGTTGACCATGTAGATGAACTTGTATATATGTCCACCTTGTTTCCTGTGTTACTTCCTCTGTCTCTGGGTCAGTAACATCAACTTCTTTTGACGTAATGTCATAATTATAGTAATATGTGCCGTTACCTAGCTTTTCTATTGAGTTAGGCTGTACATTCATTTCTACTCTTTTTGGTTCTAACATAAGGTCTTATTTTAAAATTTACTGGGAATGAATATCTTGTTAGAGAGTAGAATAACTCTCTGCTCTTACTCTCAAAGTAATAGGATTTGTTATTGTATACAAAGTTAACTCTAAAACACTTACTGTAACTAACCATATCAACAACATGAATATACTTGTTATAAAATCTAGAAATATTAGATTTCTTCCCATCCCAATTAGAGAATCTTAGACCTGTTTCTCTTTGAATCTTTCTTAACAAATTCTTAGAGTTGCAGAACTTCAACCAACCAAAGTAGGATTACATTCTCCTTCTTAATTCTTGTCTGTCAATCTTACCAGACTGATACTTCTTTACCAGTCTAAATAATCTAATCTTAATTGACTTCCTTAGTAACACATGGGTATGATAGAACCTATAACCTACAAAGTCTATACCTCTATCATCTACTGGGAATATTTGATAATTTGGTTTTAACCTCTCTTTGGGTTCATATATTTTAAACGTACTATACTCAGAAGTCTCATAGACCAGGTCTTTTAGCTGTTCCGACAACTTCTCATTCTCCTCTTGTTTATTCTTGTCGTGCTTGAGGATTCCCCATCTAACTGACTTATGCTTCCTAGCTTTATCATCAGCTTTCTCGATATTCTCTATATCATAAACCTTATCATGTAAATAACCTATACGTTTCAAGTCTTATATATTTATTTTAGAAGCGTTCGAGACTAAACCTACTAACATCCAGTTATTAAATACTACGTTGTCTTTTGCCAAGAGGCAAGGGTACTATTTAGACTGTAAAATGAAACCAAATTACCTAAATAAAAAATATATAATAAGCCCACATTGGTATTAGCATTACTGACTCCATTATTAGAATTGAAGTAGCTAAGACTAGCATTACTACCATTATTAGCGTTACTGCTAACGATGAGTGTTTTATAGTAAATTTAACTTGTCCAGCACCAACAGAATGTAGGTAAATAGTACCCCTAATCTCGTATTTTATCTATTGTATATTTTGTTAAACTACCTTATTTAGTGTTCTGAAGCCCACATCGGCACGCGCATTACCGACCCCATTAACAGAATAGAAGCAGCCAAGACCAGCAACACCACCATTATTAGCGCTACCGCCAACGAAGAGCGTTCTTAGTGCTGTGCTTGAAGCATTGCAGTAGTGATAGTCACACATGTAAGTAGTAGCAGAACCGCCGACCACTGAAGGTATGATTTCACCTGTTTCTCCTAGGTCATAGTCTTTTATCCATCCATCAGATGCAATCTCAGTACCAGCAACAGTCATTTTACCCTTAGCTGTATTATCATCTCCAAATGCTGTTGGGTCAGTTGTAGTGTATACACTACTTGGCTGATTAGCGGCTGTTCTCTCTAAGATAATACCATCTAGGTTAGTCCAGATGTCTCCGAATGGATTATCAAATCCTCTCCATCTTGGAACCTTAAATGTCTTAGAGGCTACTGTTGTAGATTCATTTATTACTGTTTCAGAAATAACTAAATCCTTAACTCCAGTAAAGTTACCAATATCATTACAGTATCCGCATGGTGTTAATGGGTAATAACCATTATAAGTATTCCAATCACCATTCCATGTAGTAACACCATTACCTAATCCGCCTTGATGATAACCTTCAGCTGTTAAATTAGCAGTATAGGCTTTTTGTGAGTTTAGTGTAGCATACTCAACAACCCAAGCCCAGTAGAATATCCACTTGTAATACTCATAGCACAACATTTCTGAACCAGCATTAGTAGCATAAGTTCTCATGTCAGCTCTTGAGATATTAGTTCTTGGTTTACCTAAGTCACTTCTAAATGCATCAGTATCTAAATATGTGTCGTTAGCAGTTCTATTACCTCCACCTCTGAACTGTGCTGTAGTATTAACTACTGAAACTGCTTTAGGAGTTGCAGAAACTGTAGTATCAACAGTACTTCTGTAAGCATCAACTAGCATTTCTGGAATTTCAATCCAGGTATTGTCCATCTTAATAGTAGACATTCTAACCCACCTCTTAGTACCTTCAACTCCAGACTTACCATAGAATTTAGGTATATGTACTCTTACGGTACCATCAGTTCCATCTAATACAGAAGGAGTTCCATCAGCTTTTTGTGACCAATCATTAGGGTTTAGATAATAATTGATTTCTGCACCATTAGCTACACAACCCTTATACTGAGATTGGATAGGTAATGACTTATGTAATAGAGGATTACCAATTCTAGTCAATGTAGGGTCAGCTACTGTAGAATCCCATTCAACCCCATAAGAGTAAATGTCTTCTAATCCAGTGTAGTCAATTCCACCACCTCCACCTTGATTGTCCTGCCATTCAGCTGTACCGTTGCCGTTGTTTACGAGTATTTGACCTGCTGTACCTCCAGCTGGAATATGTTTATTACCTGCTGTAGTTGGATGTACATAGTTGTTAGCATTAGCTGCTACACCTTGCAGTTTAGTCTTCTCAGCTGTTGTATAATCTTCTGTAGATAATTGTTTACCTTCAACCTTATCTACCTTGTTACCTCCCGCATCAGCTATTGCATCAGTTACCCACTGTTCTGTAGCTAAGCCTTCAATTACCTTATTAACAGTAGTTGATTTGTTAGCACCATTTTGAACAATAGGGATTAACTCATTACCAGCCAGTGTTGTAGCAGGGGTCATTTGAGAGATTTTAATGTCAGTTGCTGCCATTATTCAAATAAAATTAAATCACCATTTTCTGTAACCATAAATTTACCATCTTCTAATATAATGTTTGCCAAATCTCTAAAGATTAGACCACCATCTTCTGTAAGTATATTAACGCCAATTTCGGCAAGAATATTTCTAGTAACATCAGTAAGATAAATGTCTCCATTCTCTAACTTCCACCTGTCTATAACAACAGACTCATGTCCTTGTCTTTTGACTATTAGTGGATAGCTGCTGTTCTCAAATCCTTTTAATATTACTTGTCCATTGGCATCAGTTACGTACTCTTTACCCTTAAAGACAACTATAGCACCTACTAAGGGTAATCCAGTACCTTTATCTATAACTCTAACTACAACTGAGATAACCTTTAGATTGGCTCTCCCAATATGGTTACCAATACCAATGCCAATACCAATGCCAATATAAATTCCCATGTTAGTTACCTACTTGTAATGTACTTTCAGGTACAGCTTTAATACCTATAACTAACTCTGGATTCCATCCAGGATAGAACACAGTAGATACATACTGACCTTCTGAATCTTTTAATAGTACCTCTACAGTTACATTATCTTCCGTAATGTTCTTAACAAGAACTGCATTACTTCCATAAGGTAACTCAAAGTCACCTGCAGGTAGTAGAGATAATCTACTTACTTGCAGGGAGGTTGGTCTTTCATTCTGATTGAGATTAATCATTCTTATGCGTTTTTAACTTCGTTATTCATTTGATTACCATCGAATAATTGAGCATATTCAATGTCTGTTCTCTTAGTATCGTTATCAGCATCACTTTGAGACTTGTCTCTTTGAGTCCTAGCATTATACCAGTTAATATCAGCTTCGTTCTGAACCTTTTGTCTTTCAATTTCCAATTTAGCTTCATTAAGACTTTCAATCTTACCTTGAGCCTGTTGTAATTGCTGTTGTAGTTGTTGGTTCTGTTGCTGTAGCTGTTCAAGCTGTTGCTGCATCTGACCCATCTCATTCATCTCCTTTTTCTTCTTAGCAAAGGCTTTAGTAACCTTAGCTTTAAGTTCAGTAAGACTTCTAGCTGTTAGAGCATCAACAATCATATCTGGGTCTAACTGACCGCTCTTTATAAGCTCAATAATGATTTGTTGAACGTTTTGCATTTCCTTCATAATCTGGGTACTTGGCACGATATGTATATCGTAATCAGTATGAGTAAAATGCTCTGGTAATGCAGTAAATACTTTCTGTAGTTTATCTCCTAAGATTAGAGTTCCAGTTAATCCTTTCTTCCACACTATCTTAGCTATATCAAGACAATCTCTAAGAATGTCTATTGATAATGTGTCCATAGTCTGATAGAATGGTTTAGTAATAGTGTATGAATTTCTAGCCCCAGCCTCTACATTACTAACTGCATCTTTTTGCTGAATACCATTAAGTCTTTCTCTGAACACACCAGTGATAGATGATGTTTGGTCTTCCACTCTTTGTAGTGCTAAGTCAAAGGCTTGAATAGTCTGCACTTTAATAGTATCAGTAAATCCAGCAAATGAAGTATTGTTATTAAATGCCCTACCTTCCTGACTGGTATCTACTAAAGCTACTCCAGTCTTTTTAAATGCAATCCACTTCTGAATCCTCTCAGTAAGGTCATCACCTAATATTGTTGGAAGCATAGATAAGTCTAGCCAGTCACCATCAGTACCACTGTTAGCTAAGATATTATCTCTAAAGTAAGTAATTAAGTCATACTTATCCTGTAGGTGAGCACATTGTAGTACTAAAGATTGTGGAACATTGTCTCTATTAACTAGATATACACCATTAACAGACAACCCACACTTAGTAGGAGCATCCTTAGTTCTAATTACATTCTCTGATTTACCAGTAAGAACATATATAGACTGTCCTATCCTAACTCCCTCGTACCTATTCTGAACATACTCATCACCTTCTTTGTCTATGTCAATCCACTCTGTTTCATAGACAGGTAATAGCTTATAGTTGAATGACTCATAAGTATCAGCAGGGAATCCTGGAACAATACCTTTACCAGCATCTAGTCCAGCACCTTCTCCTTCCATAATAGGTCTACATCCTACTTGGTTCTCCATAGCTCTAATATACATATAGGAACTATCGGAGTAGTGTTCGTACATATCCTCTAACTCAGCTCTACTCTCATCACTTAGGTCTTTGCCATATTCAACAAGAATTTGCTGCTTAGTCATCCACTTCCTAATTACAACTCTGTAACTATCCTTTACATAAGGAGATTCTGGATTTCTATCAACGAATGTATTTAATGGATTAAGTACATCAATAGTAATATTCTCACCACTTGCAGCAGGTTTAACCCTATAGAATGAACAGCCAGTAACAAGTAAATCTAACAGTAATGCTTTTAGTTTATTAGCTAAGTCAGTACTCCTTGACTGGATTACATACTCTATAACATATTGGGCAGCTTTCTCGTAATCACTAATGAAGTTATTATTAATATCTTCAATTAGCTTTTCTATATCTGCCTCAACAGAAGCATCACTAACATTACCTCCTCCTATAAAGGCTAGTATTTGATTGTTTAAATGCTTTTGTAAGAATGTATAGACTTGCTGACTTATTTCTAACTCCTTCTGTCTAGTAATCTTTGAGATTGTTTCTTTATCTTTACAAGATACCTTTGGAAGAATTGGAATGTCTAAATACTCTCCAATTAAAGCATCAACGTGTTTCTTTATAAGAGGAGTGAACTCAATAGAAGTAGGATTACCTATTCCAAAGTTTTCTTCAAGATACCTAAATTGTTCGGCGTCTCTCTTACCGTTATAATAGTTGTATGCCTTCTGTAACTTCCATTTGTTGAAGACTAACTCATTTACAGCTTTGTCAATCTTCTCTATCAAATAATCATCACTTCTTTGCTTTGCACTCATCTTCGTAATCATATAATTGTATAGCAGTGAAGTATTTAGTTCTCACTAAACTTCTCTCCTTTAATTCTTTCTCAATAAACTTTATAAACTCCTCAGCCGTACCATCACATGCAATGGACAATGGCTTCTCATCTTTATTAAGTCCAAGGTCCATTCTGTATCCCACGTGCTCAGGTTCTTCGCCTGGAAATTTATAAGTGGTTTCGTAAACCTTTAGGACTCCTTGATATTCTACGCAATATAAAGATTTAATTAAATCTCGGATTGCTTGTTCGATGTCCTGTGTCGTCATAATATTGTGTAGGGAATAAGTTAAACTTAGGTACTATAGACTGTTTGTCTGGAATAACTCCTTTATGTTTTATGCCATATTCATCAGTCCAGTAGCCAAATAGCTTCAACTTCCTACCCCCATTATCAGCTTCCTGTGGTGGAATACCACTTAACTCCTCATCTCCTAGTTCAGCCATACCCATTGCTGCTACAATATCGAACTTTCTTTTATTCTCATATGAGTAAGTAATAAGTTCGTTAATCATTGGCTCAAACCACATATTGTGGCAGTAATCATTGATATAACAATCAATAAGGTCTAACTGGTGTTGAATAACTGCCTCAGTTGCAGGAGCACCAAATTGTCTACTTCTACCAGCTTGTATATCAGATTGAGTAGCCCTTGGTCTTCTCATTAAGAATCTCTCTTCCTTATGCTTAGTTCTAAACCAAGTAAGGATACTAATACGAGTAGATTCCAGACAAGCCTTGCAGTTATAGTATTCTAATATCTTTAAGGTAGTTCTATATGCTTCCTCAAGATTATTAGGTCTGTCTTTGTAGATACAAACATACATTGGTTCTTGTAATCCAAAGCATCTCTTCTTTACTACTACACAGAAGTCTGATGGGTCTCTAGTACTATCTGATGTATCATTCATGCCCATGTCAATACCATCAATACCAGCTACATATAGATTTCTAAAGTCTGCGCCATTCTCACTCTTAATGGGATGTTCAATAATACAAACCTTTCCTTTATCACTAGGTATAAACCTTACTCCATTCTTAGCTTCTTCAGAATGTACATTGTTTTGAAATGTATATTCTAGCTGTCCCCATTTAGGTTTAAGCTCTTGTGGAGTAATCTTATGTAACTTAATAGCAGCTAACTGTTCTGTTAATAATACAGTATTGAATTGGTTATCACCTTCCAAAGCTAATGCTTCATCAGGTGTAAAACAATACTCAGCAGAGTATAGCATTAAACCTTTAGGGTCTGCAATCTTAGTAGCTCTCTTAGCCATGTAGAACTCTCTACCCTTTTCTGGGTCTGTCCATCCTCTGTGGTCTACGTATCCTGGAGCAGTAACAATAGTATATGCAGGAATGAAATATGCAGTTTCTACATAAGTACCTTCCTTAGTATAGTTATGCTTATATGGAAGTACATCATAACCTCTAGGGTCATGGAATGCAGCAGCAACACCTTCTAATGCGGGACCACTATCACCACCTGTACCCCAAGCCAGCTTAATACCGAATCTCTGTCCTTGAATATCAATCAAGGCATCACCCTGAATGAATGCTTTCTTCCAATTGGGCCAAGAACCACTTTCTTCGTACATCAGAATATCAGTACGGTCACCTCTAATCTTATTAGGTTTATCAGCTGTAATTCCTTCAATCTCAGACATCCATCCAGATTCTACACCATCTACATTCTTACTAGAAGCTCTCTTCCATTTAGCTGTGTTGTGTACTTGCCTTAACCACCTCATACCATCCTCAGTATTATCATCTAAATATGATAACTGAGTCCAGCATTTACTTAAAGTATCATCAACATAACCTTCTTGTTGTGCAGCTACTACCCCTCTAAAGTGAGGTCTAGTTGTATAACCATTAACAAGTATAGCAGCAGCTATTTCCGAGAATCCAACACCTCTGGCTTTTAAACCAATGGCATTCTTTCTCAGCATCTTACACAATTCTATATAATGGAAGTACTCATATTGTTTTACAAAGAAATTAGGGAAGTCTACTGAACGACCACCACCAGCCTTAGTTGCAGAAGATAGATTAGGTAGCTGATAGTAATTAATAAAGAAATAATTATCACCAGTAATAGTATAGCCATTAACAGTCATACCATTTCTACATCTATCATATTCTTGGTCCCAAAACTCACCATAAGCCTTACCCATCAATGGTTCATTACAATACTTACCAGTAGTAGCCTTAGTCTTCCTAGCTTCCATAAACCATTCTGGGTCAAAGTCTAATCCTCTTGTACCATCAATAGGTCTGTAACCAGTGAGTTCATACGATAGGTTAGAATCAAAATAGTCTATTGGGTCTCCAATTCTGACATCCCACTCAACTTCTGTGAGCTTCTGCTCTAGTGTTCCAGTATTCTCCCCTACCTCAGTAACCTTTTCAACTAAGGCTTGGACAGTAGGGGACTCCTGGATTTTATTTTTAGGTTTCCTTCCACGTGCCATGTTACTTTAGTTTTGGTACATATCCCTCAACAGCACCAGCACGAAGACCTGTAGCAGCTTTCTGTTTCTTCTTAATACGGGCTTCTAAGGCATCTAATTCATCCAATACCTTAGATATAGATGACATTTCACCGATAACGTCCTTAGCTTTAAAGATTGGTTTACCAGTAATGGGGTCTCTTTCTTGTAAATCAGAACCCTCATTGAAATAATCAATCAACTCGTCTACCTTATTCTGAGCTGCCCTAATTAATTTAATGTCTCTTGCTGATTCTTGTATCTCTCTATATTTCCTACATGCAGCTCTAAACAGAGGGTCATTAAACTCCTCTTCTGTAATACCACTATCCTGTTTAGCAGCTTCATTACGTTCTGCTTCAGTAAATTGTGAATAGTGTGATTGCCAATCAATCATTAGGTACATATAGGTGAACTCTTTGAATGCTCTTAGCTTTTTAATACCCTTAGGGTCTTCCTTACTGATATTTCTATCATTAGTCCATAACTCAGCGAACTCCTTAATAAGAAGAATCTCTGGTTCGTTTAATCGTAGTTCATGATTTACATTATCATATAGAAATATTGTCATAATAATTATTGTTTAATTATACGTCTTTGGACTGTTCCTCCAAAGTAATTCTTTCCAATTCCCTTATTTTTTACAGCTCCTGCTCCACTAGCACTCTTCCCATTAGCCTGGTCTTTCATATCAACCTTTACTTTCTCATTATGAGGAAGTTTTTTATAGTCAGCTGGAGTCATCTTCTTATAAGGAAGTTTCTTATTACTAACATTATATACTCCCTTGCTTGTGTGTACAGTATCAGCCTTATTAACTACAGCACCTTTTTGGTCTTTAGCTACTGACCAAGAGTTATCTACGGTTCCTCCCATATTCTTTTTAACTCTCTTCTTAGCCTTACCTCCACACTTATCTTTAAATATATCTACTACTTTAGCACCCTCAGCTTTCTTCTTGCATTTAACACAGCCTCCAGCCATATACTTCTCAACCTCGTATCCTTCTGGGCACTCACCTCTAAGGGTTTGAACATAACTTAACTTGGCTCCTAATTTAGCCATTGAAATTTGATTACCTTCCATTGCTTTGTATTGTTTATAAAACTCTCTTAAATCGTTCTCTGATAGCTGTGCTACTTTGT